AAAAAAGGAAGTAAAAAACCTTTTTTTTGTTTTTTATACCTTAGCTCACTTATACGGTAGCTTACTTATACCTTACCTATACGCCACTTATACGCTACTTCACTTCACGCCACGCCACTACACGCCACTTCACGCAAAAAAAAATTGAAATCTATTCTTGCTGGCTTGGAGGTTACCTACGAAACACCACTACTATGACCTCTTATCCTGCCCTTGTCGACGCTTCACGCGACCGTGATATACAGAGGATGCTTGAGCTATTGGCCGAAGGGGCGGATGTGGATGAGAAGGATGCACTTGGATACACTTCTCTTCACTATGCTCTTAACAGCGCCTCTCACGATGTTGCACGCACGCTACTGAAAGCGGGTGCAAATATCCGTACGGCTGTCTACAAAAATGGACGAACCACTCTTCACGAAGCTCTCCGTTGTGCCAACCATCCCGAGATTGTAGAGGCTCTGCTGGCCAAGGGGGCGGATCCCAACGCGAAGGACAACGCTGGGCTCACTCCGTTTCACTATGCAGCCAGTGCAACTCATCTTCGCCCTGTATGCATTCAAGAGTTTGTAGAAGCCCTACTGAACGCGGGTGCAAATATACACGCGAAGGACAACGATGGACGAACTCCTCTTCACTATGCCAATCGTCCAGAGATTGTACATACGCTGGTGGCTAAGGGGGCAGATGTCCACGCGAAAGACAACCATGGACAAACCCCCCTTGATTTCGCCAGCCATTGGCCTGTTCGATCTGCGCTGCAGATGTACGACTAACAAGGTGGAAGGAACAAAAAACAAAAATAAAAATAAAAAAGGAGTGGGTTCCTTTTTTCTTGTTTCTCAAGGCTGCACATAAAAAAATTGAAATCGCACCCTTGCCATTTGGAGGGCACATACGAACCAGAAACATGGCCGCCAAGCCCTCCTCGGCTCTCCGAGCCTTTGTTCCCCCTCCCCCTGCTGCTGAACACTTTAATCTGTGTGAACTCTTTCTCGACAATTTCAAGCACATCTCTCCTGCCGAACTTATCAAGGTTCACAAGGCCCTGACCGCTCATCTTACCAAGGTCCAAAAGGCAGTGACCTCTCAGCTCGAGAAGTCCGTCAAGAGCATCGGACGTATCAAGAGCGACAAGAGCGCTAAGAGCGACAAGAGCGACAAGAGTGACAAGAGCGACAAGCCTGTCAAGGCCAAGGTAGCCCGCAAGAAGCGAGCTCTTGACGATGATCAAATGGACACAGAGTAATACACTGCCGAGACAAAAAACAAAAAACAAAAAAACAAAAAGGATCGCCTCCTTTTTTTGTTTTTGGAGGGCACGCGAAAAAAAATTGAAATCACGGAGAGGCTTTGGAAGAGTTACAACGAAAACGATAACAGACATGTCCGCTGTTACTGAGTCTATTACTACTGAGTCTATTACTACTGAGGCTATTACTACTGAGGCTCTTCACGATGCTGCTCGTGAGGGTGATGTAGCGATGGTACGTAACCTCCTGGAAAAGGGTGCAAACGTCCAATCCGTCAACCAATGGGGAGAGAGCGCTCTTATGCTCGCGTCCATAAACGGGCAAACCGAGACGGTGCGTGCGCTACTCAACGAAGGGGCCCACATCGATTCTGTCGACCAATGGGGATCAACATGTATTCACCGCGCATCCTGGAAAGGGTGCGCCGAAACGGTACGTGTCCTCCTTGTCAGAGGGGCGAACGTCCGTTATATCAATCCGCATGGACAGACCCCTCTTCATCTCCCCGCTTTGCACGGCCATACGGATACAGTAGACGCCCTACTTGATGCAGGTGTCCCTGTCGATCATCAGGATCAAGAGGGATACACCGCACTCCACATGGCATCCAGTTGTGGATATCTCGAAATTGTACGTGCTCTACTCCAAGCAGGCGCGGGCACAGAGCATGTCGATAAATGGAACCTGACACCTCTTGAACGTGCTGCACACATGGGTCATGTCGACATCGTCCTTGCACTACTTGATGCAGGTGCGCGTATCACTCCCGCGATTGCTCGCCGTGTTCCTTTCGTGTAGAATCCCTATTCCCTCAAGGAGGAGGTACGTCAAGTTCTTATTCGTGCCTCTGCCTCTGCCTCTGCCTCTGCTTCTGCTTGACGCATCTTTCACTTCCCGTTAACCTAAAAATAAAACAAAAAAGAAAAGGATCGCACTCCTTTTTTTTGGAGCACTGTCCCGCCACGCAAAAAAAATTGAAAACGCGCGGCAGCCGTTTGTACATCCAAACACGATGAGTTCGATTCAAGTCAATCCGTTGTTGGCTCGCCGCCTCCAAAAAGACACCATTCGGGCGTTTATTACCACGAGAAAAGAAGAGATTTTGTCACTCTCTGGACAGGAGCAGATTGAGGCTTTGTGTAGCCTTCACACAGACATCGGCGATTGTTGCAGCAGAGTTGGGCGGCGAGCGGACGACGAGGATATCAGGAAGCGATTGGACAAACTGGAAGCGTTGGAAAATCTTCTCATAGACGAAGCTGCTGCGATTGACGTTTTGCTGGCCGAAAGAGGAATAGGAAGAGATAATGATGAGTAAAGCATGACTGGCCGCAAACAGATCAAAACATCAAAAAAACAAAGAAAGGGGCGTATGCCTTTTTTTGGAGCACCGTCCCGCCACGCAAAAAATTGAAAACACGAGGCTGCCGTTTGTACATCCAAACACGATGAATTCTATTCAAAAAAATCCATTGTTTGCTCGCTACGTCAAAATAGACGCCGTTGAGGCGTTTATTGCCACGAGAAAAAAAGAAATTTTGTCGCTCTCTGAACAGGAGCAAATTGAGGCTTTGCGTAACCTTCACACAGACATCGAATATTGTTGCAGCAAAGTTGGGCGGCAAGTGAAGGACGAGTATAACATGCATCGATTGAACACGAAGCGATTGTTCAAACTGGAAACGTCGGAAGATATTCTTATATACGAAGCTGAAGCGATTGAGGATTTGCTGGCCGAAAGAGGAATAGGAAGAGGTCGTGGCGAGTAAAGCATGACTGGCCGCAAACAGATCAAAACATCAAAAACACAAAAAGGGGCGTATGCCTTTTTTTTGGAGCACCGTCCCGCCACGCAAAAAAATTGAAAACGTGGGTGGTCTTTTTGTACGTACACACCGTTTGCATTTTCCACATGCATATTCTCTCCTATCTCCCTCTTCATTCTGTTTTGAAGGTTCTGAAGCAATTACAGGCCGACTATAGATATCAGAGTCAAGTCGATTTGATCCTGTGCGAGGCTCTTCTGACGTATCCTACCCCTGACTCTGCTGATCCTGTCTATATCGATCCAGTCCATGCTGCTGGTGCTGCTGGTGCGATTGGTGCGATTGGTGCTGCTGGTGCGATTGGTGCGGTTGACCCCGTTGCTACTCTTCTCCATGATATCCAGCAACATACTCGTAAAGAGCGTTGGATGGTCCTGGACTTATTGACTCGTCGCCTAACCAACGAATTCGTGAAGGTCTTTACCTACTACAAGACTCATCATCCTCAGTGTAGACTGGACCCAGCTCTCATACAATACTCTATCCGCCAGGCAGATAGAAGAAGCGCGGAAGAATGCGAAAAGGCTGCCTATGAGCTCTTGGAGATCTATGAGTTCTTGAAGCTCTATGAGAACTTGGAGAACATCGATGCTCGTTGAAGATCTTCCAAGTCATCAAAGAAAACTAAAAAAGAGGCACAGTGATGTGCTCCTTTTTTGTTTTTATTGTTTCTATTGTTCTATTGTTTCTATTGTTTCTATGAGTGTGTTTGAAAAAATTGAAAACGCGGATGGCCTTTTATACATTACCTACACGAACATGGCGACTGTGACAGAGCTTTTCAGGAAGATCAGTACGCTTTCTCCTTTCAACCTTATACACGTCTACAACGCTACGACTGAAAGCTCGGTCCGCACAGACTCTGTGTACCACCTTGAGGTGGTCTTCCAAGAAATAAGAGACCTATGTATCCATAAGAAGAGCTCGGCGAAGGAGGACATTGTAAAGGATCTTCTTGTACCGATTCTTCTGCTCTCTCCTGAGGACCGCGACGCAGTCCATGTGGTCGCAGGACGTTGTTTGACAGCACGTCGCTTTCAAGCGGCGTTTTTGGAAGCATGCGACATACAGCATGAAGGTCTCTACAATGGGATGTTTGCATTCTTCTGGAAAGACTTTCACCTGTGTTATACCGAACCTGGTGAAGATACGTCGATGTACTTCTCCTTCGCGTCTCGAAACTACGCAGAAGCTGCAATGGATTTACGTCATGGTGGCAACGGCGTACTCTCCTTTCGTGACGTGTTCAACAACTTTCTTTCTGTAGCGATGGCGTACCAGGAAACTCGCATTGTACAAGCTGTTATGCATTTGGTTTTCAAGCATAACGCCAGCAACATCATCTACATCATGCGATTCGGCTTGTACATGACGGATCGCGACAAGTTTGTCAAGAGTTTCCTCGCAACGAACGATACCCCTCACCATCTTCAGACTGCCAACGACGCACTGAATACCCATCTCGGTGAATACTACACTATACTCTGTGCACTGCGACAGAAGCGACTGGAGAAAGAAGGGCGACAAGAGCGACAAGAGCGACAAGAGCGACAAGAGCGACAAGAGCGACAAGAGCGACAAGAAGCAGAAAGGGAAGACGTGACCCTTGTATCAAGCGTGTAAGATGCGTTGTCAGTGGAGCTTACAAGTAACAAAACAAAAAAGAGGCACGGTGATGTGCACTTTTTTGTTTTATTTTTCTGGAGGGCACATGAAAAAATTGAAATCGTGGGCGGGCCTTTTTAGTACACAAACGAACGACATAACCTCATGTTTAAAGCACCTGCTTCTATCCTAAAAGCTTCCGAAAACGGCGAGATCGAGACCGTACGTGCCCTACTGGAAAAGGATCCAAACGCTGTTCGGAAAGAGGATCACGAGAACAACACTGCGCTTCTCTTTGCGTCCCGTGAAGGACGTACACCGATTGTGCGTCTCCTGCTGGAGGCGGGTGCGAATATCCACCATGAAAACAAGTACGGAATCACCGCGCTTCACTCTGCGGCCCGTTGGGGCAAGGCGGAGACGGTACGTGAGCTGATTCGTCAAGGGGCGAACGTGCATTCTTTGACTGCGGTGAAGGATACCGCTCTTCTGCTTGCAGCCTGTTCTGCAAATGCAGAGACGGTACGTGCCCTGTTGGACGCAGATGCTGGTACGGATTACGATGCTAAGATGGCCGCGCTTATGAAAGCGTCCGCGCGTGGAAACACGGAAACGATGTTGACTCTACTGGAGAGAGGCGCAAGTGCCAGGAGCGATCAAGGTACGTGGACCGCTCTTCACTATGCCGCCCGTTATGGCAAGACGGAAGCTGCACGTGTCCTATTGGGAGTAGGGGCCGAAATAGATCGTACAGAGTTCAGTGGTAAGACCCCTCTTATGCTCGCATCCCACAATGGACACACCGAGACGGTACTCTTTCTCCTCGACAAAGGTGCAAACCTACACACGGCTGGACCAAAGGGTGAAACGGCTCTTCACCATGCATCCAGTGAGGGGCACACCGAGACAGTGCGCGCGCTATTGGACGCAGGCGCGGATATCCATTCTGTGGATGCACATGTAAAAACCCCTCTTTGCATAGCAGCCGGTTATGGGCACATCAAGACGGTACTCTTTCTCCTGACGAAGGGGGCTACTGTCACTCCGAACCTGCTTTCTCTCGTGGAGAAGAATCCCTTTCTCTTCAAGGAGGAAGTACGACAGGCTCTTCTCTCTGCTTCTGCTTCCGCTTCTGCTTCTCCCTCTGCTTCTGCTTCTCCTTCTGCTTCTGCTTGATTCACACTCCTTACCAAAAAACAAAACAAACAAAAGAAGGCACTTCTGCCTTTTTTTGTATGGGCCATGCCTTCAAAAAAAAATTGAAAACACGGGCGGTCTTTCTGGGATGTCAGAAATATTCCAATCCACGTCCATGTCTGCTCTTCCTCCATCTGTTGAAGCCGTTGCAGCTGTTGAAGCTCTTGTACCTGACGCCTCTGTTGTCCCTGACGCCCCTGACGCCGCGGGTAGTCCCCTCGATGCTCTTTTAGAGCAGATCCGTCGTCTCTCCCCTGCCGACCTCGATGAGGTCCACGAGGTGGTGACTGCTATGTTCAACAAGAACAATAAGGAACAAATGCTTCTTCGATCCGCCCTCGTTGGAGATACCCAAAACGTTATTAAGCAGCTGGAAAAGGGTGCTAACATTGAACACGCGGACAGCGACGGGTCCACTGCACTTCTTCTTGCGGCAAGGAACGGGCAAGCAGAAGTTGTACATGTGCTGCTGACGAGAGGTGCCAATGCGAGTCATCTGAATCACGAAAGACGCACCGCTCTTCTTCTTGCATCTGAAGGCGGACATGCGGAGACGGTGCATATCTTCAAGAGGAACTCTAACGACGAGATGCTTCTTTACTCCGCCCTCTTTGGAGATACGCAAGACGTTATTGAGCAGCTGAAAAAGGGTGCTAACATGGAACACGTGGACATCGACGGGTCCACTGCACTTCTTCGTGCGGTAATGAACGGACAATCAGAAGTTGTACATGAGCTACTGAAGAGAGGGGCCAATGTGAGTCATATAGATTACAAAGGACGCACCGCTCTTCTTCTTGCATCCGAACGCAATCGTGAAGATATAGTGCGTGCACTACTGGACAGTGGTGCAGATATCCATCGTCGGTCCCGTACTGGACAAACAGCTCTTATGTGGGCATCCAACTACGGGTATACGAACATTGTAAACCTTCTGCTGAATGCGGGCGCAGACATCCATTCTGCGAACGACTCTGGACAAACCGCTCTTCACCAGGCGGCCCGCTGGGCTCGTAGGGAGACGGTGCGTGTCCTACTGGACGCAGGTGCCGATGTCCACACGAAGGATGCCAAGGGAAGAACCGCTCTTCAAATTGCATCCGACTATGGATACAAAGAGATTGTATCCATGTTGCTCCAGAAGATCGCCCCGCCTCTGTAGTGCTCCTTTCTCTCCCTTTCTCTCCCTTTCTCTCCCTTTCTCTCCCTTTATTCTCTCTCATTATCCTATCATTATGCTAAAAACAAAATAAAAAAGAAGGAGTAACCTCCTTTTTTGTAGAGCACGGTTGAAAAAATTGAAAGCGTTGATTGGCCATTTAGTACATACACCTTCCAAGACCAGACACCTTACAGCATGTCAGCAACCATTGCAACCATTGCAACAACTGCAACCACTGCAACCACTTCCAAGGACCCCCTTCTTCCACTTCAAGTGGAAAATGAAGAAGAGTGCAGTGGTTGCAGTAGTTGCAGTCCACTGTCCTCTGCACCCGAGGAGGTCTCTGTTGAGCATCTTCTTCAGCAAATCCAAGATCTGCTTCGAGATATGTCTGAAAGTACAGAAGACATCTCACACGAGGAGCATCTTCAAATGTCCTATGCGAGCGAGGGATTGGACGCTCTTCGAACCAAACTGAGGTCTCGGGTGCCGACTGCGGACGAGCTTTCCGATATGTATTACGAGTTTGATCGAATCCTCGTCCGTCTTTACCGCCGCGTCCTTGTGTAGTAGTCACATCCGCTGAAAACTAAAACAAAATCGTGTACACGATTGTACACTTTTTTGTTTCTTCCATTCAAAAAAGGTACACACGCCTTTTTGGATCGGTTGTATTATCCGAAAAAATTGAAAAGGGTGGTGGAGTTTTTTGTAGTCACAACGAAAACCAGAAGATGACTCAGCCACGAGATGAATCGGATAATCCCTTTGTAGTTCACAGTCTTGTCGAAGAGATTGTTTCCCAGCACAGACAGAACGCTATTCTCTATGCCGTTCAAACGAACCAGCGTCCAGGGATTGTATACCAGCTGCTTGTAAAAGGCATAGATGTCAACGCCACGGACGAAAACGGGCTGACTGCTCTTCACCATGCAGCTGAAAACGGCGATCAAAAGCTTGTACAAGTGCTGGTCGGCCGTGCGGATGTCAACGCTACGAATCCAAACGGAATCACCCCCCTTCATCGGGCGCTTTGGAAGGGGCGTGCAGATAATGCGTTCACCCTGCTTGTCACAGGAGCGAAAGCAAACGCAGTGGAGACCGATGGAACGTCTTCTTTTCATTACGCAGCCTGTCACAATGATTCCGAGATGACAGAACTCGTGCCCCTCCTACTGGCAGGAGGCGCGGATGTCCATCAGAAGGATGCAGAGGGAAAGACCGCCCTTCATTATGCATCTTCCTATGGATCCATAGCGTTTCTACAACTGCTGTTGACCGCAGGCGCGAACGTCCACGCGGTGGACAACTATGGAAAGACCCCCCTTCACGATGCAGCCTCATGCGGACGTACCGATCGTGTGCGTATCCTGCTTCAAGCAGGCGCAGATCCCCGTCTGAAAGATACGAACGGATATACCGCTTCTGCGCTTGCGCATGGGAGGCGTTGTATCGAGACGGCGATGGTCTTGGATGGTCTGGACGAATTCATGAATACTCTTGAGGACGCGTGAATGATCCCTTCCTTCTCTGTTGCATTTTGTAAAACATAAAGAAACAAACAAACAAAGAAAAAGGAATACTCCTTTTTTGGATTGATTGTATCATCGAAAAAATTGAAATCGTGGTGGAGGGGGGTTGTAATTACAACGAAAACACCCATGAGTGACATGTCTTCTAAGGCAAAGGGAGAAGCAGACCCTGACTGGTACAATCTCAACGTAGAAGCGATTACTCGCGCTGCCGCCGAGATTCGCGCACGTATGGCTGAAGAAAAAGCACAGATTGCATCCTTAGAGGGCGATGCGCGGACGGCCGCTTACACCAACATAGGGGATAGTCTCAGCGAAATTTCAGAGGAAGCGAACGAATCCAGTTCAAAGCGACGCGACGCACTCTATGAGATAGGGGACTTTCTACAGGAAGAAGCTGCCGCAATTGATCTTCTTCTTCTGATCTGTCGGCTCTCTCCTGCCGACCTGAAACCATGTAAATCCTCCTAAAAACAACAAGAAAACAAAAAGGAAGGAGTACCCCCCTCCTTTTTATAGCACGGTCAAAAATTGAAGTCGAGCGGTGGCCGTGTGGTAGTCACCCATGGATACCCTCTCTGTTCTGGAACTTTTGGAGAGACTGGACCAACTACAGAAGCAGGTTGATCAGTTGATAGACCATTGTTATCAGCAAGCGACTCGGATCGAGCAACTGACAGACCAGTGGTATCAGCAGGAGAATCGGATCGAGCAACTGATCAAACAATGTTCTGAACAGGTGATGGATATCCAACAACTGTACCAAGTCTCTTCGTAACATCACATGAATAAAAACACAAAAAAAGAGAGGAGCAGTCTCTCTCTTTTTTTGTAGAGCATGATAACATAATTGAATATTCATGCAGGCTATGTACACGTATGATTCGTCTCTCGATTATTCCCAGACGTCGTTGTTTGCATTCGGCTCTATACCTTGTCTTCTTTTTGCCATTTGTTTTGCCATTTCTTGTACGATAGATTGCAATTGATTGTTGCTTTTAGGTTCAATCTTTGGTTTAGGTGGCTGACTCTGAGTGGATCGTAATTGGCTTTTACCCTTCAAGAGCTCTTGTGCAAATGCAGGTGCAGGTGCAGGTCTGGGAGGAGTTTTGACTGGGGTTTTGGGTAGGGGCGCGGAGACTAACCTGGGCCCCGCACGAATTTGTGAAAGCAGATTAACAACTGCGGATTTAGTTGGGGTTTTAGGTGGGGTTTTAGGTAGGAATATGGGTGGAGTTTTGACTGGGTTTCTGGGTGGGGTTTTGACTGGGTTTCTGGGTGGAGTTTTGACTGGGTTTCTGGGTGGGGTTTTAGTTGGAGTTTTCGCGCGTTTGCGCGTTTTTCTTACCTGCACATTGGAATTCTGACGGTTTGTATTCTTATATTCTTGTAAGGGTTTATTCTCTAACTGTAATTGTCTACCCATTGGAATATTATTTATTTCTTCAATAATAGGCCCAGATCTTTTCTTGGTTTGGTTCTTGGTTTGGTTGTTGGTAATTTGTAATAGTGCAGCTACAGCATCCAAACGGGGTCTACGCAAGGATGACCGATTTGCAATACGCAAGGATGACCGATTTTCATTACGAAGTTGTTGTGCGCGTTCGAAATGTAAACCCAGCATGCCGAACTTCACATCTGCATTTATAAAAAATCGTTTAACAAATGATCCCGTAAAATATAAAAACAACATTGCAAAAAATAATCCAATAAATATCAACACCAATATACCGTCTCCACTATCTGAAAGGAGTGCCCTCACATTGGATCCATACTTGGAAGATTCTTCTGCTACCGATGTACTGAAAAAACCGACTGTATTACCTATAATACTTCCAACAATATCGCCTGCAATTCCTGCTGCATTTGCTACAACCGACACAGGTACCCTTGTTGACATTTTTATTCCATACGTGGCCGCTGCAGGTACACCCATTACCACAACGGGTGGAATCAAACGGCTTGCTACACTGCCCACAAGACTACTCCACGATTCTTCGCAGTCTTTTTTTGCTCTCTTTTCAAATTCTTTGTCTAATGTTTCCAACTGCTTCAAAATTTCATCCACTTCTTTTTCGTTATTCTTTTGCTGTGCTTTTTTCAGTCTTTCACTGAGAACACTGTAACGTACATTACTATTTCGTAGCATGATGAGAATTTCCACGATACACTCATTTACTGATGTATATCCTCCTCCACTCATCCGTCCATTAATGTACTTCCTATCGTCATTTATCTTTTCCAAAGACGATGGATCGGCCCATTGTAACAAGGGTTCTATTACTTTTCCTGCTTCTTTATTTTTCTCACGTATAATGGTCGCTATTTCATGTAATACACTGGAAAGCTTGCTCACCGCATCGTTCATAGCACGATCACGGATGATAGGTTTAAAACTGAAAATGGTATCCAAATTGCATTCGAATCCTTTGCTAAAAATGGCATTCAATATTGCACGCAGTGCTTCTTTTCCTGCGTGTTTCGTCATTCTATTATGTAAAAACATAAAAATTGAAAATAATGTAACTAAAAATAGGTTACAACTCCTCTTCGACTCAACTTGTACCATGGTTATCATTCATCTGGCTGACGAGCATCCCGTAGTATATTCTGTTCCCTCTGATGTTCGGGACACAGAAACAGACCGCGTTTCACACGCCTTTCTTCCAACGCCATTGGGGTGGAATTGGTACATGACACGATTTATTGTGTGTAGTGCAAATGCAGATCTTCGACGCCTTTATCAAGATTCCAGAGCATCTATAGAAACATATTACACGGATTCTCACGTGTATTGCACAATTACGACTGCACAATTTATATATAGTACACAAAGGCTTGCTACCTTACTTAGTATTCTATGTGTATTACTTATGTATATCTTTATTCTGTATGCTATGTTTCATTACTAACTATACATTTATAAACAGATCCGCCGTTGTCCCCCCCCCTCGCAAAAAGGAATACAACCTTTTTGTATGCACGGGTATGAAAACGGGTATGAAAAAATTGAAAGCACTCGGTTGCCTTTTCATACACAGAACGGAACCATTTCAATGAACGAGTGTCATCTCTTACATGCATTATACAATGGAGACAGGGATAGAATAGAACGGCTACTGCAACAGGGAGAAGATGTCAATCAGGTGAACGATCGTGGAGAGTCGGCTCTTCTCTATGCATCTGCAAAAGGGTATGACTGGGTAGTAGAGAGCCTGCTGAAGGCGGGGGCCGACGTCGCTCAGGTGGACATCTTGGGTGCAACGGCTCTTCTACACGCATCGATCAACGGACATACACATCTTGTAAAGATGCTATTGGAGAACGGTGCCGATATCCATCACACCGATGCACGTGGGTGGACCGCTCTTCAATATGCATCGCTCTATAAACACAAAGATATCATGATAATGCTACTGCAGAGAGCCTCTAAAGGGTAAAGGAAGTAGTACAAAAAGAAGAAACAAAAAAGGGCGATGTCCCTTTTTGTTTTTTTTGAATTGTATGCGCCGTGAAAAAAAAATTGAAACGATTGGTTTGCTTTTTTGTAGTCAGAACTTATATATTCTACCCGTCATGACGTCTGTTGCATCTGTTGAGTCTGTTGAGTCTGTTGAGTCTGTTACTCCTACTCCTGTTGTTCTTACGGAGGCTGACTTTGATAATGCAAAGGAGTACGTCAATGAGCTAATCGCGTTAATGGACAACATCTTGAAGAATCATAATAAATCGGAGTGTGACGAAAAGGACCTTCTGCTGGCCTCGCGAGGAGGAGAGATCGAGGCGGTACGTGCGCTACTGGCAAGCGGTGCCAAGGTGGATGAGGAGGGTCGGGACGGATGGACCTCCTTTCTCAAGGCTTCGCAACATGGACACCTGGATCTTGCTAAGGTGCTACTTGAAAACGGTGCCAACGTGAATCACGTGAACAAACATGGCCAGTCTGCTCTTACGATTGCATCTGAAAAGGGACACGTGGATCTTGCACTGTGGCTACTTGAAAACGACGCCAATATCCATCATGTGGACCGTCATTTCGGAAGGACCTCTCTTCTCTACGCAGTGGGCAAAGGGAACACAGAGTTCGTACGTGCGTTGCTTGCAAAAGGCGCGGATGTGAATTTCACGAATTCGGGTGGATTGACCTCTCTTCTATCTGCATCGAGCTGCGGAAATACGGAGATCGTGCATATCCTACTTGGAGCAGGCGCCCGTGTCAACTGTGAGGATAGACATGGAGGGACTCCTCTTTGGTATGCAACCCATCACGGTGACACCGAAATCGTACGCGCACTTCTGGCGGCGGGCGCGGATTCTACTCTGTATCCAGACGAGCAGGGCACCGCACTGGAAGAAGCATCTTTCGGTGGACATACGGATATTGTACGTATGCTACTGGAGAACGGCGCACCCTTCACGCAATCACTTCAGAATACTATGACATACTCGGTTGAAATGCTGCACCCTGATGTCGTGAAATTGCTTGCTGCCTATGCTCCGCCTAACGAGGACGACTGAGTCTGAAAAGGTGTGCACATTTTCATATCCTGTAAAAAAAACCAAATAAAAAAGAAAGAAGGGGTACATCCCCTTTTTTTCTATTGATTCCATTGATTCCATTGATTCTCAAAAAAATTGATCTTTTGGATCTATGTTTGATAGGCACACACTCCACACATGACTTCTCACAACGACTTGCAAACAGAGGAGCCAGATTGTTTGTATGTTCCATCCTATTCTGCAGTAGCAGGCAACAAACAGCCAACGGAAGAGGACTTTGGTGATCGCGAGCCTCCCGAAATGTCTTCGGAACCATGCCCCTTTGAAAAATTCACCCATTATTATACTACCGAGTCCGCACCTGATGCATCCAAACGCGTCCTTGCTTCCTTAGATGCGTCTCACGTAGACACCACGATTGACCCACGACGATATTGCATCCACTGTGACGCCTATACAGAAGACGGTGGACACCTGGCTTTCGATGTCAACTTTTACACAAAGTTGTCCTTTGGACAACGCACGGTGGTAGTCGAGTACCAACGCAATAGGGGAACTGATGTCATTGCCTTTTCGCGTTTGTATAACCAGCGGTTGCGTGACATGCATGAGGCGGGTGTCATCCAGGTGCAACCATTAAGCGACACGGGCTTAGGTGGCCAGTGGGCTCCTGGCTATCTACCGCGTTACTCTGCCTCTGCCTTTGACAATTCCTTATCCCCTGTTTGTGCAGAAGCAGAAGCAGCAGATGCAACAGATGCAACAGATGCAACAGATGCAGATGCAGCAAAGACAAAGGCGGAGGCAGAAGTGAACATGCGCTATGTAGATATGACACTCCAGTCTCCATACTACGATTTAAAGAGCAAAGGATCAGCCGTGGCTTGTTCTCTTTCTGTAGTCCCTGCCTATCAGCCTCACCTTGCTCAACATTCTCTTGTACGCACAGTGATCGAGCATCTTGCATGCGATAGTGCCGATGTGCGTCGTGATTGCACTACCGTAATAGCGAACCTTGCATTCAGTTCCACCGCGGAGCGATTGCCCATACGTGATATCGTACCACAACTGATCAGGATCCTGTTCACCGATTTATCCAAGCAGTCTCAGCGCCAGGCAATTCGTGCTCTTGTAGGGTTTTCACGTGGTAACGGTGTCAATATCTGCGAGGATCAACATTTGCTTGCCGCTGCTATACAGAGAGCACGCGAGTTCTCTGTGAAAGACAGTCGTACACGAGACGTACTGGCAACCGCTGATCCAGAGCTCATGCGTCTACCTCCCGTATACGTTTCTTCGGAATTGTTCAGCATCGACACGTCACAGGAACAGAGTGCGGCGGAGGAACAGAGGGCGGCGGAGGAAGAGGCAATCGCACGGGATGTATTTCCAGGCGTGGCCTTTCCTTCTGATGCAACCGATGCAACTGAATATATCTTTCGGTCCAGTCTACTGGGCCCGTTCACACCCACATTGTAACAGCAGAAACAGCAGAAACAGCAGAAACAGCAGAAACAGCAGAAACATATCGTACATTGTAAAACTATAAAAAAATAAAAAGGTGCACGTATTGTGCACTTTTTTATGTACGAGAGGGAACGTCGCTCGAAACGGAATGTACATACGTACTCTGTATAACAATCCACGAACAAACGAATCTATCTCCAAAATAAAAAATTGATTCGTTTTTTGACAATGAAAAAGGATAGCAACACTCTATCTAAACATGGCTGCTTCCGCTGCTTCCTCTGCTTCCTCCGCTTCCCCCGCTCCCTCCGCTTCCATCGACCCCTCCAAGACTCAAGAACTTACCCAGCAGGTATATGAACTTACCCAGCGCTTCTCCCGCTTGGAGGGAGAGGTGGCGCGCTTGACAGGCTACCTCTTCGCTCCCAATATGCCGTTTTATCCTCCCCCCGCTATGCGCACGTCTGTCCCTCTTACTTCGCAAACGGGTTACATTCCTGGAACGAATGGACCCAATGGATTCAACCCTCGCCCGTCCGCACAGGATTTGCGTCCGTCCCATGATTCGCACTCGTCTCACGATTCACGCCCGCCTCGCGATTCTCGCCCGCCTCGCGATTCTCGCCCGCCTCGCGATTCTCGTCCGTCCCATGATTCGCGTCCGTCCCATGATTCGCGTCCGTCCCACGATTCGCGTCCGTCCCACGATTCGCGTCCGCCTCGCAATTCCCGCCCACCGCGCGAGAGACATCCTGTTGCGGGAGATTCGTTGGGTGCAGCCTCTGCGGCTGGATCTGCGGCTGCCGCTCGGCCCGACGCTCTTACGATTCAAGATGTCCTTCAGGAAGGCGAAGACGTGACGGTTCGCGTTCGTTCTCCTCTAAAGGGGGGCGATACAGAGCAGGCATACTATACTTGTCTCGCCACCTTTACGAATTCCAAGCTACACGTCACGGCATGCGAACTGGTCCCTACTCTGGTGGGACTGATCTCTGACAAGCCTGGTACAATCGTGTACAAGTTCATGGAAGATCTGATCAAGCTTGGACACATCGATAAGGCCTTTAAGGCGGCTCCTTGGAAGCTTTGCTTCGTTACGCGTGACGGCAAGCTGGTTAGCCTGGACGAGCTTCGTGACACTGTGCCGCGCGGATGATCGTATATGTCTTCATAAAAAACAAATAAAAAAATAAATACGTGGGTGTATTTATTTTTTACAACGTATGCGGAAAAATTTGAAAGCGCGAACATTCTGTATATAAGATACCAACATGTCCAATGCAGATTCTCCATCGTTACCACCTTCCACGCCACCTTCCACGCCTGTCTTGTCCTCGGTTCTATCCCCGTCCGATCCTCCGCTCCCCACCATGTGTATACGCAGCCTTACTTCCGCGAAATGGTATGATGCCTACAACTATCTACTGAATCATCCTGGAATGCAGCAGGTAGACGTCTGCTACCATACCATTGGTGATTGGGCCCATGTTCTGATACGACGACCCTCCCTCTCTGGAGACACCGACCAGTTCTTCTGTCAAACCTTTCAGAACGGCATACTTGTCCAGGAAGATGTCTTGTATATAGAGGATTGATGTGTACTACGCGCTCTGTTACTATACAAATAAAAAATAAAAAAGTGGGGGACATATACCCTACTTTTTTACAGTTCAAACCATCCAACCCTCTCTTCTTTTTTTACAGTATGAAAAAAAATTGAATCATCGATCGATGGATGAAAAAGGCACACTCTCCACGACTCCATCATGTCCAGCTCAGTTTCATCCACGAATCCTTCAAGACCTGCCGATTCTTCAAGACCCGCAGATGTTGAAATCAGCGTCGTTACAACAATTACCAAAGATGGGTCCAGAGCGGGGTCCGTTACTTCCACCTCCACCGTCAGGATTATGCGCAATGGGGAGAAATGGAAGTCCTGGGCAGACTCGGATTCCGAAGACGAACCGGTTGTGAGAAAGACAATCGCTACCACATCTTCTACGCCTGTTGCATCCGTTGCGCCTCTTGCGCCTCTTGCATCCGATACGCCTGTGGCATCCGATACACCTGTGGCACCTGTTATGCCTATGGCATCTGTTACCACGGTTGTAACTGTCGCCACTTCCTCCGTTCCAGCAGCTGCTGCCTCTGCTTCCGCTGCCTCCGCTGCCTCCGCTGCACCTGCTGCCTCCGCAGCACCTGTTGCGGCCATTGCCCCCGTTGATCCCGCGATCCTCCAAGAAGAAAGGACGGCCAAGATAGGTCCTAAGACCTTGGTTGCTCGAAACCTTCCTCGTACCATTACGACGCAGCAACTACTTCGTATCTTTGAAAAGTATGGCGCGATTCGCGACATCTACATTCCAGTGAACATGGACAAGTCCTCTCGCCACTATGGAACCATCAAAGGATTTGCTCTTATCAAGTTTGACAACTCCAATGACTCTCTGCGTGCGTTCCAAGAGTTGTGTGGAGGACTGACCCTTTTCAACAAACTGATCGGTCTTGAGTTTGCCAAAGAAGATCGTGACTAATATTCTATATGCCCATAAAAAGATAAAAAATACAAAAAAGGACGGGCACCTTTTTTTATGCGTCTTTCTGGTATTCCTCTTTCAAAAAATGGAAGGTTTACTATATTAAAGGAATATAGCGATTTCATTGTAAAGTAAAACTATGTCTCAAAAGGATCGTCAAATAGATCGTCAACGTGCCATGATGGTGGCTATCTCTTGTAATGATATAGACACTGTAATCATGTTTGTAAAAGATGGATATTCATTGAACTTCTGCACTACCTACAAACGGCAATACAATGGCTCAAATCCCCTTCTTCTTCTGTACGACCCCTGTCTTCCTTCTGATGTTCTTCCAACCATTTCCTCCTGTCTGGATCGTATGGATCGGACGTATAATAACAACTGTGATTTGCGTTTGAAAGAGTTTACTCCACTATCCTATGCATGTTGCTTGAACCATGAGGATATCGCACGATACTTGGTCGAGCACGGCGCCAAGATAAATGTCATGGATGAAGAATGTAAACGGCTTTCTTCTACATGCACGTTTTGCGAGGATTCTACGTTTTTGCCCAAGCAGTCCGTGTACTTCCAACCTCTGTGGTGGGCCTGCCAGCACAAAAATAACTCATTGGTTCGGTTCTTACTCGAGCATGGAGCGGATATCGAGATCACCTACACCCATGATCGATTCACTCACTTTATTCAGTTTGCATGCGAGGTTGGGAATAAGGAAGTCGTCGAACTTCTTTGTCAAGGCCTTTCCTTGAAACATCATCCCCATCTTCTCCTCTCCGCATGTTATACGGATCAACCCGAGATGGTTCGGTTGCTTCTTTCCTATGGTGCAAATCCAAAAAAGAGCTTTTATATCAACCAACAAGAAAGACTACATACATGCTTGTCCACGCTTGAACATGCCTATCTGAAAAACCACGTGGAAACGAATTTCCTTTGCGACAATGAACACGACAATGAACTAACCCTCTCCTTTTACTCGGACTTGGTACGGATCTATACCCCTAAAGTGCGTTCCGTCTACGGAAATCCCAACCGCTTCCAGATCTTGGAGTATATAGATGATATAGAGACACATATTTCGCATGACAAAGAAGATGTAGAAACGATGGCCTTACTGGTTCATGAAGGTGAAGATCTTTCCAACATTCAATGCCCCTTGATTCGTGAATGGATTCGTAAGCGTGTCGTGGAACTGGAGATACTCCGTATCAAACAACGAACCGCTGTGATCGAATCCGAATTGCTGGAACGAGCGATGCATCCTGATCGACTTCCTTGGATACTCGATCGCGAACAAAAAAGAATGGAATGGAAGCCTGTTTCGGATTCGGAGGATGAAAAACAATGAACATGCTTCCTCGTAGAATGGTTACTTCTGCATCCTTTGGCAAATCAATAAAATAGTGTATACCCTCTTTTTTATTTGAAGTCTATACAATAGAATGGCAGGATTACCCCCTCAACCTCCTAAAGCGAATTCGAATCCATTACGAAATGAATTACGGAATACTATTAAAACGACTCCCTATACTATTCTCGGTCAGGGTGCATTTGGAGCGATTATAGATCCTTCCTTACCGAACATGAATGCAAACGGGGTGTATTCCTATCCAAACAATGTGACGAAGTTGTACTATAAAGAACCAAATGTATCGAAATACGATGATTTTCGAAACACCGTTGTCCGACGAATGCATCTAACGGAAAATGCAAACCAAAATACCATTCATCGATATTCGATGTATCCGTATCGATATGCGTATTCCAAAAAAAACATTCGTTCTTCTGAAGTACTTGGGCAACTCATGAAACACTTTCAGGTTATGGATAAGCCTCATATGCGTCGTCTACCCAATTTAGGGTATTCGTTTCTCGATATTCTTGACCATCCTGCTCTTATCGAAAAAGCAAGCAACATCAGTTACAAAATAATATGTCAACAGATGCTGGATTGTATGAATGTAGTGAAGGCGATACGAATGGATGGAAAAATTCATGGTGATATTCGTGAAATGAATGTCATGTTACAACCTGATACGGGTGTTATGACCATTATTGATTTTGATTTTTTTTATCCCGCTCCTATCTTTTTAGAGAAGTATAGTCAGTTCTTTTATCCGCATCCTCCTGAATGTCTTTTTGTTTTTGGATATGTCGATGATGAGACTCGACAAACCTATATAGATATATGGGAGGCATTTAAAAATGGTATATATTCGGAGCACGAGGAACAAGACGTTCTAGTCGAAATATTTAATCATTCGCAGAGTCATCTGTATGATAAAGAGGATGCTGCTCTTGGAATGATAGAGTTTATGGATGAAGGGGATCATTTTAAATTATTGACAGAAAACAACTGGCAACTGTTGCGTGAATCTTTGTTTAATGATGTGGCCTCTCGCTTTATTGATTCCTATGGCCTTGCGTATTCTTTTATGTCGTTATTATGGGAATGTCCATATGCTCATTACAATGGAATCTGGCAAAAGGAACATATCTATCATGAGGATGATACGATACGAACAAATGTTGTGCCAGAGGGTGAAGACCCTTCTATATTTCGTCGACTACGAAATTACATTATAACTACCTTACTTCCGAGCATGATGCACGCTAACTGGAAGAAGCGATGGACGATTGAGAAGGCTATTACCGAGTTTATGAATACATACCATGCGATCACAGGCGAACATCTTCGCTCCTACAACGTATCAGGCGGATCACAACGGGTACGAAGAGGTATCCGACACACAAAACGGGGTACACAGAGGAAACAGGGAAAACAGGGGACACAGGGGACACAGGGGACACAGGGGACACACGCGAAAAAAGGGACACGCCGTCATCGATAGATACTGTATACAATCTTTTTATTTAAAGGCTATACAATAGAATGGCAGGATTACCCCCTCTACACCCTAACGCCAAGTCAAATCCATTACGACGTGCTATCAAAAATACTCCCTATACATTTCTGGGGGAGGGTGCATATGGAACGATTATACAGCCTGCGCTACCGAACATGAATGAAAGCGGGATTTATTCCTATCCGAACAATGTAACCAAGTTTTACAAGGGTGAACCCAATGTATCCCAATCCGATGATTTTCGAAACACCGTGGTCCGACGAATGCATCTAACAAAAAATAGAAACCAGAATACCATTCATCGATATTCCATGTATCCGTATCGACATGTGTATTCCAAAGAAAACATTCGTTCTTCGGATGCACTCAAGCGACGCTTTCCAGATATGGATACGCCCCATATGCTTCGTCTTCCCAATTTAGGGTATTCGTTTCTCGATATTGTGAATAGGGAAGATCTTGTCCAAAAAGCAAGCAACATCAGTTACAAGATAATATGCCAACAGATGCTGGATTGTATGAATGTGGTGAAAGCAATCAGAATGGATCGAAAAATTCATGGTGACATTCGTGAAACGAATGTGATGTTACAACCTGATACAGGTGTTATGACCGTTATTGATTTTGATTTTTTTTATCCCGCATCTGACTTTTTATGGAGGTATAGGCAATTCTTTTATCCACATCCTCCCGAATGTCTTTTTGTTTTTGGATATGTCGATGATGAGGCTCGACAAACCTATATAGATATATGGAAACACTATAAAAACGGTATATCTTCTGGTAAAAATGAACATGATGTTCTAACTGGATTATTTGACCATCCACAGGCTACTATTTATAAGCCAGACAAGGCGGCAGATGGAATGATAAAGTTTATGGATAGAAGGAAGCATCGTGATCTATTTAAATATGACGAGTGGGAAGAATTGCGTGAATCTTTGTTTAACAACGTAGCCTCTCTCTTTATTGATTCCTATAGCCTTGCGTATTCTTTTTGGTCGTTATTATGGGATGGTGTATTAGCTTCTGTTCCAGATAATGGGATCTGGCAAGAGAAGCGTATCTATCATGAGGATGGTACCATACGAACAAAGGTGGTACCAGAGGGCGAAGACCCTGTTGTATTTCGTCGGCTACGAGAGTACATTCTAGATACATTACTTCCGAACATGATGCACTCTGACTGGACGAAACGATGGATTATGAATACAGCCATCACCGAGTTTATGCGTAACTATCAAGAGATTACAGGCGAACATCTTCGCTCCTACAACGTATCAGGCGGATCACAACGGATACGTAGGGGTATTCGACGCACAACACGCGGTACACGAAGGACACAGAGGACACAGAGGAAACAGAAGACACAGAGGACACAGGGGAAACAGAAGACACAGAGGAAACGTAGCACCTGCCGTCGATACAAATAGATACTAAAATTTGAATTGGAATGCTTCCTATCTTGAAGATTAACCGCACATCTACGCAGATTTATGTTGAAATTCACTTCATTGGAGGAAGCAAGAGAAGCAAGAAATGCAAGAGAAGCAAGAGAAGCAAGAGAAGCAGAACCAGGAGATGCAAGAGAAGCAGATGATGCAAGAGACACAAGAGAAGCAAGAGAAGCAAGAGAAGCAAGAGAAGCAGAAGAAGCAGAAGAGGAATACGATGCCTACCTTCGATCCCAACCTCGACGGATGCGCTCCGAAGATAAACAGATGAATTGCAATGTCTTGATTCTCTTTACAACAGGTCGGTATAACGGTACACCCATTACATTCGAGGCTCTTCAGGAGGAATATCATTTCACTCACCGACTGTTTTGGGACGGTTCGATGGATCACTTGGCAGAACACGTAGACGAGATCGAGGCCTTGTATCGACGATACGAAGTATACTCCGTGTGCATAGAACTGCGAACGGATACTCTTGAATGGTTTCGCCGACTCAAATCTGGTTTCCATACAGTCACGACGAATAGAGAGCCATACTCTTTCATGGAGTTTTGCCTGGGAAAACAGGATACGTCCTTTTATATGGTATCAAATATGGTATAAAATAGAATAACATATAAAAAACAGATGGAATAACCTTCCTCTATTTTTTATAGACGTGCCGCAATTCGAAAGGGAAGAGTGCGATGTATATTGATTTGCTTCTCTTGCTTCTCCTGCTCCTGCTTCTGCTTCTGCTTCTGCTTCTGCTGCTCCTGCTTCTGCTCCTGTTGCTGTAGTTCGAATTCTATATACAAATCAGGACGAGTTCCTCGATTCTCTTGTATCGACCACCGTTGATAACTAAGCGCAATGGCATCCTTCATGGTGATTTGTACTCCTTTCGGAACCAACTCACTTACAGATCCCTCATATATCCAATTACCCATGTACATCATAGAGGCCTGCATTTCGATTGTATCCTCCCCATCTTGTACAAAAAATGGCTCCCATCCATTCTCTCTGGCGTGTCTCCATGTATATATAATCCAGCTGTCCATGTACACTTCTGTATTGTATCTACGTTTAGGCTCTCATAGGAGACCTTCACATATTATTTTTTGTGTTTTTTAGTGGAATGCGTTGTCTTTTTACTACGTTTGTGAACACGTTTTTTCCCACCCATCTCCATGGGAGTAGATGGGTGTAATTTGAAACCAGACGACGGAGATGTGTTTTGAATACTATAGACTGGCTTGACATTCGGTGTTTTATTTGCATTGTTTGCATTACTACGCATAACAATGTCCATATAATTAAAATCAGGAAACATCTTGTTAATCTTATCAAACGTCTGCTGTTCTTTCTTCAAATCAATCACTCCAAAGGGTGTACGTTCGTACCTGTTTGAATCGTCCATTGTATTGTTTCTATTGTTTCTATTGTTTCTATTGTTTCTATTGTTTTTCTCGTTTCTCTTGTTCATGAATCTATCGTATGTCCGGAAATAGAGTAAGACATCAAAATTATACGAATCTCTTCTATATATAGATGGCTGTTCCAAACGTGCCGATACACCAACGAATAAGGTTTGGATTTGAGTATGAAACACTTGTAGAGGGTTCTCCTCTATTTAAAATAGTAACGAAGGATCTATTTACTCATAGAACCTACGCAAATATTACAGATTACCCGTTACGTGACCTTCCTGATATGCCAGAAGCTCTAAATACACTTGGACAATTTTTAATGGCATATAGTATCAATTCCTATGTGGATAGATTTAACGAGACGGAGTTTCGTGTAGGAGTAGGCTATCATGGAAATACCTACCCTACATTTACATCGTTACTTATTCGACAAGTAAGAGAACCAGAACCTACCAAAATATGGACAATTACATATGATAGCAGTGTCAAGATGCATTCGGATACACCCTCGAATGTAAATACTTATACTAACCTACAGAATTATGATAAGGAACCGATTCCAGCGGGTGAAATGATACTCGAAAATGTAGAAATCGTATCCCCTATTCTTACATGGGACGATGTTCATTCTAAAGTATTTAATAATGGGACTACCTATTTTGAAAGAATCATGGACAACGGGTTACGAATACACAATACGTTTCGTTATTGGAACAATAGTACAACCTCCAACCATATTCATGTTTCATGTGGCGACGATTTTAAAAATCCGTATAATCTACTAAAAGCGGCAAACGCGTGGTTGTTTTTTGAGCCTGTTTTCTTATTGCTTGTAGCACCTTGGAGAAGGGGAAATCCATATTGTAAATCAATGTATAAAAAACTAAGAGAATCACATGATGCTGCCACTATATTGATTCGTCTATCTGATTCGGTAGATTCAGCAGACTTTTTTAGCCGTTTTGAAACAGATAATCAGGCTGTAATTGTTCAGCTTCTTATGCAATCTTACCAGGCTACTATTCCTGAAAACCCGATGGTACCCGTGGATCGGTACGTAGCATGTAATTTGGCAAATATTCTAACGAAGGGAACGATCGAAATACGTTTAAAACACGGCTCCAATGATTCAACAGAAAATAGCATGTATATGTCATTACTTGGGACATTCTTTAGTGCTGTATTACAACAGAATATTATTGGACAATTGTATGGTATGGAGTCTTTAGAACTATCGATTGAATTAAGTGACGAACTCTATCTCAATCATTTTACAAACGATCCCGCGATTGTAAACATGTGCAATACATTATTTCGAGATTTTATGCAACTCGATCCAAGTAATCCATTGTACACTTATTGGTCCGCCTATTTTACTGGAATGCGATTGTTTGATACTTCCTTTTTTAATCAACGAACAAGCGGAGGAAGAAGCGGAAGAAGCGGAAGAAGCGGAAGAAGCGGAAGAAAAAAACAAAAAACAATACGACGTCCTAAAAAAATTTGAAATATAAAGGCTGGGTTGCTACATCACCCTTCACTATGCCTTACCTATTTTCGTATGGATCGAACCATACACATCAATTGCGTACACGTCTGGAGACAGTGGATGAACCTCTGTCTCCAGATATTATTCCAGGGTGTATTGATAACTACACTCTTATCTTTGCTGGATACAGCTCTCGTTGGAAGGGTGGCGTTGCATCCATTCATCCCTCTCCAGGAGATAAAGTATATGGCACGATTCGACAGCTAACAGATGCTCAACTGCTTAGACTGGACGAATATGAAGCAGGATACGAACGAGTTCTGCTATATGCGATCGATCAGCTCTCCTATTCAAAAATTCAAACCTACGTATACATCAAACAGGATTCTACCTTTCTACATTATCCATCGAATTCGTACCTACATGCCATATCGTCTCAGCTTCATGAGACAGCACGTGTACATACATATACGATCATCATTCGAGGAGTACATGAAGATGGAGAAATGGCTGTGATGGGAACATGGACTGCAATGACAGATGATTGAGTATTTGTTGATACAATTCTTCCAAACCTGCTTGGTTTACAATAGGATGCGTGACCTTTTTTTTCAAATGTAGCTCGATACCGTGTAATAGAGTATAAACAATATACAACTTATTATCATATTTGTATGAGCGTATCATGAACGAATATAAAATTACGTTTCGCAATCTACTTCGAGATGCAACGAATTCTTTTCCTTATCAACATGACGAACAATTTCTATATGCATGTAGATCCATTCAGACGCTTCGTACCTTGGTGTATGACATGAAACACTGGAAAACACTTGCATGTTTTCGATGGGCATACCAACAGTATCGTGCGGAACACGCTGTGTGGATGTATGTATCCTGTAAGGAAACACGTGAATATAATACATTTCTGTATATGTATATGAATACACGTAGCGCCCCTTCTTGGTTTTTGACTTATTCGGGTGCAAACGAGGGATGGTTTCTTGCAGAAGATCTGGATGAGATGAAGAACAAGGAACGAGAGGAAGCGGAGAAACATATGCCGTTGGAGGCTATCTACCGCGCAAAAAAGGAAGCAGAGGAAAGCGCTAAACGAAAGGCGGAAGCAGAGAAGCGATCCAGACTTCGAATACGTATGCGAGCCGAGTTAAAAGCAAAACGAAAGGCGGCGGCCAAAGCGGCGATTGCCCTTGATGATGTGGATACAGAGGAGGCTGTGGATACAGAGGATACAGTGGATACAGACGAGGATGTGGAACCAGTGGAGACAGTCGAGCAAGTGGAAACAGTCGAGACAGTCGAGACAGTCGAGCCAGTGGAACAAGTCGAGCCAGTCGAGCCAGTCGAGCCAGTCGAGCCAGTGGAAACAGTGGAGACAGTGGAAACAGTGGAGACAGTGGAGCCAGTGGAGACAATCAAGCCAGTGGAGCCAGTGGATACTGTGGAGACAAGCGAGCCATTGGAGCCATTGGAGCCAGTGGAGACAAGCGAAAGGAAGAGAACTATACTATATATATGGATCTCCGTTATGCTATCCATCCTTTTATCCGCTATACTAACGAACACGAGAGGATAGATTGGAAACCGATGTGGCTGTAAAAATTGAAAGCAATTATGGAATATATATTATACAAGAAGTTATAACATGGCTGATTTTCCCGAACTCCAAGGCGATGCCCAGAATGGCAAGACGAAAATGTGGAAGATTGTGGTAACGGGTTGCGGTACGAACGGCGTGATCCAAACCACCTTTGGCTACGTGGACGGTAAAAAACAAGTCAATGAAAAGATAATCGCAGAGGGCAAGAACCTTGGCAAAAAGAATGAAACCACGCCCCTTCAACAGGCTATCCAAGAAGCGAGAACGGCCTGGATAAAAAAGAAGGAAAGCGGATATCATTCCCTCCAGGACGAAGAAAAGAAAGAGGAAGGAGCGGATCGAGAAGCGGGTCAAGAAGCGGATCGAGAAGCGGATCGAGAAGCGGGTCAAGAAGAAGGAGGTCGAGGAAAAGGCATCGATGACACCGTTCCTACTCCCATGTTGGCACACGATTACAACAAGCGCAGTAAAAACATGAAGTTCCCTTGCTATGTACAACGCAAATACGATGGAACACGCTGTGTGGCCATTCCAGGAAAGGGACTCTTCAGTCGCAATCGAAAAGCCTATCCCCATTTGTCCCATATTGTAGACGAGATCAATCGACTTCCCCCAGGATACGTACTGGATGGTGAACTGTATTCGGATACACTTACCTTTCAAGAGATTGTGGGAATCGTCAAACGAGAGACACTGCAAAAGGGCGATGCGGAAAAGCAACTTCAGATCCAATACCATGTGTACGACATCATCAACGACAAACCGTACCATGAGCGTCTTTCCATGCTTCAGACCATGTTTGGAGCGTACCCGTTTCGACATATCATCCCTGTCAAGACAGACGTATGCGATTCGCAAGAGAAGATGAAAGAACTCCATGATCAGTATGTCGCAGAGGGATACGAGGGGATCATGCTTCGAAACAAGAATGGTCCTTACAAACAAGTACGAAGTCCTGACCTACAGAAATACAAGTGCTTCGAGGATGCAGAATACGAAGTGGTGGACTATAAGGAAGGAGAGGGTCAAGAGGCAGGATGTGTGATTTGGGTATGCAAGACAGACGAAGGAAAGGTCTTTCATTGTCGTCCGCGTGGAACTCGTGAGGATCGAGCGCTACAATTCCAACGTGGAGCCGACTTTGTGGGAAAGAAGTTGACGGTTCGATACCAAGAACTGACAGATACAAAACTGCCTCGATTTCCCGTTGGCATCGCATTCCGTGATTATGAATAAATAGGTGGGGATGAGAAAGGGAATGGAGGTCGAAGATCTCGTTCTTGTATGATATATGTACAGTAAAAAAATAAACGGTGTCGCCTTTCACTACGATTGGCAACTGTTTTTTTTAACTCGAACCTTGTTTCCATCCCCCCCCAAAATAAAAATTGAAAAGAATGTCGAGCGTATCTATATACCACCCAAAACGCATTACAACCGAACATGCAGCAGCAACAGCAACCGAACATGCAACCGCAACAACTACAGAATACTACGATCGGATTCCATGGCAACTGCCCTGACGGCTGGATTGCTGCCTACATTGCCTATTCCCAACTTCAATACACTGGTCCCATCCATATGTTCGCAATGTCTCCCAACCAAAAGGGGACGTGGCCCAAGAAAGAACAGGTCGCAGGTACCCACGTACTTCTCTTGGATATAAGTGTTCCGCTTGAGACTCGTCAGGAATGGATGGCGGCTGGCGCACTTTCCATTCAGTGCATCGATCATCATGCATCTGCCGCGGACCATTGGCCTGCCGAAGAGAACCCCATCGATGCCTCTTGTTGTGCAGCCATTCAAACGTGGCGACGATTTCATCCGCACATCGACATCCCTGCCTGGCTGCATCATGTGGACCGCATCGACCGTTGGGTGAATCCGACCTACGAGGACCGTTGCGTTCGCGAGATTCTCACCCGCATCGCACAAGAGCCAGTCAAGGGCAGGTATGAGGAAGCCTTTGCGATGACGAATCAGTATCTGTTTCATATTGGTACACCGCAAGGATTCGCCAGCATCTATGCACAAGGCAAGGAAATCCTGGAGAAGAAAGATGCGGCTCTCTTGGCTCTTCTGAATCGTGGATCGATCCATCTTGTTACAGACGCGCATCTGGCGCACTGGGCTCTTCCAGAACACTGGAACGGCGCGGAAATCTTCCTGATCGATACGAGCCGCATTTCGCTGGATACGACCGAGGCAGCGCATCTTGTCTTTGAACATCATCCCACTGTCAAGGTGTTTATCAATTATCGCAAGAAGGCGTTGAAAGGCGCACGGGATACGTATGTGTATTCCGCCCGTTCCCGTGACTTTGATCTGACCAGCGGTTCCAGCATTCTGAAAGGACACCGAACGTCAGCGGGTGCGTCGTTTGTCACGGACGCTTCGAAAGTCATTCCGTTCATCAGTTTTCCTCCTGCATAATCTCATTCCCTCCATGACCATACACTAAAAAACATTACAAAAAAAGAATAGGGTGTGTACCCTGCTCTTTTTTGTAATTATTTTTTTAGTGTACTCTATTGGCTGTATACTCTCGTTGTGTATGAATAAAGACTCCATTAATCTATACGGTATGTAGATTTGTTCATATGTCCAAGTTATCCATCTTTACTGTCAAGCAAATTATCGACACGGTATGCGAGGAATTGTTAAAGGAGGACAGAGAATTACCAAAATATGTCGTATCGTTGGAAGACAAATTAAAAAAGAAAGAAGAGGATATCCAATTGCTCTACAAAGAAAATAGCCAGTTAGAACAACGAATTCGAGAATTAGAAAGCGATCTGAACGTACTGGTAAAAATGGGGAAACAAAACGATGTCCAGTCTAACAAGACCCAACCAACAGGACACGTGGAACCAGTCAAGTCCGTCGAGCCAGTGGAATCCTTGAAACCTGTGGAACAAGTGAAACCTGTAGAGCCAGTAGAGCCAGTGGAGCCAATGGAGCCAGTGGAGCCAGTAGAGTCAGTAGAGCCAGTAGAGCCAGTGGAATCCGCAAATACAACCGAAACACAGCCTCTCACCCACGAAGAAAGAGAAGAGAGACGAAAACAATATTTACGAGAATATCGTCGAAATTATCGCAGAAGACAGCGCGAAAAGAAGCTGGAGTTTAACATGTAACCGATGGATCGCATCCTTGTGGAAAAAAGATGTAATCTTCATTGTTGTACAAAGGATTGTTTACTTTACGATAATTCGTATATCCCAGTCCCGCTAATAATGTGACAACGGGTTCGATATTGATTTGCCAAATCTCCACCACGATCACAGGTTGATGCGTGCGAATCAGTTCCACGGCCCCACGCAGCGCCTGTAGTTCAAACCCTTCAATATCTATTTTAAGAACACGGATACGTTTTTTGAATTGATACAGAATACTATCCAATGGAATGGATAACAAGAAGGTAGAAGGAATTTCTTTTTCGTAGGTACTTCGATTACGAAACGACGTATAATCATACTGTTTCTCTTCTTTTCCATCTACTGTACGATAAATATAATTGCAACCACGATTGAAAGTATTGTTAAAGGAATTGCACAACTGTTGTTTGTCACTTACTGCAAAAGGATAGAGTTTGACAAAAGGATACATCTCCAGATTAGTGGCAAGTAAGGGAAATGTAAACGGGTCACACTCTATACAGTGTATTTCGTGTAATCGAATGTTTCTTCTCTGTGCTTGTCGAATGATTCCAAGTGCAACCAAACCAATATTCGCACCAATATCTATAATATCTGTATCATCGGATACATAATTTAGGATTTCCGTAATGACTTCTTCATCCCATATACGATTCTCTTTGATCGAATGTCGATAGATATAATCATCAAAACTTACAATGCGAGAACCGTAAATATTGTCCGTGCTTATAATGGTTTGCATCTATCCTATGTTCTGTATCCTCTATTTAGATTCACGACTTCTCCAAAAAATAAGACAGAATAATATTTATGAAAACATGTCACTGTACAGTCGAACCAGTTCTCCACGTCCTATCGAATTCTGTCTGGCCGTGTCTTTGCTTACCGAATAATCCAGTTGCTTGAAACGCTCGATCAAATCCTCTATCTGAATCGTACTTTTGATCCAATGCCAACTCTTAGGGCGCAACGTAGTCATGTCTTCCTTGACAACGTCGCCACATCTTCCACCATAGGCGCGAATGGCAAAATCGGCGCCCACAGGAGGCGTCGGTTGCCCCTTTTCATCTTTGGGGCCGAATCCCAGAAATTCCCAATCAGGGTGAGAGGTTGGCAATTTCACGAACGGACGAACCTCGTCTCGTCTGGACCAGATCTGAAAACAGCATTTGACTTGCATAGGAGGATCAAACGAACACGGTTCCATAGGAATATCTTCATCGTGCTCCAAATGAAACTGACCATTCAACTTGTTCTGGACACTGACTCGTCGAAAGGTTCGTGGAATAATAAACGCAAGAACGGTAGCCCATTGAGCAGCATGATTGAAGAACTTGATGGCTAAGGAACTCACTCGCCCAAACGGTGGATTTCCTATCACCAGAATTCGTTTCGGATCAGCAGACGGACGATACGAGAAGAAGTCTTGTTCGAGAATGTCAGGATGCTCAGGTGCAATGTCCATTCCTACTCGTTTTTCCGTAGGAAGGCGTACCAAGAAACTTCCGTTTCCTGCACTTGGTTCTATCACAAGATCCCAATCCGACCATGAATAACGTGATCCTACTGTACCTATACATGCCTCTGCAACCGAAGGAATCGTATAGAATTTGTCAAGACCTTCTTCACGTATTCTGGCTGCCATTCTCTATATTGTATCGCTATTCACTCCATCTGTTCAAATGTATTCAAATTTATTCCATACAGTTGAACTCTAAAAAATAATGAGTTGTATATATTATATGTCCTTTTCGTCGATTCGAAAGGGAAGAAGATCCTTCCAACATTTATCTTGAAAACGAGGACGAAGCGCATATTCTCTTTGATGACTGTCATCCTTCATCGACTCGACCGTAATTTCACCTAATTCTTTTACAGTACCATGTGCATATCCTCCATGATGTAGGATGAGTTGTTTCATATTTTCCTTAGGAATCCGAAAGATATACAATTCTCCTTCCCTCTCCACATTTTCTTCAAACAAGTGATATGCAGTGAAGAAATACGTTTGTATGTTTTGAGACATTCGTAGCTGCACATAATTAAATTTGTTGTTTTGTGCTCCCCCTAAAGATGTTTTTACTTCCATGTTTTGTCCCTGTTTTGAACAATCGCCTGTACACTGCGAGGCTGTATTTTTAGTGTATCCAAATTTCGAAATGATGTATTTTTCCAGTAAAGGACCATATTGCTGTGCAGAAATACCATGAAGGATACAATAGATATGTGCATCTTTTAATGTTTTTCGTTGTAGGATTTCATCTTCATGCTTCACTTTTGATCTGGACATGTATTCTCTAAGACGTGCTACATTGTTTTCCCTTTCAGACTGCATACAATCTACCCGTTCCTCCTCTTTTTTTTCTCCTCCATGAGCGTCTGCCGGTTGGGCACAAATCGGTTTCTCGATTGGGCGTTTTATTGTCAGGCGTTGTATTTGATGAATAAGTGCATTCATAGTAGTACAATATCTTATCAAACATAGAAACCGATTGTCAACTTTTATTTGTTTCATCGGATGGTATATTTGAATATTCCGTATCGTCTTGCTATCCTATTAGTATGTAGTACACTTAGGCCGTTTCCTCAGACGAAGGCTCTTCCTTGGCATCAGGTGTAGATTCCTGTTGTTCTTGCGAATCGTCCTCGAAATGAACATGCTTTTCACCCATCTTGATCCCAAACAGAGCCAACACATAGTACACAAATGACACGACTAACTCCCATAACCAGTCCAGCATTTCTATACCGTATTTTTTATTATTGCATGATTTCACGCAGTACTTACATGATCGCACACTTTCCAAGTTTAGTACCCTCCCACACCTTTACCGATCGTATGTCTGCATGATTGCATTTAGAACACATGCGTTCCTGATACATATCTTTTCCACTTTGATAATGTGCAAGGATCGTATCATATTGATGAAAGCATCGCGATTGTGCCAATTGCAGGGCTTGTTTGTTTTCCTTTTCTTCTTTGATCACTTTCTCAAAAAAATCAGCTCGGAACTTGTCCACTTCGTTCACGATCATCGCCTTCTTGTATTCTTTATTTTTTGTGAATATAAACCATTCACGCAATATATATAATAAGAAGCCATGTTAATGCGACAGATTCCTGTTGTTGTCCGCCAAGAATTCAATATTCCTGATGTATATCTGAAAGGCTCCGTAGAAGAAGTAGAAGAAGCTTTATGGATTGGTTCAACGATTCAACAATCCATAAAGACACGGCGATCCAATGATGAAATTCGTCATCTCACTGAAATAAAGGACATGGAGATTCAAACCGTCCAATCCACCTATCAAGAACAATTGACCAAAGTACTGGATGAGATTCGTTTGGTTCGACAAGAAAAAGATCGATTGCAAGTTCAGTTTGCCGAAGGACTCCAAGGCGCACGTGGGACAGAACGAGAGGTCGTCAATCGCGAATGGGAAGAGAAAATGAGACTACTTCGCAAAGACCATGAAGTTTTATTGGTGCGACATGAAGCTTTGGAAGCACGACGACGCCTTTTGGAAGAATCGCGAACCAAAGACATCCAAGAAGCGGTTCGACGAACCGAAGAACTCATGGAAAAACTGGTGGCCTCCAAACAAGACCAGTTACTGAAAATGGAATCCGCCTATCAACGTCTTTCGGAAGTTATCCAAACACAATCCCATGAAATCCATAAACTCTCTGGAACCATGATAAAACGAGGGGCCAATGTGAAGACCAAAGGATCGGATTACGAAGAAGAGTTTGGCGAAAAGGTACGCCGCCATTTCGGATTGTGCCAAGGATTTTCCCTCCACGATACTCGTCTTGGCTCAGGACATGAAATGGACTTTTCTATGGAACTCGAAGGCCACATTGTTTTATGGGAACTCAAGAACTATAGTAACATTGTTCCCAAAGCAGAGGTAGACAAATTCATACGTGATATGAAGGAGAATCCACAGGCGAAAATTGGTGTCATGATCAGTCGTTCGACCGATATCTATGGAAAAAACATGCATGGTTCCATGCATACCGAATTTGATCAAGACAAAATGATGATTTACTTATCCAAGTTTGAAGATTTTTGCGGCGAGGACGAAGGCCGTGTCTTTCATATGTTAACCTCTCTTTTCCGTATTTGGTGGCAATACCATCATGAAGAGTCTCATACCTTTGATCGTGCGGATATCATACGAGAACTCGAGAAAGCGGTCGAAGAGATGTCCAAACGACGAACCGAATGGCGACGACACAAATCTCACCTGGATGAACTCGGTCGATGGACCACCGATTTGTTAGAGGAATCCGAAGAACGATTGGATCGGCTCTTGAAACGAGCCCGAAATGCACCTGAACATGCTTCTTCTTCTGTGCCTTTGATTATTCCTGAAGGAGTATTCCGTGACGTCCATGAAGAACGAGATCGATCCTGGATTCAATCCATTATGCGGGTGTGTAGTCCTGAGGGCGAAATAGAAGTTCGTGAAGTAGTAGATCTACTCAGTGCCCATCACAAACTGTCCAAAGATACGATTCGATCCAATGTTATGTCTGTCATGAAAGATTCTGCCGTCTTTAAAAAAGGCGTGATTAAATATATTCGAGGTATTTCGAAATTCGTACCCGAATGTCAAATCAAATTCGAATGAAACCTGTATAGATTGATATACATTTCGGATCGTATGTGTGACTGTGGTCCATCATATAACGATTCGATTTGATACGCGTCCAATAGGTCTGAGTATGGTGGTAGATTCAAGTTGATGGGCCGATACGGCGTCTCTGTCAGTTCTACATCACGATTTGCTATCGCATGCTTATGAGTCGTTAGTAATAGATAGTTGGAAACACGTTTTGCTTCCTTCATAAACTCTATCACATACTCTGTTGGCAAATGTTCACATGTATGACGACATAACAGTAGATCTACCGATTGACTGGGTAAGGATCGAAGGTATTCCAAAAATGGAGTATGTTTGAATTCAATTACATGATTGTTTTCTATATTCTTTGTCCCTTCCTTGTTTGCGTCGATCACACTTTTTACAATGTCCAGACCCAGATAATCACACTCTAAAAATGGTAAAATGGTTTTCATCCAAAACAAATCACCACAAGAGGTATCTATCATATTTTTGATACGATACCGATGGATTATGTCTAACAACGTCAGCTGAATGTGCTTGGTAAAATCCCCAGAAGATCCTAATCCACTCTTACTTTCTGATTGACCCATATTCCATAAATCCTTGTCATATATAGTCGTAAAAATGCGCTCTAACGAGTTCATATGTATACCTTGCATACTACCATGGCTTTAGGTTCAATAGAGCCTAAATACATGTTCGTATTATCCTACAGAATATGAGCAAAATCGCTGTATGTATTGGAACGAGACCTGAATGGATCAAATGCTTACCTCTCCTTCAATCCTCGGATCTATATGTACCCATTTTTGTACAACAACATACGGACATTGTCGATAGTTCAAATGAACATTTTGTAGTACCTATTACCGAATTTGGGTCCAATCGTCTTACCAATATTACGATGTCCATTCTCCAATCCGATGTATTCGATCAACCATGGAAGGCTGTCATGGTGCAAGGAGATACCGCCGTTGCTTTTGCGGCAGCACTCTCTGCGTTTCATCGAAAGATACGAATTATTCATTTGGAAGCTGGCTTACGAACCTATAACCTTGACCATCCTTGGCCAGAAGAAGGATATCGACAAATGATCGACTCCATTGCCGACATTGCATTGTGCCCTTCGATAGGAGCCGCAGAAAATCTTGTCCATGAACGTTTCCATGGTCCTATTGAAGTAGTAGGAAATACCAGTATAGATGCCATTCTCCAACATGGGTTGACTCCTACTATGGGAAATACAGTGATGATTACATTACACCGACGCGAAAATTGGGAACAGATTCCCTCTTTTTTCAAAGTGATCGAAGAACTTGCTTCTACCCATCCTCAACTTACCTTTATTCTGCCCATTCATCCCAATCCTGACATTAAAAAAGCGGCGTCTATCTTTCAGAATGTTCGTGTAATAGAACCACTTCCACATAAGGAAATGTGCACATTATTAGCCGACTGTAATTGTATCATTAGTGATAGTGGAGGGATTCAAGAAGAGGCCAGTTTCTTAGGAAAACGAGTCTTTTGTTGTCGCAAGGTCACAGAACGAACGGAATTGGTAGATGATTATATCACCTATACCTCCACACCAGAGGAACTGAAGTCATTGTTTACTCCTCAGACTGCCCTCCTACCGCGTTCCCGTGTCTATGGTGACGGAAATGCGCACTTAAAGATAAATGCTATCCTTACGAACAGATTATGAGTGATATCACCGCTATTGTGAATATATACAAGCGCCCCCATACCTTGGATACGCAAATCAATGCCATACGTGCTCAAACCATTCCACCCAAGTGTATCTTCATTTGGAACAATGGCAATCGAGAGGTGGATCTAACCCCATACAAGAACATGCCAAATGTTCGTGTATTTGATAATAACTATAATTTTGGAGTTTGGTCACGATTTTTGATTGGCCTATTAGCCCCCACACCTTATATTTGTATTTTTGACGATGACACCATCCCTGGAACACGATGGTTTGAAAACTGTTTGTCCTCTATGCAACAACATGTTGCTCTCTATGGTACGATTGGTGTCATCTTTAAAGAACTGGATCGATATATTGCTTTAAAACGATATGGATGGGATGGCCCTTGCGATCGATCCATGCCTGTCGATATCGTTGGGCATTCCTGGTTTTTCAAAAAGGAATGGCTTTCTTATTTTGTACGAGAAGAACCACAGGTGTACAACAAAATTTCCAATGGCGAGGATGTACATTTTTCGTTTATGCTACAAAAGTATGCTCATATTCCCACCCTGGTTCCGCCTCATCCTGTCCAGGATATGTCTCTATGGGGATCACAACCCAAAACGGCATGGGAATGGGGAGGCGATGGCCGAAGTGAGACAGGTGCACATTATCCGATAGATGATATGTTTAAAGAATATATCTCTCGAGGATTTACCATCTTACTTCAACGACAAACCGCAACCACTATATCAGATCTTGCCATGTTTCAAAACAAAATACGTCAGCGTATACCCTTCGCTGTTATACGACCCGCTGATGGCGAATATTACGTACTGAATAACCAAACTATTACGAATTGTGATCATTGGACATTCCATAGTGGCGGAAAATTACATAACGATTTAGTACAAGCGGTACACTTGGCCGCAAAGACATCATGTTATGTCGGCATACCATGCGAATGCGATAATCCAAGCATGGCACAATGGTATTATCAAACGTTTCAATTGAATCCGATCTATACCACATTTGCCAATATATTCGTAAATGCCAACTGGGACGAATTTATTCGGTTTCTTGTTCATGAGAAAATATCGTATACCTACATTGGTCCAAAGTGTACAGATACAGTCTTCTCTATAGAAGAGTATATTCCTATTCCTGAATTTCTTGTGAACGACTGGGATAGTAAGGGTGAAGAGTATTGTGCAAGGATGGAGTCAATCGTAACCAAACACAAAAACAAGATCTTTTTGTTTTCAGGTGGACCCATTGCAAAGATTCTTATCGCAAAAGCATGGGCCATTCATCCTCATAATATATACCTGGATGTCGGCTCCAGCATGGATCTATTTATGAAAGGATCCACCAATCGGTGTTATACATCAGGTCCACAAAAGCAGTGCCAATTTACTCCCCATTTACTTACATTGTAATAGTTGTTTCATATCCTGGATGAGTTCCGTCATAGTATCTTTGATAAAGATAGGAGATTGTACCCTTTTCATATAATCTTCGTCTGTCATATGTATCATCTGTTGAATCACTCGATCGATTTGCAGGAACGATTCCTCTGTATCCCCTTTTAGATGCAGAATTCGGTCTTCATGAATGTATTCATGAATACGAGGCGAGCCCCAATACACAGGAATCGTTCCTGCAAATAGACCATTCACTATTTTTTCCGTGATATAATATGGCTCTTCATTGTTTTCCATGGTAACCACAAATTTAAACGACTTCATATAATGTATTAATTCGTCTGAATTGTGATCTCCTCCAATAGGGCCGATGTTGTTTCGAAAACTTCCTCCATACGAAACAGGCATATGTTGTTCCAATCTATCTAAAAACCTATTTCGTACTCGACCTTTTGGATTCGTAATCACGGCACACACCATGTTAGATGGTACAGAAGAAACAGGTTCAAATGATTTGTTCTTATTACAAAACACATACGAGAGAAACAACGGAAACTTTACCCGTTTGAGAGGAATTGAAGGCTCCAACCCACTCAAAAAACAAGAAAACCGATGATAATGATCCGAAAACACACCAAAACTGACTACACTTTCTCCCGTAACTGCAATGGAATGCCTCCAATTCTTTTTGTCAATCCACGAACTCTCCAGACTACATGCATTTTCACACAATATGTCTGCTTCTGTCCAATCATGGGATATCTGTATTTCGCAATCAAATACTTTTTGGAACAATTCTATAAAAAATCCAACCGAGTTTGGATTGGTTCCCTCTACAAATCCTGGCCAGAAATGGTGAAAGCATACTTTCATTCTATGTAATCCTTTTGTATTTGTCTTTATATTCATAAGAACTTAAAGTTTTGTAATACGTAGTGTACATATTACTATGGATTCTACTCCTACCTTTCAGCAATCGATGGAATTACTAACGAATACATCTAACTTTGGAATATACATGATTCATCTGCCACGTGCAGTAGAACGTGTACCCTTTATCGAATCGTTGGAACGTGATCTTCGTACTCCACTTCCTATATTTGAAGCGGCCGATGGATACAAGTTAGTCGAACAAGGACATCCTACCACATGCCAACAACGTGGACCACCCTTTACAAGAGGTGCAGGATGTATTGGTTGTACCGTGTCTCATATCAATATCTGTAAAGACGCCTTGTCTAAAAACTATGAATATGCAATTATATTTGAAGATGATTGCGAATTTAAATCCGATGTAACGTCGTTATACTCGGAAATAAATACGTTTCGAAATCTGGGTCTATCGTGGGATGTATTCCTATTGGGTTGGGATCCGCAGGTGTCTTGTATCGTTCCAAATACTCCTTATTCGAAGGTGTCTTTTTTTCATGAGACACATGCCTGTGTGATTAGTAAGCGATTTATGAATCTGTTGATAGAAACATATAATGAGTATATTCGTAACCATACGACGTTGTCCATTGATACTATGTACTCCAATGTGATTCAAAAGCATGATCTGAATGCATATGGGTGTACAGACAATCGTAGATTCTTTGCTCAACGATCTGGTATATATTCCTATGTAGTAGAATGCGTTCGTTAATTAGGGATAAATCCATGTGCAATACTTTTTAATCGAACATCATAGGGTGGACAAGTAATCGGTCCTACCGATAGTACATTGGATGGATTATTATGAGAACATAATAAAAATCGTGTACAATTGCTTTGAAAATCGGTCGCTGCATAGCGACTTTCCATGCATATTTTTAATCCAACCAGGATTTCCTCCACATGCTCCTTCATTTCTGTAGGAGAATACTGGTTAACTGACTTTTGATGTAATGTGGCTAACTTCTTCAAATACGTATTGTTTTGTTCACTTACTACCGAACCAATACTCGGCTCATAATTAAATACAAAGGCACCACGCTTATCTTCAGGACATGTCGTTACCACACATATGTTTTTATTCAGACTTTGAATGTATTGACAAACCTCTTCATAGGCAGTATAATCATCCGTTTGTACAAAGATAGGCAGTTCACTCTTTTCCAGTAGTTTGTTTACATACTCTTTGGTGGAAATGTAGAATGCCTCTCCATACATTTTGTCACCTCGTCGTATGATAATGGAATTATACTCCTCTGGTAGTTTCTTTCTTTCTTCTTCATACCGATCCTGTACTCCCTCTTGTAGTTGAAATATTTCTTCCATTGTATCGATATATTCTTGTAATGTAAAGTGATGAAGTCGTTCATCGTCTACGTGCAATTCTGGATGAATAGGAAGTGGCGGTATTTTCTCTCTTATTACTTGTAAGGAAGTGAAATAATCCCTCCATCCACGACTATGCTGAAACAGCCATATGGAATCCTCGATAAAAAAGGATAGATTGTTTTGTTTGGCATACAAATAATTGGATGCTAATGTTAATACCTGGCAGAAAAAACCACCCGAATGTTTGGGCAATTGAAACACAAGTGACATATTAATTATATGTTTATTCTATTTCTTTATATTCTATTTCTTTATATTCTATTTCTTTATATTCTATTTCTTTATATTCTATTTCTTTATGGATATATAACGAAAGGATAACCTGTGAGAGAAATATCCGCATGTGGCAAATTAGGCCGATCCAATGGTGTTGGTAGAGGCATTGTATTGCATCGCTCTGGAAGTTGAATATCCTTTCGAATATACGTACATTCAAACACATTCGGTACGATGTGCCCCTCATATACCGTTGTACCACAGCAATTATTCGAATGCAAGTGAATAAGTGTATGTGTTGCGACAATTTCTTGAGTACATCTTGTTTTTGATCAATTGGCAAAGGGGTATCCAAATGAGTAAATCCTGGCTCTGTCCATGGAAAGTGGAATTCCACAATCAATTGCTTGATCTTTTGTAGATGTTGTTCCGTAAGAATCTGCAACCATCGAAACTCGAATGTCTCTATATCCATCTTTAAAAAAATATTGTCATATTTCTCTATCCACTCCAGCAAATTTGTTGTTGTATCCGATTCGAAAGCCGTAATATTTTTCTTGATAAACTGAATATGTGCATTCTCTTCTGGAAGTCGATCAATCGTACCATCAAATGCAATACATGGAACGGTAGGATATTGCGAACAGAACTCCTTTTCAAACTGAACGTCGTTACCTATACCACACGAAAGGAAACAATCATATTCTAAATTGTCTACTACTACATATCCACCGTCGTGACTTGATCCTATACGCACCTTTCCACGATCACTTTCAAATATTCGTACATAGTCTAATGACATCTACTTGAGACATAGATGTTCTGGTTTAAGTTCTATTTAAAGACTGTACATACTCTACTAAGATAATGAACATTACCGTACTTGGATCTTGTCGACAAGATTCTATCAAACAACATTATCCTACGACCTCCATACAGGAACGTCTAACCTATCCCCACTACACCAAGGAAATCATACAAGCCATTCAATACTGTAAAGGTATTTCTACCTTTGACAATGAGCATACACGATATTGCTTTCGAACAGGAATCTTAGAGAATAACGTTATTCCCTACCAAAAAGTGCTTCAACAGGAGTTTGAAGCCACTGACGCTTTCGTGATTGAAATTGCCAGTCGTATCTCGTATGCGTGGAACGGAATATACGTTCATCATATACTCACAGAAGAATCGTTTGGATTTCAGGATCGTTCCCATATTCTAACTCGTGAACTGTCGGATGATGAAATCGAACAAGACCTTCTTACTATCCAACAACTCTTGCATCCCAAACCATTCGTCATTGTGTCTCATATTCATACCAGACAATCAGGTACACGTTATGAATTGATACAATTACTGGAGAAGCTTACAGAGAAACATCACATTCCCTTTATCAATCCATCTCGTTTGTTGATGAATCATGATAATCTCTATCAAGCGGAAACTCCCCTCCATCATTATACAGAACATGGTCATCGACTCATTGGGTATGAGTATAAAAAAGCAATCGATGCCCTTCAAAAGGTATGCATTCATACATACTTGACGAAATGTCAAACCAACCCACAACCTCCAGGACTCGCTGATTTTTTACGAGGAACTATTGCGTTGTATCAGTTTTGTAAACAGTATCATTATGATTTACAAATCGATAGTAGTCATCCTATCTTTCGATATATCCAACCACATCCCAAACTCATTTGTGACAATCCTTTTTCGAATGTTATAGAATTTATTCCTCCACCCTCCTATGATGATATATATGATCGACTGGAGAAACAGTTTCAGACGGGTCTGTCTTTTTGCACCTTGACCAATTCCTTTTATACACGACAAGGCACCGATCTTGTTAATTTTGGACCCATTTCAGACGATTGTCGAACGTTCCTTCAAAGCCTGTTTACTCCAACCGACGAAATTGAACAGAAAATCAACTTTATCTTTAAGGAAGTGTTTCACTTCCAAAAAGAAGAAGGGTTTACGATTATTCATCTACGATGTGGTGATCTATTTTTACACGATGGTGTATATGATGATGGATTGTATTCTCGTTTCTATCACCTAATTCATCCCATCGTTCATGATCATAAAGAAACTCGATATGTATTACTTTCCGATTCCTCTGCCATCGCAGAACGATTGAAAAAAGATATTCCTGAACTGTATTATTGGAACAACTCAAAAGTTCATCTGGGAGATTTGATTCATCGCACAGATTCCAGTGTATTGGATACCTTAGTTGATTTTTTTATGATGTCCCAATCCAACGAAATCCTATCAGGTCCCAATTCAGGATTCAGTGTAGTAAGCAGTCTACTGTATAATATCCCATATCGGTATATTTAATTATGGGGACACGAATTGAAAATAATCCAGAATTCTCTTCATACATACTTCATCCGATAATGTTCGAAGAACATACTCGCGCGGAGTAAAGTTGGAATGACTCGACATCATTTGGTCTATTGCACTGGATAGTTGAGTTGGATCCGTTATTTTGATACCGCATTCATCCGACCAATATGGAACCGAGGTAGCGAGCAACCGTTTTGGACGATGTTCCTCATAGGTCGCATGTACTCCATCATTTGTTTCATCATACATAGTGGTAGCGTCTACTACCAATAAGGGAGTATTACAAGACATGGCCTCTTCTAATGCAAATCCCTGTGATTCATGGGCATCCAATACTAACATAAAGGTAGACATACGCACTCCGTGTTTGTAATCTTCTTCTTGGTAACTTCCATATTTAAAAATATGATACGTTAGATTCTTGGATTTCAGTACTTCTATGGCATGGTCGATTAGCTTGGTTGATCGCCGTTTGATATATACCGCACAGTCAAAGGTTCGGTTATAATTCGGATGTGTGTATGGACAAAACGCGTTTGTATCGACGCCAAATGGAAACGTAACCAGTGGCATGTTGAGAGTAGAAACAAATTCTTCATTTACCCTTTTTACCCAATCCGATAAACAATTGTATACACATCGACTTGGATCCACTGGATATTTGTCTTGTGACAATCGATCGTCAGGAAATACAAAGAACTGCGGTCCAAAAATGATTTTTACATGGGAGGGTATGCTATCTGGATTGATCAATGCATAACATGATATCAGAATATTATAATCTGGCTGAGTAAGTCGTTGAATATCAAGTGTTTCCTCATAATCGATCGAAGATACTCGACACATTCGTCGAATGGCCTGGTGGTTTTTGGGATGAGGTAATCCATTCCCTAAAAATAATAGTAACTTCATTGTTTTATTAAAATTATTTTACTTTAGGTTCAGATATTGTTTTATTAAAATTATTTTACTTTAGGTTCAGATATTTTTATATCGATATCATAGTGGCCTCCTTAAAATAGTATCCATCGGAACGAATCTTATTGTGCGGATACCAAGATGGAGGCAGAATGAGAAAGGGACGATTTGTATTCCAATATAATCCCCACCAACTGAACGATGAATTCGCCGCAATTCCACCTTTTCCACATTGTGTCATAATCGCCAAGGTATCCACTTCATTTTCTTCAATAAAACGATGCGGAATGTGCTGAAACAGATGTGACTGTTTGCACCATTCGATATCATTGGACACAATATAGGCAACACCTTCACCTATGGTTTCGATTGCTTTCTTATAATAGTTCGTTAAATCAAGTTCATGAAACGAATTTCCTACATAATCACCTCTTCGAATATGAATAAAATATGCATCCTGTATGTCAGGATATTTCGTTAACGACGGAACAGGCAAGTCGAATAATCGCAATACTTCCTTTTTATAGGGGGTCAAATACTCATGTCTCTGAAAATATCCAGACAGTACCACTCCATGATGATTGGGTATACTTCGAACGGCATCCATGTCGATCGGCAATGCGTCTTGCTCTACGATTCGTTTGGTAGACAATACATTCGTTTTGTAAAAAAACCAGTCTTTAAAAATTGTCTCTTTGTAGTCCATTGAACTATGCTTTGCGGGAGGCAACGGAATGTCCGTGATTCCAAACGAATGGCCCGTTTGTTTTGCAATTGCATACGTAGATGCCATTTGAAACATCATGTTTCCTAATCCACCTGCGAATTCAGGTATCAGCATTATCTATTGTAGTAGATAGTGTCTTTATGTTCCGAACTTAAAATGGATTATAATTACATATACAATATGAAAACGGCCGTTCTATATACAGGCGCGTTACGTACCATTCAAAAAACGATTGGATACTTCAAACGTCATGTGTTGATACATCCTGATGTACATGTCTTTGCCTGTTTGCAAAATGATAGTCCGCATTCTATAATCGAGATAGAAAAATGGCTTCAATACGAATTATCCCCTCATTTGGTATCCTTACACTGGTTTGATATTCAAGATCACTCTGAATTCATCATTCTTCGTGAAAAAAATCTGAATGTGACCACCCTTTCCAACCAATGGAAAGATTATCTTCGAAACAGCGGATCGATTCTTGAATATTTACAGCTTCATCAAGTTTATAAACAACTCTATCTACGAGAACAGATACATACAATGAATTATGATTATATCATTCGAATGCGACCCGACAATATGTTTGCGAAGCCCATTGATTTTCACTGGTTACACTGGACAGAACAAGAAATCGAGGCACGTGTCCAAAAGATCCAAGAACAAATGAAACACGACGGCATCGAATGCAATCCAGAATCCACACTATCCTATTTTATGAATACGATGTTAGATGACTCTTTGATTCAAAACATCAAACTCATTACTGGCCAGTTTATCAAGAATAAACGTGTACCCATTCCTTCCACTACAAAAGAACTACAGGACTATATACAACATGGTTCCTATATCCTTACCTATCGAGCCAATAATTTATACATTGTTCGAAGAGAGTGGTTTCATATGATTCCCTCTATTTTTTGTATGTATGGACTTCTCAAACGTACGTTCGATGATCCATACTGGTTTAATGCTGAAAATCACTTCCAAGCCGCTTGTATCCATTCTGGATTGGCCATTCATGACTATAACACACTCTTTGAAGATAAATCGCTGTACGAATATGATGAAAAAAAGTACTTCGATGAACACTGTAAGATCATTAATCCTATGATGGTATATTGTTTGGTTCGCAGATAGAGACCCTATCTGGTTACGACATCTGGATCTTGGGAACACGTCTTCCACTACGAAGAAGGAAATATTTCGAAGTATCCTCATCCTCGTCGTCCTCATCCTCGTCCTCCTCCTCTTCCTCCTCCTCTTCCTCTTCCTCTTCCTCCTCATCATCGTTCATGTGACAATAACACGATACATTACGATAATACACGGTATTCTTTGGAGAGTCGATGGGAACGTCGTCGTCTTGTGGATACGCACCTGTATCCCCCGTCGCATATATGCGTGACTGGACGTCATCATACTGCGGATAAGCATCATATCGCGGTGTGTCCAGAACAATGCCACTCAAATTGACACACACCGCTCCATACTGTTTCGTTACTTGAGACCAACTACGATCTGCCAACTCAACGATCGATACATCAATGATGTCATTATGCTTATAGGAAAATGCATACACGGAATACAGCTGGGTTGCTTCCTTTTCAGAAAGACATAGACTCGACTTCAAGGACGTACGAAGCGTACCATTCTTCTGAAGATATCGATTACCGTTGGCACACTCCACTATGTACTCATACACACTATTGAAACGACGAAATACAGTTACATGATACAGACCATTGATATAAATATCTGCCACCTTATCCAGCTTATACTGGATCGTGTCATTTACAACGACCTGTGACTGACGGAGGAGGGATTGGTTACGATCTTCGTAGATGGACATTCTATACGAAAGATTCTATCTCGGTTGTTTAAATTGTGTTGATCTTGTACAGAACGATTGGTTTACATTTTTTTCGATTTCAATGGATTCATATCTTCAAATCCCTGTATATAATAGTTCTCCTCTAAAATTCCTTTCACCATCGGCTTGATATTGTTCTCCACAGAGGTTGCAACGATTCCTGGTAATTCCGTATACACATTTTGAATGTCGTTACGAACATCGTTCATATTACTTACTATATCCTCGTTGCTTATCTTCACCTCTCCAGACATATACACATTGGGTGGTCGTATTTTATCCGCAATCTGATTTTTGTATAATTCGTAATCGTACAAGTCATCCTTTATAGCGCTTGGGGGTGGAATCTTGTCATCCAAATTCGCTTTACACAAAAACGAGGATCGGACTGTATTCGACTGGTTGCATTCTGTATCCGTACTCTTTAGTGTAGTACTATCTAAACAGGTCTTTGCCTTCGGACACCATGCACACCCACTTGCCGAGGCGCACGAGGAACAATCCGTGTACGTTTGACAATAGGCATTCAAAAATGTCTCTTTCACGCGTTTGGTTGTAATCATTGCTATCCATAAGAGAACCACCAGCAACATAAAAATACAAATAAACATGGTATTCTTCTTGTATCTTCTTTTTTAATTGAGTCGATACGTTGCCTATTCCACGATACTACCTGTCTCCGTATGGATCTTGCGGTATTACTGATATATACAGGATTCATGCATATCGCTTTCGTTTTCGATTCTTCGGACGGGACCATCCACGACGATATTTTCGCCCGCATCTACTTCCAACCACCCCATGATGGATTCATTACTATCCATCCTTCGTAGCATCTCCTCTCGCAGTTGTTGTTCTTCTTGCTCTTGTTTTCTTGTAAAACGAATCAGTTTGATAACATCTATCATTGTATTGACTCCCGTATTCCAAAAGGGTGGAATACTGCTTTCATTTGCAGTTTGTCCTGTTTTATTGCGAAACAGCTCTATCATACTCTCTAATGGATTGTCGAAGGGTATAATGTCCTCTGACGTAGCAAACAATGGAACCACATACTCCATATAGTCCATCATATTGATATGTGCCTCTTGAATGGCCTCTCGGTATATATCACTAATCCGCTTAAAAGACGCTCGAAATCGATACGGATCTATCATGTGATAATTTTCTCGTAATTCAGATTTCAACTGCATGTGTTCTAAATCATCAAAAAAATGAACCTGACTTGCTTGTAAAGAGGAGGGCACTTGACAACGACCTTCTATCATAATATGTTTTAATACGGGCCATGTTTTCGTGTAGAGCCCCTGATAGGATATTCTGTCATCGTCTCTCATCGGATGATTCCAATGAATACACTCACGAATCAAATCATAATGCCCAATGTGCTCATGAATCAAATCTCTTATGAACTCCAGACTCTCCAAATGTCGATTGTTACTATAAATCAATACATTATTCAATATATCCTCTGTTTTTAACAAATACAGTTCAACCATCACGTCCAAAATACCAGGTCGTAGAATACCCAATGGACGTTCCGATACTTCTTCTTTCAGTATACCTTTTATAAATAAACTATATGCATATTTTAACTGATGTTTCATTCTTTCAGGAACGGGTGGTAAAGAACAATTGTATTCTATTATGGATTCTGAAAGCCTGAGACTGGCGATAAAATAATACATCGAGTATAACTCTGCCAACGTCTCGTCCAGATCAAACACAAAATAATACATCCTACTCTTCTTTTGTTTTTTCTTATTTAGATTCTGGCGTGGATGAATTATCTAAAGATACGTATCCTTTGTAGAGTAGAATACCATGAAATTCACATTACATCATCAAAAATCTTCTTCGTCTTATTGGAACGGTCTAAAAGAACTTCCTACAGAAATTCATGTTATTAGTTACGATCCCTATATTGCTGAATTTGAACTATTTACAATGGTATGTTCTCTTCATGGGTCTATTTCCGTCTTTGATATTCTCACAGGCGCCAATACAGGTTCGGAAAAAGATAAGGATATGGAAGCCATTATGACAGCCTTTCAAATGTATATGTATCCTAAAATGCCCATTTCCAACTATGGCGCGGATGATAAACGAATGAAATCCAACTCCGTGTCGAAGGCACATCCTATTGATCCTGATCGCTCCTGATCGCTCCCTGTCCTATACACAGCCTAAAACGTATGTACAACAATCAATCAATGAAAATCTTCTATGGGTACGATGATCAGCATTATATCAATGTCACATCTGTTGTATTTGATAAGTGCTTCAAAGATAATGTATTAGTGATTCCTAAGAGTGATAACGAACGTACTGCAATCATGGGGTTTGATCCTTATCCCAACGTCCTAAAACATATTTTGATTGTTGACTATAATAAAAACAAGTATACGTTCCTACATCACCAAGAGTGCAGGCTTTCATTTGACTCAATTGTTCAACAGCTACGCGATTTGAATCCCAGGTATTGGTGGAATTCGGCTGGTACACATATTTCGGATCCGAATGAACGCTTGAAGGCATTACACCAACATCTTCTTTTTGAAAATGGTGACATTACGGATGAACTTCCAGAACAACTCCTGTCCACCCAGTTTATCAAAGAAGATGCCAAGGTTCTTGAAATAGGCGGCAATCTTGGAAGAAATACACTGGTTATTTCGACCCTTCTCAAAGACCCCAGCCAACACGTCGTGTTAGAGTGCAATCCTAAAATCGTTCCATTATTACAACATAACCTACGCCTTAATAACTATAGTACGCATGTAGAACCCAGTGCGCTTTCCTATACCAAGCTTCTTCATATGGATTGGGTAACCGTTCCTGTATCGGAGGCAAACGAGGGTCATAAGGATTGGACGGAAGTTCCCACAATCACCTATGAAGAAATCGAGAAAAAATATAATATACAGTTTGATACGCTTGTTGCTGATTGTGAAGGTGCTCTTTATTATATTTTGAAGGACAATCCTTCCGTGTTAGATACAATCAAACTTGTTATTATGGAAAATGACTATCATGATGTCGATCAAAAGCAGATGGTAGACGCCATTCTGTATCTCAAGGGATTTACTCGAGCACATCATGTTCGCGGTGGCTGGGGACCTTGCTTCGAATACTTCTATGAAGTCTGGGTGGTTTGAAGTAGATGCTTTTTATCTTCATGGTTGTTCCACCAATATACGCAACTGCTCGATTTTTGCAGAAATGGAGTTTTGCAACGTCTTCAGCATACGTTCATGATTCACTTTCTCTACTTCTATTCTCTCTTTCAGCATTTCAATATCTCTTTGTATCAGCGGTGTCATTTTTTGTACTCTTTCACGATGCAGTGTGTGTCGCAACGGAGGAACTACATCATTCTTAATATGATTATACAATACTGTATAGGCTTCCTTGATATCATTTGTTATTTTTTTACGCTCTTCTGCTGTAGGCCCACTGAAGAAACGGATGGGAGCATAATCATGAGGATACGTATACTCCTGGAGCACGATATTTTCATATAATTCATATCGATTCGATCTTCCAGGAAGATATGTTTCGATAATCGTATCATACTTTGCCAACGTATCCACAAACTGGTTGAATGCGGCGATCACATCTTTGTTTTCCAGTAAAGCAGGAGCGAATGTTTTCACAATCGTATGCACATGACGGGCCCATCGTGTAGACCTGGGGGAGGTTCGAAGATTGGGAATACGACAGGATGCATTCGGATCCTTTTTCGCTTTCTTCTTTCCTTTTTTTTCTTGCTCTCTATCTTGCTCTCTGTCTTCACCTACGTCTTCACCGACGTCTTCGATTTGCTCTTTTGATTCCATGGAGGTTGCTATTCTATCCCCATCGATTGTATTCCATCAAATTTATTTATTATCATAAAATTTGAACCTTTAGCAGTTTCTTTTTTTATGATATCTTAGTAACAACACCATGCTTGCCAAACGCTCCAAGAAGGAAGAATCCGAAACATGCCCCATATGTGCAGATAACTATACTGCCGTCATTCGTAAAAAAAGTATCTGTAAATACTGTAAAAAAGATGCATGTGCCAAATGTATTGAATTGTACCTTCTTCAACGCATCGAAGATGCTCATTGTATCCATTGCCGTGTTTCCTATGATGATAGTACATTGAGTGAGATTTGTACCAAAACATACATTCAGAGTCGATACTTTAAACACAGGCAAGCCGTGTTGATCAATCGAGAACGTGCTAATTTACCAGGGCTCCAAGACATAGCCGTTCGCGAACGAAAACGACGTGACCAACAGCAGAAACTCAATGAAATTCGTTCTGATATAAGTAAACTCGAAGAACAATATAGTCCTGCTCTGATTTCATTCAATATTGCCATCACACAATATGATACTGCCAAAAAAACGGGCGATCCCGCACAAGTAGCAGACGCTCGCGTACATCTTGATAGTAGGAAAGAAGCATGTGAAGAGGTTCGAAAACAAATTCATGATAAGAAAGACGAATATCGTACTCTACGAGATTTGTATATCTATACAGATGATGAAGAGGAAGTACATGCAGAATCCGCCGCTGGATCCGATGGCAAAGAGAACGAACGTAAGAAATTCATTCGTCGATGCACACGGGATAACTGCCAAGGATTCTTGAGCACGGCTTGGAAGTGTGGCATATGTGAATTTTATTCTTGCAACAAGTGCTTTAAGGAGAAGGGTAAAAAACCAGACGATCCTCATGAGTGTTTGAAAGAAAATTTGGAAACCGCCGAACTCATTCGTAAAGATTCGAAACCTTGTCCCAATTGTGGCGAGTTTATTACGAAGTCCGAAGGGTGTTTTGCAAAAGATACACCCATATTGTGCTGGGACGGAACAATCAAATTGTCGCAAGATATCCAAGTAGGTGATGAATTAGTTGGTGACGATGGTACCAAACGCACGGTTATTAGTTTAGTAGATGGAGAAGATATACTATACGAAGTAACCCAAACTGCTGGAATAACATATACTGTCAATAGTAAACACAAACTACTTCTCACTGCTCATGCCCCTGAGTCAGCCATTTCGTCTTATAAAATGTCAGACAATATGTATGAAATTCCTGTACATGATTATATTCATCTTTCCAATGATGCAAAACAACTGTTGAAAGGTTATAAAACGGTACACGGAATCAAAATAGACTCTGATATTCACATAACAGAAAGTGGATATGGAACATATTATGGATGGTCCGTTGATGGGAACAAACGATTCTTATTGAGTGATACAACCGCCGTTAGAAACTGTGACCAAATGTTCTGCGTGTCCTGTCAAACTCCTTTCAGCTGGAACACAGGTAAAATTGTGACGACAGGTGTTATCCATAATCCCCACTACTACGAATGGTTGGCGCGCAACGGCAACTCCATGCCTCGTAATCCACACGATATACCTTGTGGGGGTTATCCACAGGGTTGGGAACTTCGTCGACTTCCTCGGTGGTTTACAGGGGAGTTTCGATATTTGACCAGTCATCTTATCGAGTTTCATCGACTCTGTATGGAAATTCAAGATGCCTCCACACGAAACTGGCAACATCATATGACACAAGATGCCGTCAATAACATTAACGTGAAACACTTACTGGGAGATTATGATGAAAAACGATGGGGGCAACAGTTGGCACAATTAGAACGAAAAAAGAAACGTGACCGTGAAGTGCAAGAAATCTTTGCTGCCTTTCGAATGATTGCCGTGGAACTCCTCAACCGATATCAAAATTATAACGACCCTTCTTTTGGCCATATTGGAAACGCTCCTGCAGATATAATCGTCCATGTTCTCGAACAAATTGAAGTCGAAAGCAAAGCTCTTGTTATCATGATCAATGATGCCTTTCAAAAACTGAGCATTCAGAAACGGTGTTTGGTACCATGTATTATATTTACTACAGACAAAGTCGTTGTATATTACCAACTTATTTCGAAAAACTATTCCACAGAACGAAAACAAGTCTCCGCGCCCAGTAAACCAGCTGTTGCTGCGGCGGCAGCGGCTGCATCTTATGCGGAGACTGCATACGCCGCCTATTCAGAGAGTGAAGAAGACACGGAATCCGAAGAGGACACGGAATCAGAAAAGGACACAGGATCAGAAGAGAGCACGGCTCCTACTCCACCTGATACCGACGATTCCTTACTCCTTCGAGAAACGACCGAACTCCAACATGCTATCCTCCAAAGCCTACGAGTGAATTACACATAATACGATACCTGTATCCTTTATTTTTTATCCATTATAATAAGAATGTCCAGTTGTTACGATGTAATCATCGTTGGAGCAGGTGCTGCTGGATTACGGGTAGGAATTGAAGTCGTAAAACAATATCCTGGAATCCGTTGTTGTCTTCTCGAAAAATACAATTATGTAGGGGGTCGCATCGTGACCTATCGAAAAGATATTCCCTCGATTGGACCTGTGCAATGGGAAAATGGAGCAGGTCGCATTTCTCGATCTCATACTCGCGTACTACGTCTCGTTCGTCAATACGGATTACATACCTTTCCTCTTTCACCTACTACTTGCTTTGTATCCTCGAAAACACATGATCTTCAGCCCAATGCCTTTTACGACCTTGTATCCATCTATATCCTACCGCTTCGACAACTTCCCAAAGACGTCCTTGCCACTCATACGGTTGAACAATTGCTGATACAAACCATCGGAATCAAACAGACGAAGGAACTCGCTGTACAATTTCCCTATTATTCGGAACTTCATGTCCTACGTGCCGATCTTGCATTAGATGCTTTTGAAAAGGAGATGGGATCCAATAAAGGATTTGTCGTTTGCACAGAAGGATATCAAGCCATTACCGATCATATGGTAGATGAATTTGTTCAACGAGGGGGCGTCTTGCTAACAAACTTTGATGTCACAGACGTACGGTCGATGCAGGATCATTCCGTCCAGATAATAGGCCGAGAAACTATCTGCCCCAAAGGCAAAAAAACCATACGAACCATACAAGCCACAGGCGTGGTGTTGGCTCTTCCGTCTACCTCCTTACAATCGATAAAAGGGATCGTTCTTCCTATGCTACGACACCTGGAAATGCCACCTTTGCTGCGTATCTATGCGATCTTTCCTCGTCGAAACGGAAAAATGTGGTTCGAACATTTGTCCAAAGTTGTAACGGATTCTACACTACGCTATATTATACCCTATGATGTGAAAAAAGGTATCATTATGATTTCGTATACAGAAGGTCCTGATGCATCCTATTGGATGAAGATGTCTCCTGCTCACGTCCAGAAACAAATCTATTCCGAAGTTCAACGACTCTTTCCCGATTTGGATATTCCTCCCCCTCTATTTGTCAAAATGCACCCCTGGACCGATGGATGTACCTATTGGAAACCTGGAGCCTATGATCCCGTGGAAGAAAGCCAACGCTCCTTGCATCCTCTTCCTGATACAAGCCCTCACGTATTTGTGTGTAGCGAATCCTTTTCCCTCCATCAATCCTGGGTCGAAAGTGCATTGGAACAGGCGGATCAAGTACTGGCATTACCTGCCTTTCAGGCCATGCTACAAACGTAACCTGTTTTTTCTGCTTCTGCTTCTGCTTCTGCTTCTGCTTCTGCTTCTGCTTCTGCTTCTGCTTCTGCTTCTGCTTCTGTTTCATTCGTATGGATATTTCTATTGATATCGATACGATTGTACGATAACCCTATTTAAAGTGATAGAACCACCATCTACCATAGACACTGTATGGAAGTTATCACACTTAACAACCATGAATATTATGTGAAGCCAGGCGAGTTTACGGTTACGCCACACGAAGAGTATAACAATTTGATTATTTATCCAAAGGTCGGTGCATTAGAACGAATCATCGGTTTACTCAATGATATCGTTGAACATATCCCTCATCCCACTTTATCGATACATGGATGGACCGATGGCGGATTCGTTCCTATTGGATGCTCAAACGTGTATGAAAAGGTGTATGTATACCCCACCGAACAAGTTGTTCGCACATCCAATATTCCTTCCAATGTTGTGTTTCATGAACCGTGCTTGAACCCCACGGTTGTGTTTATCCCGCATAAAGATACGAAAGTGAATATTCAACCTACATCCTATGTGTTATGCGATCGTTCGATTGAGTTAGAAGCGAACGAGTTTCTCATTGTACCATTGACCAAGACCAACTGGATACTGTATGTTCCACGTTCTTACTTTACGGAATTTAATGCCTCCTTCCGCTATTATTTTGACAATAAAGGTCAATTTCGTTACGATAACTTAATTCATCTCTGTATCATGGTAAAAAATGCAGGACCTCTCTTCGAAAAAGTATTGACCGAAAATATGCACGCCATCGATCGCTGGACCATTTTGGACACAGGATCGACCGATGGTACGCAAGATATTATACGCAGAGTCCTTCGTGATAAAAAAGGAACCTTATACGAAGAACCCTTTATCAATTTCCGCGAAAGCCGAAACCGCTGTCTGAATCTGGCAGGTACAAATTGCAAATATCTTGTCATGCTCGATGATACCTACGCACTTCGCTACGATCTTCGCGTCTTCTTAGATACCGTACGAGGCGATCAGTTTGCATCGTCCTATTCTTTACTGATTCTAAGCGATGATGTAGAATACTATTCCAATCGTGTGACCTTTTCCGAAAAGGGTCTACGTTACATTTACACTATTCATGAGGTCATTCAAGATACGAACAACAAGACCAATGTAGTTATCCCTAAACAAGCTGCGTACATTCACGATCATCGCGCAGAATATATGGAAAAGCGAACGATGGATCGCAAACGATATGATTTACAGTTGTTGCATGATATGGTTCGTGATGATCCCACCAATCCTCGTCATTACTATTATTTGGCACAAACCTATAACTTGTTAGAAGACTATGAAAATGCCAGCTACTGGTTCCGAAAACGTGCGTTTACAGAACTCAAAGGCCATGATCAAGAAGCCGTGGATTCCTGTTTTGAACTGGCACGAATGTATAACTTCAAAATGAACAAGCCGTGGGCAGAGTGCAAAGAACTCTATGAAAAATCATATGAAATGGACAAGACTCGTCCTGAAGCGCTCTATTTTATTGGCATTCACTATTACTTGGAAGATGATAAACATACAGCTTATCAATACTTTAAAGACGCATTCGCGATTGGTTATCCCATTCATGCACAGTTTAGTCTGAAACCGACGCTCTCCTTCCATTTCTTACCTAAATTCTTAGCACCATTGTGTTACGACTATAAAAACTGGCAACTTGGCTTCGATGCCTGCAAACTGTTTATGGAAAACAACCAACCGAATGCAGATCAATACAGTACCATGCAGAGCTGGTTCTCCATTTTCCAACTATTATGCACCATTCCTGCTGGAAATCACATTCTTCCTCATGCCGTTACAAAACCAAACATTGTATTTGTAGCAGATGGCAATTGGAATACCTGGACAGGCCGTGATATTCTGACTAAAGGAATGGGTGGATCCGAAACCTATATTGTCGAAATTGCACGATGGGTCCAAGCCAGTGGAGCATACAACGTATTTGTCTTCTGTAATTGTTTGACATCCGAATTGTTTGAAGGAGTTACCTATCTACCTCTTCGTGCCTATTCTACCTTTATTTTCAATAACTATATCCATACTTCTATCATTAGTCGATTCTCGGAATACATTCCTTTGACCATGGAAGGATTTGTAGACAATGTATACCTGGTACTTCATGATCTTGGACCAACGGGAACGATTATACCGATGAACAGCAAACTACGAAAGATTCTATGTCTGACCAAGTGGCATGAACAATACTTTTTGGAGACGTTTGGTTCGTTTACGAATCGAACCGATTTCTTTTACTATGGTATCGACCCGTCCCGTTTCAAGCCTTCTCCAAAAGTCAAGAACTCCTTTATCTATTCTTCGTTCCCAAACCGTGGCTTACTCCCCCTGTTACAAATGTGGCCTGCTATCAAACGTGCTCTGCCTGATGCTGTCCTACATGTCTATTCCGATATTCATGGAAAATGGGTGAATGATGTTGCCAAGGATCAAATGGATGAAATTCGTAGAATCTTGAACAATAAAATCGAAGGGGTTGTCATGCACGGCTGGGTTTCCAAACCCGAATTGGCCGATGCATGGAGCAAAGCATCTGTATGGTTCTATCCATGTATTTTCAAGGAAACATTCTGTTTAACGGCATTAGAAGCGGCTGCCTCGAAGACGGTTGCCATTAGTACACCGTTGGCCGCATTACAAGAAACGGTCGGTGACCGAGGTCTTCTGATTCCAGGGGATCCGATGGAAAAGGAATGGCAGAATCGAGCCGTCCAGGAGCTACTTCACGTTCTTCAAGATCCGATTCGCATGGCCGATCTCGTCGAACGCAATTATCAATGGGCTCAATCTATTCCATGGAAACAACGCGGTAACGAATTCAAGGCAAAGTATTTGGACATTCATGATACATATGTGGGTGAAATGGGTAATTGGGTCGACGACCTACCTGCCAACGGCGGCCACAAACAACGATTTGAAGAGGCACTTTCGTTGGCGAAACCGAAACGCATTCTTGAAATCGGCACCTATGCAGGTCGGTCCTTGATTGAAATGATGAAGCGTTGTCCAGATTCCACAGGTGTTGCCATTGATTTATGGACCGATTATAACGAAGACAATATCTCGATTTTGAAGAATATTCAAGAAAATAACATCGAATCGTTGTTTAAAACCAATGTGAAATATGCAGGGATGGAACATCGCGTTCGATCCTTCAAAGGGGATTCCGTGGATCGTCTCACGGAGCTTCTCGTACAGCGTGAAACCTTTGATTTCATTTATGTGGACGGCAGTCATACCTGTCTGGATTGCTATACAGACATGATTCTTGCTTGGAAGCTACTTGTTCCTGGTGGAACCATGGCCGTGGATGATGTTTTGTATAATTACGATAAGGTAATGGCGGGAGATCTCTTGGGATATCCGCTCAAAGCCAAGGAGACTTTTATGACAAAGTACAAGGGCCAGTACGAAGTTATTTCCGATTCGTATCGGTTGTTTATTAAGAAGTTGTGATCCATTCGATACTACTATAGTATATTATGGATTACATGTTATCATAGCATGTTATTATAGTGGTTGCGAGGTAACCGATACCGCAAAATTGGTATAACCACTATTTGCATAGGTATCGCTTATAATATCCAGATTATTGCTTATTCCGTTTACATTCTGGTTCAATACGATCTGACTATCTACTACCGTGGCTCCCACTTGAGGATTTCCAGCCACTCCATTGCCTGCTGTTGAAAAGATGGTAGTGCCTGCACCTGTCCATGTAATTCCGTCCGTTGAAAAGGCAAGTGTATTGGTTCCTTGGCCCGCCGCCACCCATCGTAGCCCGTTCCATGCGACTCCGTTTCCTGCTGTGCTGAAGATACTTGTTCCTACACCTGTCCAGATAATACCGTCATTTGAAATAGCAATGGTATTGGTTCCTTCTCCCACTGCGACAACTCTTGACCCGTTCCAAGAAACATCATTGCCTGCCGAACTGAATATACTGCTTCCGTTTGCTGTCCATGTTATACCATCTGTGGAATATGCGAGAGTATTGGTTCCTTGGCCCACCGCCACCCATCTCGTTCCATTCCATGTTATTCCATTACCCGATGTGGAGAAAATGGACGTGCTTCCCGTTGCACCTGTCCAGCTAATACCGTCTGTGGAATACGCAATCGTATTGGTTCCTGCTCCCACGGCAACCCATCGTGTTCCATTCCATGCAACACCGTTGCCCTGAGTCGAAAACGTAGTTATTCCGATTCCCGTCCACGTTATACCGTCTGTGGAATAGGCAATCGTATTCGTTCCTGATCCTACTGCCACCCATCTCGTTCCATTCCATGCTACACTGTATCCTGTCGAAAATATACTTGATCCAATACCTGTCCATGATGTACCATCCGTGGAATAGCCAATGGTATTCGTTCCTGAACCCACCGCCACCCATCTCGTTCCGTTCCATGCAGCATGTTGACCTGATGATGAAAAGATAGCACTTCCTAATCCTGTCCATGTCATTCCATCAGGTGAATAGGCAAGGGTATTGGTTCCTGAACCGATAGCACCAAGAGCAATTGTAGGCTGTTGAATGTACACGCTTCCTATTCCACTGTTCCATGCGACGCCATACCCAGCAGTCGTGAAAGAACCAGACGATGTTCCTACGCCCGTCCATGTCACTCCATCCCCTGAATAGGCAATGGTATTCGTTCCATTTCCTGTTGCTACCCATCTCGTTCCATTCCATGTAATCCCGCTTCCTGCGACAGCGAAAATACTGGATCCAATACCTGTCCACGTTATACCATCTGTGGAATACGCAATGGTATTGGTTCCTGCTCCCAATGTCCCCACTGCCACCCAGCGTGTTCCATTCCAAGCTACGTTGTTACCTGCCCCAGTCGCCGAACTGAAAATACTGCTTCCGATTCCCGTCCACGTTATACCATCCGCAGAATACGCAATGGTATTGGTTCCTTGTCCCACGGCTACCCATCGAATTCCATTCCATGCAACTCCGTTGCCCGATGTGGAGAAAATACTGGCTCCAATACCCGTCCACGTTATACCATCTGTGGAATACGCAATCGTATTGGTTCCTGATCCAACGGCCACCCATCTCGTTCCATTCCACGCAACTCCGTTTCCTGCCGTGCTGAACGGACTGGATACTACACCCGTCCAGGCATTACCACGTGCAGAATAGGCAATGGTATTGGTTCCTTGTCCTACCGCCACAAATCGTGTTCCATTCCACGCTACGTTGTTACTCGCTGTAGTAAATATACTCGATCCCAACCCCGTCCAATTGATACCAGTACTTGAATACGCAATGGTATTGGTTCCTTGTCCTACTGCTACCCATCGGGTTCCACTCCATGCCGCCCCCTTTCCAGTGGTTGAAAAGGGAGACGTATTACAACGATACCAATTCGAACCCGCATCATTTGTATAAATTAAATATTTAGCACTACCTGATGCACCTATCGCCACCGTTCTACTACCGCTCGAATAAATCCCATACCCATCCGTAAAAGGTTGATATGGCGAAGCCCCCCAACCACTGCTGGCAATATCCTGTCCATATAATATACCATTTGATGGAATTGGAAAATTGCCGCCCACTGCAAGCCAGTAACCTACAGTCGACCATGTTATACCGTCTGCATAGAAGTTGAATGTAACGCCTGTTGTAGATGCAGTCCAGCCAGCACCATCCGATGAGCCGTATATATAGGCAGTTCCTGCTCCAACGGCTATCCATTTGTACAATCCAGGTGCTGTGGCAGAGTATGCAACATCATAACCAGCCGACGAAAACGCGGCTACTGCTGTCCATGTTGTTCCATAATTGTCGGAATAGGCGATCGTATTGGTTCCTCCACCTACTGCAACCATTCGGGTTCCACCGATTGTGATTGCATATCCTACATTACCTGAAAAGGGTGTAGAAGCAGAGTACGTCCATAATGTATCTGTACCTGTAGCGGAATAGGCAATTACTTTTGCGGCTGCTCCTCCATTTCCCACCGCCACAAATCGCCCTCCTCCTCCTGTTGTCCAAACAACACCATATCCGCCCACGCTAAATGTAGTTGTTCCTAAACCAACCCAGTTGATTCCATCATTCGAATAGGCCATCGTATTGGTTCCTTCTCCCACTGCAACCCATCGTGACAACGTAGAACTCCATGCAACGCCTCTACCTGAATACGTAAATATAGAGGCTCCTAATCCTGTCCAATTTATTCCATCATAGGAATACGCTAATGTATTAGGTCCTTGACTGGTAGCAATCCACATGGATCCATTCGATGCGATCTTACTGAAGCCAGTCGATGAAAATAAATTAGTTGCTCCCGTGTTTGTCCATGTAGTTCCATTCGTGGAATAGGATAGGGTATTAGCAATACTGGTCATAGTATTCGCTGCCTGCGTATTTTGACCAAGTGCCAACATTCGGTTCGTAGGATACGTAATCGTATTCTGACGTCTACCATTAAAGGCAACACCTAATCCAGAGGTTGAAAATATAGATGTTCCTACGCCGATCCAAAAGGTACCATCGTAGGAATAGGCAATGGAATTGGTTCCTTCTCCCATTGCCACCCATCTGGATCCATTCCATGCTACACCTTGTCCAGAAGTAGAGAATACACCTGCAGCTGTACCGATCCATGTTATGCCATTGGATGAATAGGCAATTGTGTTAACGGCACCACCCGTCGCAACCCACAAACTTCCATTCCATGCTACCGATAGACCTCCTGTTGAAAATATGGTTCCTGCTGTTACACCCGTCCAAGTTATTCCATCCGATGAATAAGCAATGGAATGCGATACTCCTACTCCCACGATAACCCATAGGGTTCCGTTCCATGCTATACCTCGAATCCGCGTAAAAGTAGCAAGTCCTGTATTTGTCCAGGTAATACCATCGAACGAAGAGAACATATTCTCTGTCTCACCCACTGCAAGCCAAAAGGATCCATTCCATGCGACTGCATATCCTATCGTGCTAAAGAGTAGGCCTAATCCTACCCAATTTACACCGTCATAGGAATAGGCAATCGTATTGGTTCCTTGTCCCACTGCTACCCATATGGTACCATTCCAAGCAACGCCATACCCTTCTGATGTAAAGATGGATGATCCCAATCCTGTCCAAACAATACCATCATAGGAATAGGCAATGGTATTGGTTCCTGTTCCCACTGCTACCCACATGGTCCCGCTCCATGCAATTTTGTTACCACGTGTCGTAAAAATAGTCGCTCCCAACCCACTCCAATTGATACCGTCATTGGAATACGCAATGGAATTCGTACCACTTCCTACCGCGACCCATCGGTTTAATGCAGTTTGGCCAAATGTGTATACCTGACTATCGGTTGGTATATCCATAAAAGGTATCACATTACTTTGTTTAATGACGGTGGGAACAGAATATACAATTTCACTCTTTTTCACAGTGGTTGGATAGGCGGATTGATTTACCAGATTGGTTACGGGTCCAATACCATATACGATTTCTTTTGTAGTGGAATCATACAATAATATATTGGATGCCGTTGTTGGACCACGAATCGGATTCACATAACATGCATTCGCGGTAGCACTATTTAATACCGATCCAGAAGCGTTGATTACAATCGAATTGGCATGTTGGCTGGTCTGACCTGCTTGATATCCAATCGCAATCGCCGCAGATCCTTGAGCGGATTGACCTGCTTGATTTCCCATCGCGACCGCATTTACCCCTTGCAATGATTGTCCACTGGATACACCAATGGCAATTGCACTATTGCCTTGATTAAATTGACCTGCTGACCAGCCAACGGATACCGCGTACTGTCCTTGTGTTCTCTCTCCTGCCTGAAAACCAATCGCAACTGCACTGGATCCTTGAAAGGATCGACCCGCAAAATAACCGATCGCCACAGCACGATCTCCTTGTGTGACCTGTCCTGCATTGGAACCAATCGCAATCGCGCCAAACTGTTGTGAAACTTTTCCTGCCACATTTCCAATGGCAATCGCATTGCTACCCTGATATTCACCCGCTGTGTCACTGCCAATTGCAATGGCATTCAATCCCTGTATTTCAATTGCAGTGTTTACACCTATTGCAATCGCACCCGACGTCTGATTGTTTTGTGCTGCATTGAAACCAAAAGCAATTGCATTTCGACCCTGTGCTTCCAAGGCTGCATTTGAACCGATTGCAATCGTGTTCCTACCTTGTGTATTTTGTCCTGCCTGAAAACCAATGGCAATGGCATTGCTACCCTGAGAAACTTGACCTGCTGTTGTTCCAATCGCAACCGCTTGCTGACCCTGAAATTGCTCACCCGCCGACGATCCAATCGCAACTCCGTTTGAACCCTGACCATTGTTTCCAGCCATATAACCCATTACAATACCACCCGATCCTTGACTGTACTTTGCGGCATTATAACCAATGGCAATAGCATTGGTACCCTGATCATTTTCGCCAGCAAAATAACCCACCGCAATGGCCTGGTCGTGTTGATTAAATTGTGCGGATTCTTGACCTACCGCAACCGTATAGGCACCCTGTGCCTGTTGACCTGCATTACATCCAATATGAACCTGTGAAGATCCTACCGCCCACTCCCCAGAACTGCTATCGCCATTCCAATAGATATAATCAGAATAGCAATCACCTCTTATACCAATGCCTCCCGTTGCACCTACACTTCCTGTCGGACCCGTAGGACCTATTGTACCCGTGCTACCTGTTGGACCTATTATTGCATTACCCGATCCAGACGATGGCCCAGCGTTACAGCTATTCAGGAAATTTGCCTGATTGATAGTCGTGCGAATAGAGGCATCATAGTTTCTCTTTGGCATCTGCTATGATTCTACTATTTCTTTTATATAGTTATTTTATGACTTTTTCACATTATGATATCCCCGCTGGACCCGTTGCACCCGTACTTCCTGATGGCCCTGATGGTCCTGATGGCCCTGATGCACCTGATGCCCCTGATGCCCCATTATCAAGTATGCTATTCTCATCGGGAATACATTCGTAATTGAATACCATATTCTCGTTATTATTGTATATATATTCATTGTTGATTACCCTATTCTCATTATTATCGGGAACACCTTCATCATTGTCTATCGTTGGCATCTGCGTATCCTTCTACTGTTTCTTTTAGATGGCTGCTTTTCAGTAGACGACGTAGTATAAAGACATGTATCGATTTCATCCCATAATGTGTGGCATATGGTCGCTTGTACAATTAAAAAAGAACTACGTCGATCCTGTTAAACAATTCCAAGACTTTCATCGTCTACAGCACCGCGGACCTGATAATTCCTATTTTGAAACGTATAAAAACGTGACCATTGGGTTTCATCGTCTTGCCATTGTAGATGATACATTCTTGTCCAATCAGCCCTTTATTTATGAAGATGACAACCGTACGATTATTTTTGTCTGTAATGGCGAAATATACAACTACAAAGAACTGATCGAGGAGTTTGATCTTCCCCATAACAAGAGTGATTGCGGCACTATCTTGGATGCATATGTGAAACGATTCAACAACGATTTGCGCCAGTTTCAGTCCTTTATTAAAAATAGCGTTCGCGGCGAGTTTGCCTTTCTTCTGTTTGAATTCGACCGTCTCAAGAATCTGAAAACTGTCGTAGTGGCCCGTGATGAAATCGGCGTACGACCTCTTTATTACCATCCTTATACAAAGGGCAACGATGCATTGTTGTTTACATCCGAACTAAAGGGCGGTACATCGTTTGAAGGCGAGTTGATTGAATTTCCTCCTGGTCGTATACTTACCTATCATATGAATGAGTTAGGACGTGTGGATGAAACTATGTATAATTTTACATCTGTATATCATACTCGGTCCCCTTATGAATATGCAGATGATGCTACCAAGTTGCTGTTGATTCAAACCACTGTCACCGCCTGCGTTCGGCGTCGACTCAACGGTGATCGCCCCTTTGCCTTCCTTCTTTCAGGCGGCGTGGATTCGAGTTTGGTTGCAGCCCTGTCCGCCAAGATTCTCGGCAAGCCCATTCAGACGTTTTGCTGTGGTATGTCGGATGGTACCGATCTTCACTATGCTCGTTTGGTGGCGAAACACATTGGCTCCAATCATACTGAAGTTCGTTTCACTCCTCAGGAGGGATTGGATGCGATTTCGGATGTCATTCGTACCGTTGAATCATGGGATACGACTACCATTCGTGCATCGGTAGGGCAGTACTTAGTATCTAAATTCATTGGTACGCAGACAGATTGTAAGGTAGTTATGGTAGGTGAGGGTCCAGACGAAGTATGTTCTTCTTATCTATTTAACTGGTACGCGCCGAATGCGACATCACTCGATGGAGCGGCAAAGGAGTATGTCAAACACATTCATTATTATGATGTAAAACGTGCCGATCGTTGTATCAGTCGATGGGGTATGGAAGGTCGTGTTCCTTTGTTGGATCCTCAATTCATCGAGAGCTACTGGTGTGTCGAAGCGGAGAAGAGGATGCCAACGTACAAAGGTGTTGAAAAGTGGTGGCTGCGCCAAGCCTTTCATGATACAGGTATTCTTCCTGATGAAGTGCTTTGGCGTAAGAAGGAGGCGTTTTCAGATGGAGTGAGTGGCGAGAAATCGTGGTTCCAAATCATTCAGGAATTTGTGGAAGACAAGGTAACAGACGAGGAAATGGCATCGGCAAACGAAAAATACCCATATTGCACGCCACAAACAAAGGAGGCATATTACTACAGAAAGATATTTTGTGATTTTTTTGGAGAACATCGTCAAACCATCCTTCCAGGCTACTGGCAACCGAAATGGAACGCAGATGGTAAAAATGTAACAGGGTATGTAGATCCGTCTGCACGAACGTTGAGTGTTTACAATAAAGAGAACTAAGAAGATAGAACTAAGAAGACAGAAGATCCTCTTCTTGTCGTTGATCCTCTTTCGTTGGATACATATGATAATAGGTACACCAATTATGTAGATAGTTTATATAATTGGTATAAAATTCATGTTTGTCGTCTTCTCCTGATTGAATAAAACACCATTCTATTTCTCTCAGAAGAAACCGATACGTGACCTGACGCGGAACGAATCGTTTGCAAAAGAAACACCTGTTGTTAGATACATGGAACCATTTTCTATGATACATCTGTTTGCATTGTGAACAGTAGAATTGCTCCTGGTACCTACAAAGAAGAGAAGTCATCGTAGAAAAATCGAAAGACATGGAATCGATCGTTGGTTCTGCTTCTATTTCTCCCTTTTCAATTTTTACAAACAATCCAATAGAGGTATGGTGTCTCTTCTGCATATTTTTTCTTTTTTGATTGTATCCGTCTTGCTATATTATATCACGGATAACCTATTACAATTCCGATGGTTCCGATTACTCCGATGGATATACATGTGTATTGTATCCTTGTTTGCTATCCACTTCTTTTATACAGGTGATAAAAAAGATGCGGCCAAGGATTTATTTAAACTGGCTACAGTGTAGAAATGGATCCACACTTCACGCTTTCCCTCATTCATCTGTTTTTTGTCGTCCCTCTTTTTCTGTTTATCGGTATCATGCGATCCTCCGTCCCAGACTGGCTGTACACTGCTATCTTTATAATAGGCGCCGTTATTCTCTTGTACCATGGATATAAATTCGTCATACGACTTCAAGCTCGTTCCAATTATGCATGGGTCAATGCCATCCATCTTGCACTGATTGCCCCTCTCCTTCTATATATTGGCTATCACAAAAAAGAAACACCACGGAGTGCTTATGAACTATTACTCCTATTAGGATTTGCCGCTGGTGGATATCATATGTATTCTCTGGTGAAAATGATACAAGTGTATCCAGAATCTGAAAAATAGAGGGGGACAGGGAGACAGGGAGACAGGGAGAAGCAGAAGCAGAAGCAGAGCATTATAACAAGGGCTGTAGTGTTTGATATTTTTCATTTTTGGTATCAAATGGAAAACATCGCTTTGCATGATAGTAAAAGGAACATGAACTTTGGAATTCCTTCTTACATGTCGTACATTGAATTATCTTTGTATCTTCGTGTACATTCATTGACTTCTTCATCTCTTCTTGGAAGTGAGTACGCAAACAATGAATGATACAATTCCCCTTTGTCATCGCTGTAAACGTGCACTTGTCAAATGGACAGGAAATCTTCTTTTCCTCGGTGGTCTTCAACTCAGGATGCTTGGAACGAATGTGTAAGTCCAAGGTTTGCTTTTGTAAGAAACCCTTTTTACACGTTTTACAAATATGGGACCGCTCTTCCTCGTGCTTCTTCATATGGTAATGCATACTCGATTGATTACTCTTTTTGTAATCACAATGGGGACAGACGAATAGCCCTTCTTCGTTCTTTTTATATACAAATGGCATACTATTGGGGGTTGAATTGTACTCTTTTTTTTGAATCGATGTGGTTTCAATTTTTTGTATATCCATTATACTATCATCGTTTCTATGTTTTAGGTACTCACACCATTATTTGCATTAAAAAATAGCTTAAACAGTGTGTTTTCGCACAGTGCATGCTTAAACAATGTGTTTTCGCACAGTGCATGCTTAAACAGTTTGTGTAAACAGTGTGCGTAAACAGTTTGTGTAAACAGTGTGTGTAAACAGTGTATATGCTATCTTTTAGTACGCCGATTCCTTATATATGGGATAGACCCACAATCAAATCACATACGTCTGTATCCGTCTCCTCTCCTATGTATTTGTCTTTGAAATATATCCAGATGTTGTGAATGTCATGAATCAAATGTTGAAAGTTCCGAAGATCAAAATGACCCATCTGGTCGTGTTCTTCTAATAGAACTTGAATGTTGTACATGATGTTTAATGCCGTGCTATGCATGTACAAATCGTGCTCGTCGAATCGATTGACCAATCCACTCCAATCCAATTCAGAATAGGTCTCTATCGTACAACGACGGGTCTGATACCATTCTTCGGGTGGACACAACCCTTCCGCCACGATGCGATCGATTTCTCGTCTTAGTTCCCTGAGTTCTTTGACATTCTTGCTCTCCTTGTTCGCATCGGCTTCGTCGTCTGCCATGTACATGGGATTCGTTTCCATATCGTCCATCTGTATTTCTCTACGTACGGTGTTCGTTTTGTTACCCATCCATGGGATCGATTTGAATTTCAAATTTTTTTAATCAGTACGGTTGCACAGTTGCACCGTGATACCATGTACGGTCTCCTCCCTTCACAAAAATAAAATCTGCGGAATAAATATAGAAAATGGTAGACAACATGAAGGCTGTAGGAAGTAAAGCTCAGGTATTTCATGGAACGGCCCGTCATACTTCGGGTGGATTACATAAGAAGGATTTGATGAAGCGCGCAGGACGTATTATTAGCCGCAAGAAGCACGCCGCTGGAAAGAAGGCGATTAAGCGTCTCTTTTCTCTGGGCTACAAGCCCAAGAAGGGCACGTTCAAGCTTATGCACAAGCACAAGAAGCACACTCGTAAGAACGGTGGCGCCAATGGCTTATTTGAGGGTCTCGCAACTGCTTCTGGCTCCATGTAAAGGGTACGGTTTTCTTTATAGTATATGATTATAATAAAAAACATTATAATAATATAGAAATGGGACGAAAAACTACATGCCGTCGCAATAAAACACGTCGTGGAGGCCGTGGAGGGTTAGGAATGAGTTCATACGGTGTGGGGGATCGATCTACGACGGGCGCCAGTTCCGTTCTTGCCCAATACACGGGAACACCTGGAGTGTCTCGTGGTGGTGCTCGGTTGCATCGCACCTACAAGAAAAAGAAAGAACGCGTCGTACACAGAAAGCGTCTTTAATCCCTTTTAAAGTTATCGGACAACCAACTGAACAATTCGGACATTTGCTTGTTCGACAAATTGTCTCCTTGATTACGCTCGACTGGATCATACCAGTACACGCTTCCACCAGGCTTATCTTCCTCATACTTTGTCCATGCAATTCCAGCCTTCGCCATTCGTAGCTCTTGGAGTACCTCTTTGTGCTCTTTCGGTGTATAATTGGCTCGATATACATTTTGTAACACCTTGAAAATATAGTCTGAATACGAGGATGTTATTTCCTCCACAGGAGCAAAAAAGATCGCATCGTACGGACGAATATGAGATACATAACTTGACTGCACATTTACAAATGTTACCGATCGAGGGACTTTCTGCCAAAGTCCATCTGGAATAATGATATCTTCCGATACAACCAACATTGGTTTCGGAGCATAGGTAATATACGTTATAATAAGTGTCCAGTCCTGTGAATCCTTTACTTGGAACATAGCATCGTATTGTAACGGTACATACTTACTCAGTGAAAAAGCAGCATGCGTCAACAGTATCTTCTTTTTAAAGGGTTCACGAAGTCGTTGAATGGATTCGACAATCGGGGGATATTTGTGATTGGGAAACGGACCCTGACATAGAATTCGACAGGAATGTAGATTCGTATTAAATGCATCGATTTCAATCGATTCCACTTGTTGTGCTGCTGCCATACTTTCCTACTACGCTCTAAAAATTATAAAACACCTTTCTGGCGCATACCTATTATGTTTCCATGAATCGAGTCCATTCTTTACTGTCGAAGTATGATTCAATTGACTATCCTATATTTATATTGTAACGATAGGATAGATTGTAACATGAATTATACAATACTACTTAAAACGGCGTTTGCCCTTTTTATAGTCGATTTATTTTGGTTAGCAACAGGCGGCATCTATGGTCGATATCTCATTGAATTGATTCAAGGCAAACCCATTGAATTCCGCTTCATAAGTGGAATGGTTGTGTATCTCTTCTTAGCCTATATGTTACTACAAACGGGTTCTACTCAACAGGCGTTTCTATACGGTGTGTGCATCTATGGAGTGTATGACTTTACCAATTATGCCGTGTTTGATAAATACGACTGGAAATTTGGTATCGCCGATACGATATGGGGTGGTATTCTTTTTGTAGTCACTCGCCTTCTTCTTCAGTCCTTTTGATTACGGTGAACGACAATACAAGGCACACGATAACGATATTATATGTACAATATTAACAAGCAGAATCATAGAAAAAGAGGCTCGAACCATATGCGGGACATTCCAATCCTTCTCGCGATAATACTGCACACCGTCCACTGTGACATATTCTCTGCCAAACTCATCCTCGTAGACCTTTGAATCCTCCTCCTCTTCACTTTCTGTAGAACGAACAGAGTCGGTTGCGTCGGATTCACACACGGTGTCGATTGCGTCCACTGCCTCTGCGTCCTCTGCGTCCTCTGCATCCTCTGCATCCGCTTCCTCCGCTTCCTCTGCATCCTCTGCTGCGTCTTCTGCTGCGTCCTCTGCATCCTTTGCAACCACGGCATCCATCTCCATTTCTTCCAGATTCATCTCTACCATATCTGTATTTTTATCTACAACAACAACTTTCTCTTCGTTTGTAGCAATTGACTCCTTTACCTCGTTTACATTCTTACTCGCTTCCTCTGACATATTGTGCTGTATTATCCATACTACATCATCGCTTATTTAAGTACCTTGTCAAAAATTGAAAGATTTTCTTATCGGCTGTAAAGAGTCACAACCATGAATATCGTACTATCAGGCAATATCGATTGTAGCTCTTTCGATCCGTTATTATATACCATTCATACGATTCTCCGCCCTGGTTATACACTATACATCGGATCACAATGCAACGATGGAAGACCTATTACTGAATCGTGGCACTATAAACAAGCCAAAAAAATGGGGAATCCGATTGTTCCACTTGTTTCACCTGCTTCCCCTGCTTCCCCTGTTACCTCTGCTTCCCCTGCCATACAACCACCCATCGCAAAAAAACAATGGGTAGACAAATATGCACCCCAATCTGTATCTGATATCATTGGACACAAAGAGGCTATTTCCCAAATACAATTGTGGCTACGATCTTGGGACAAGGGCTATCCCGAGGTTCGCGGTGTTCTTGTCACAGGTCCGCCTGGCATTGGAAAAACATCCACCGTTCATTTGGTGGCCAAATCCTTAGGATATCATATCGTGGAATACAATGCATCCGATACACGTTCTATCTCGGCTCTTCGTGGATTGTTGGCACTTGGTATTCGACGACTTCGAAAGGAAGTGATTGTCATGGACGAAGTCGATGGGCTATCCGAACGAGGCGGTGTCGGTGAAATCGCGTCCCTACTCAAAAAAACATGTACACCCATCATTTGTATTGCGAATGAGAAACCACCTAAATTGCGTCCCATTATCAATGCATGCATCGATATCAAGTTTGCAAGACCCCAAAAGGGAACTATCGCCAATGCTCTCCTTCGTGTCGTACAAGCAGAAGGAATTCCTATTCATAAAGCCGATATAGAACAATTATGTGAAGCAAACGGAAACGACATTCGATCCATTTTGAATACATTAGAATTTTATGGCACACGTGCTGGACATAAGGAGTATAACAAAGATGCCATTCTTCGTATGGATCTGTTTTCTGCCACACAGCAACTCTTTCGTCAAAAACAAGCCAGCGTACAAGATGCCGCCGAGCTCGTCTTTGTGGATTACAACATGGTTCCTCTCATGGTACAAGAAGCCTATTTGGCGGCCAGCGGCTCTATCGAAGAAGCCATGCGTGCCTCGGAATTCCTATCCTTTGGTGATACCATAGAGAAACGGATTCATCAACAACAAGACTGGGGACTTACCCCCGATTTTGTACAATGTTCTGTCGCCGCTGCCAAGTCCGTCTCTGGATTTGCACCCTTCCAAATCTTTCCTCAATGGCTCGGTAAGAATTCGAAAACTCTCAAACACGGGCGTTACATCAAAGAATTGGCGGAGAAGATGTCCTGTCATTCTGTGGAAATGCGTCTGGAGTACGCGGATTCTCTTCAAACCATTCTCTTTCGACCCTTGTGTGCAGAGAAACCAGATCTAAAAGGATTGATGAAGCAAATGGATGAATACAAATTAACACGAGATGACTTGATGGAGAATTTGTTGGAAGTCTGTTTGGACCCTGTAGACATTCCTACCAAGGTTAAAACTGCCTTTACACGAGAATACAATAAAACACATGTCCGTGAAAAGAGTAAGAAGATTGCGGTTGTAGAAGAGGAAGAAGAGGAAGAAGAGGAAGAAGAGGAAGAGGAAAAAAAATAGGAAGAAAGCGAAGATAATATTGATCTATCTTGAAAATAGTTAATTAATTTGAATAGTTTACTACTATAATTAGATCAAATGACTATTGTAATAGGGATTGCACATTCACAAATTTAAATAAACTTCCAAATATAACCCTTATACGTGTTCCTTGTACAGTTACAACATTTTGATATACCTCCCATACGTACAGCACATTGTGCAGATGCTTCTGTTATACTACTAAAAGATTCAATAAATACATTATCTAATGTGTATTTACCAACTTTTTTACACATTTTACTATATAGTTTAGCACAAGATTTACTGATTTTTTGCTTCATTTCATCTGTCCATACGCGTGTTCTATTTGCTTCGGCAACGCTTTCTTTTCCATAATTATAAATAGGATTGTTTTTCAACCTTTCTGATCTTTTATAACGTTCTTCATCCGATAAATTCTGTTTTAGTCCCTTTCTTTGTTTACTCATGTTTTGTTTTTGTTCATCTGACCATTTTTTTCCTTTTTGTGCATTACTATTCTTTTGTTTTCTTTCTTCAGAATGCTTCTTACCAGTCAGTGCTTTACTGATTTTTTCACATGTTTCATGGTGAATAATTTTATTTTTATTACCTCCACTTTCTAAATTATAACCATTAGGTGCAATTGAATTGAATTTAGAAATATAACTAATCTCTAAATCATCGCATGCTTCATCGAAACATATGCATATAATTTTAAACTCAAAATTATCTATTCCATATTTTCTAAAAGCACTATATAATACTGGACATCTATTTGTATTTATATTACTTTTATGACTTTTCCATCGTGTATTAATATCTAATGCAATTGTTTGACCGATATAACATTTATTGTTAACTTTATTTTTAATCATATAAATATAACCCATTCTATACTTAGAACTGGAATAAATTATTTAAGTCCATTCTTTATATATTACCATTATAAGCGAATTGTACCAATGCTTGCCGTTGCCTGGGTCGACACATGACATCTCCAGGTCGACAATTGGCACGTATTTGACCTGCATGACGTACAAATGCTCTCCATCGTTTGATTTGCACGTCGTCTATCTCTGGCTCTCGTCGTCCCATCCAATACCGACAATACCATTGAAACCATCCACGGATATCAGGATTGGCATTTGAATCCGATAACAACGGATATTGTTTGGCCAGATGGCCCTCTTTGTTTGGGACCCATCCATAGTCTTTCCATTTGTCCAAATTCAGACGCGACTTGATCTTAAAATAGTTGATATCAGGATTGGCCCCTTCGGGTGACAAGGTACCTTTTTGGATCGCCTTTAGAAACCATTCTTTCGGAAATTCTAATATACAATCGTTCAGATACTTTCCCTCAAACACACCCATTTCCAACATCTTTGCAGGAGTAAGATCAGGTTCAAATGCCATATTTTTACCAGGAGATTCCGTTAACACATAGGAGTATCCATATTGCATTTTATCATACACCGATACTTTCGTACCTTTTGTATATTCTTTGATGGAGTTTCCTTTTTCTTCTATGATACGAAGCATGTCCTCCGTAGTTCGAATCGATAGGATTCGTTTGTCTTTGAAGTGCATTTCCTATATCATACTCATAAATAAATGTCGTTCTTCATAATCACGTATCGTATAGGATATTCATAAAATTTGATAATAGAATCGTATAGAAGTATACTATCCAACGATGCAAGTCTATACACCACCCAAACCCGCTCCTCTTCCCGAGGATTTTGACGAATTCTATGCCTCCTTGACTCCCCAAGAAAAAGAACTTCATGCATTGGCAACAGAGAAACTCGGATCTTCCTACTTTGTACAATGGTGTCATATGTATCGCAAGTGGAAGAAAGCAAAGGAAGCTATTTTAGCCGCTGTTACAGCAGAAGCAGCCGAAGAAAAACGTTAATCGAACCATCCACATCTATCATTTGCTATCTCCCTATTTTTTTCTATTTCTTCTTGTTCTTCCTTACGTAAAAATAGAATAGGATGCTGGTATGTTTTATTACGACATGCCCACTGTAGCCCCTTTTCCGAATTCCATGCGGTTTCGTGTAGATAACGGAAAGGGCCTTCTTCTATATTTCGTACCTGCAGTCTTTCGATAGGATACTTATCAAGTTGTATTACTTTTTGAGCGGCAATCGAAATCAGTGGACGATTGTCTATCGTTCCCAGATGCTGTCTGGATGCTACATAGTGTGTACTGTCTATATACTCTGTAACTTTTACGAACTCTTCTTTCCATTGTTTTATGAATGCACTGTTTTTGTTACAGGCCAAGAAATGCGGATGGATCCACGGAAGAGTGGAGGAACCCTTATAAAATCCAGAAAATTCACCGTATTTTGTAAATAGCCAGGTATCAAATGGTTCTTTCACGATCGTACCTGGATCCATCCATATACCACCATGTTCTGCTAACGTGTACAACCGTAACAAATTCGAAAACTGTTCATCGTCCGTATCAAAATAATAATGAGATCGTATTTTTTCGGGAATGGTAACATATCCCATGTAATTCTTTTTGTTCATAAGTACGATCTCATATTCTGGATTATGTTTCTTCCAACTCTCGATACACTTCTGAATCGTTGTAGGAAGTACGTCGGGATTTTTCCAATACGACCATATTTTCCTTGGAACTCGATTGAACGTTGGCTTGCTTCGATGTATCCATCCCAATACAAATAGGATAACAAATGCGATCATAAACACAAGGATACTCCCTGGTATCATGATTCTATTGTAGTGATACAATCCTTATAAAAACAGACATACCAAAACAGACATAATAAAAAAATTGAATGCATCTGGATCTGTTTTTGAAGGCATCCACACCATGAACTTCCAAGCCTACCCCATTCGCGCGCATCCTGAGAGTGCGTGCATCCAAGCGATTGTTCCAGACGGAGAACAACGGACGCCTACACACATCATCTTGTTAATCGATGTTTCGGCCAGCATGAAAGACGAGGACAAACTTGTGAACGTGAAATCGTCTCTCCATTTCCTACTTGATTATCTTGGATCACAGGATCAAGTAACGATTATTACATTTAGTGACAATGCCTCCACGATTGTTTCCCAAAAAGACGTCACTCCCTTAGAAAAGGAAAACACTCGAGAACGCATTTCGATGATCGCCGCAGAACGGAATACAAACATCAGTGCTGCCTTCATTGAAGCTCGACGATGTCTTCACAACAACGTGGGGAATCGGAAGACTGGTATTTTACTGCTTACGGACGGTAACGCAAATATGGGTATTACACGAGATGACCACCTTGTGGAACTCGTTACGGACACCGTCCATACCTTTCCTGGTACATCCATTTCCTGTATCGGATACGGAACGGACCACAAGGCAAGCCTTCTCCAATCTATCAGCGGTGTGGGCGGAGGATCGTACTACGTAGTCCATTCCTTGGATGATGTTGCCACTGTGCTGGGCGATGTCTTGGGCGGATTGATTAGCTGTACCTACCAACAAGTTCGCGTTCTACTTCCTCTGGATACACCCGTTCAGACACGTTACACCGTTCGCAAAACCGACACTCATACGGAAGTCATCATTGGTGATCTCCCTGCTGGCGCCAGTGCGGTATTCCTTGCTACCCTTCCATCCAACGCAGCTGTCATCATGAAAGGATACGATATCTCCAATCAATTTGAGTTTGAACGAACCGTGCACGTGACCGATAATGATGATGCTGTACTACAAACCAATGGCAACGCACATTATCTACGTTTCGAAGTCCTTTCCTTGCTGGAGGAGGCGCGTCGACTGATGTCGTTGTTCGTCCGAGATGATACAATGAAGCAACACATTGCGAAGATTGAACAACAAATTGACGTCATTCAAGAGTACAAGAGAGACCACCCGCATTCCTTGTGGGATGTTCTTCTACATGAACTACAACACTGTAAGAGATTGATGGAAAACTACGATCGTAATAAGCCGTCGGATGCCCCTCATATCCTGTCACAACATGGATCCTGTCTTGGGCGCATGCGCGGTATCGCAGTCTCTTCTTCAGGTCAACCTGTGGCCCCTCCTCGCATCCGCCAATGCTTCGCCAGCCCCTTTCAAAGGGAAATCAGCCAGAATCTCAGCCATGATGTTAGTCAAGCGAATCAAGACGAAGAGGAAGAAGAGCCTGGCGCTCCTGTTGCTGCTGCTGCAGCGGCTTCTCGTCCTCCCGCTGCTCCTCCCAAACGAAACAAATAAAATCAATAATACATGTATGTACAATTATAAAAACGACAACAATCTAAAGAAATACGTGTAGTATTTTTTTAGTATCATGGCGACGAATCCAGTGGAATCAGTGGAACCAGTGGAATCCGTCGCTGCCTCTGGAAAGAAAGTGTACATGTCTGACAACGTTGGATTTGTCGAATGTCTTGACATATTCGGTGACGATCTAACCGTGGTAAATGCAGCTCGTGTGTCTTTTGATAAAGAATCCAATTCCCTTTCAGAAGCCGACAAAAAGCTCATTCGCTATTTGGCAAAGTATGATCATGTGACACCTTTTTTCCATCCACAAGTTCGTCTTCGTATCAAGATGCCCATTTTCGTAGCCAGAGAATACTTTCGACATAATATTGGACTTTCTCGTAACGAGGTCAGTCGTCGATATGTCAATACTCCTCCTGAATGCTGGGTACCCAAGTCGGACGACATTCGTGAACGCGATCCTAAAGTGAAACAAGGTTCCAAGTCCACTCCCGTAGATGACGCAGAAGAGGTTCATCGTGTTCTTTCGGAACAAACCGAGTCTGCCTTGAAAACGTATCATTCGCTTCTTGAATCGGGCGTGGCGCCCGAGATCGCTCGCTCGATCCTTCCACAAAGTATGTATACCCTTTTTATTGAAACAGGATCTCTGGCGGCCTATGCACGTATTTGCTATCTTCGTCTGGATCCTACCGCTCAAAAGGAAATTCGTGATTATGCGACTGCAATCGATTTCCTCATGACAGACCTGTTTCCCGTCTCTTGGGCCGCTCTTCGTGAGAAACATAAGGGAAATTAAGCCTGATGCAGTGCATTTTTTAGATTGTACGTAATCGTAGTCACACCAAACATGAGTAGAAATACCTTTTCGTAGAATGAAAACGTATAGGTGTCTTTCATGGCCAAATAGATAAGATAAGGACCATATATCAGAATATCAATGATTCTAACATACTGTCCTTTTCCCAGTCCTGTAGCAAGGACCCATCCTATAACCGCAAATAGAATGATCAAAATAGGGGCGTAGATTGTAAAATCGAGTCGGTCCATTCTATCTTTTGAGAACAAATAAAGAGGATAGACGGATGACTCGCTTAGGTCTTCAGACAACCACATAGCTGGAAGGAATCGGTGGAATGTTCGCGTTGTTCTCTCATTTCCTCTTCAAATTGAGAATCGATTTCTAAATATTTATTTTTGATTTGGATAATTCGATCGGTTAGCATTTTCTTTTGAAGCTCTAACAACTGCAGTCGAGCGAGATCTTTCTTTTGGGGAGAATCGGTGGAATGAATGTTGATATTGACATGTACATGTTCGTTTAAGACATCTTTTAGATTATTTACTAATGAGGTTTCTTCCGTTTGTATTTTTTTTACTTCTGCAAATACATTGATGTTATATAATCGTGGATAGGTAAAACGAATGCTTTCTGGTAAAATAAACTGATTGGTTTCTTTGATTTCACGAACATCTTTTTCAATATCTGTCAAGATCTGGGGAAGGGATCGAGCTTCCGCTGCAATAAATAGAATCTTTCCTGAACTGAATTCCATCTTTGACTGAAGCTTGTCAAACTTATATGCGGATACACGATGCGCTTCTGCTTTCGCATCCAGTTTCAAATAGTTAATCAATGTAAGAAAAACGAAATTGAGACCGTTCAATGAACTCACAATGGTTGAACTAAAATCATATTCTTTTAATACCAGACTGATTACGGAACAAATCGCTGTGATACATATGGTTGGTAGCATAAGAGAATTCAATCGTTGTTCGCAAAGTGTTTTCGCTTCCGTGTATAATATTTTCTGACCTTTCAAATACATTCCAATAATGTCACAAATCATGGAATGATTCGACTCTTTATAATTAAATGAATCTTTTAACAACGTATCCACTTCTCGATAATTGAACATAGCTTGTGGCAATTTCGAAAGGGCGTCCTGTTGTTCGGATGTAAATCCATCGTCTGATCCACTTGTTTCACTGGATGTGTCCTCTTTTTCGGGGATGCTCCCCGTTGTTTCTCCCGACAGGGGCGAGTGAACCGTGACATTTACGGGCTTCGTGTCCGTTGAATCTGTTGCGTATGTTGCGTCTGTTGCGTCTGTTGCGTCTGTTGAGACCGTTGATGCCACTGCATCTGTGGAACCATTCTTATTCATTTTCTACTTAGAAATAGAAACGAAAATGTCTCTACAAACACATACAAACACTGTTGAATCGCGTACCTTTACAAAAGAACCAACGCTTGAAAAGAATAGTGTTAAAAAGGAAGAATCCTCTTTTAGCATAAAAGCACGTGTGTTGCCTGTCGAAGAAATGGATAAACAAAAGCCTATCGTACAGTCGTCCAAAATAAAAACACTAAAAAAACTGTATGGCTTTTAGAGATGTCGGATCCAAAAGACAAACCCACACAAGAAACGCAAGACAAAGACAAAAAACAGGATGAAACGCGTACTGTCAATCCTATGACGATGATTCCTGATGGTCTAAAAATTTCTACCAAAAAGCCACTGACTAAGAAAGAAAAAGTTGCTAAAAAATTATTTGGGTTTTAAATACTCTATCCGTTGTCTATTATGATACGTATAACTATAATTATCATAATAGGTGTCCTTCTGTTTCTATATTAACGTCTGCCACCTCCACCTCCGTGTCCTCCTCCGTGTCCACCCATTCCTCCTGGTCCTGGCCCTGGTCCTGGTCTCGGTCCTGGTCCTGGTCTGCCTCCATAACGTCCCATGTAGTATCCTCCTCCATATCCAGCCGCCCACGGGAACCAAGAAGGCCACCAGTTATACCCTGTTACTGTCCATGGCCAGGCATTGTCCCATTCATACGAGGGTGTTTCGTCTACGACTATCACATTCGTTACAGGTGTCAGTCGACGAATTAGTAAAATAAGTACATATACAATGAGAACAAACACAACTCCGTAGAGTAGAATAGATAACAAATCTGGTACCTTCATTTCTCTACTATGTTATCGTTTATAAAGTGTATGGATCGCTAAAGGGATTCGGTTTTCTCCAACGCATACCTTGCTTTATTCATCCCAATGTCCCACAGGTGTGACATACTCCACGTGCTGCGAACGATCGTCATATACAGGTAGATGGATAGATCTCTCCACCCGAGGAGAAGTAGACCACCAGCCCACCTCTACCTCCTTTGGAATAGGAAGCGTCTTTCTCATTCCTCCCTCTGGACTGGCTCCACCACTTGCATAGATAGTTGGCTGATATCCTTTTCCTGATTCAGGCCAAAAAGATCCTTGTCCAAATGTAAACGCCTGACCGTCATACATACCTGCCTTATTGTATCCCCAAGTAGGGAACAGTTTCTTCATTGCATTCGGAAAAAGCTGCTGTGTCACAGGAGAATTATACAATGTATTTACACCAGGCGTATAATATACGGAAAATAAAGATCGGACGAGTAAAAAGAAAACGAGTCCAAGAAGGATTCCGTAGAGATAGGTTATATAACTTCTGTCAGGCATTGTTTCTATTATTACTCTATTTTTTAGATTTATCTATATATTGTGTATAATACATAGGAGATAGAACAATCTGTTTGGATGAAATAGGATGACGTTCCACTTTCATTGTATGTATTGTATCCAGTGTATCCAGTGTATCCAGTGTATCCAGTGTATCCAGTGTATCCAATGTATCCAATGTAGGTTGATACACAAATGCATCCTTTAATGGATCATCTTTTGAGCAAATACATCCCATTCCTACTTCTTTTGACTTTTATCTACCTGACCATGTTCGTACAACTGGATGGAATGGGAATCTTCCATTCTTATAATCCGAAAAAGGGACCCCCCATGGAATATAGTGATGAATGTCGCCAAAATAGGTTTGAATATTCTCTTCTTGAGAATGAATCAGTAGAGGAAGTACCCGTTCCAATGCATGTCGATGTTCTCTCGTCTTTATCTTTGGAAGTAATAATTCAAACAAACGAAGGTTACGATTCATAGTATCCAAGAAAGACCAACGAATTACCGACATCGCACCAAAACATCCAATCCAACTGTCCTTTTTGTGAAAGCGATCCATGTGTTGTTCATACAATGGCAAACCCTGTAAAAGATGATCAATTCCTGAAACGATTTCATCATCCCATGCATGCGAAAAGGTCCAGAAAAAAATAACATTGTCCCGCTGTTCCAATTCAAAATCAACCTTCTTCTGAATAAACCATGTATCGTGGACAATGACTGCGACATCAAAGGGCTTCAACTTATGAAAATAATAATAGGGGAGTAGTTCCGCTGCTCCTTTGTGTTCCGTATCATACAGAATCGTAGCATTTTCTAACGGTATGTCATCCGATACATAGTTTTTATCACTTGAATCGTCTACAATTAGAATAGGCTCATTATAGAGTCTGCGAATACATCTATAGGATTCTTTCCAATAGGAGTTGGACAGTTCGTTATTCACATGTCGAATCATAATAAAACCAAACGTCATTTCTAAAGATAGTACATACTACCATCTTTAGATGATTTCTTGTGACTGTAAAAAATATTGTTTTTATTCCATTCGTCTAAAAGTCATCATCGATTCGAAATGTCATATCTTCTTGCTTTTTACCCACGCCTGACTTGGCATAACTGCTCACTCGCTTTTCAAAGAAGTTGTCCTTGCCCTCCAGTGAAATGCGTTCCATAAAATCAAACGGATTCTCTGTCGAATATAACTTTTCATATCCCAATTGTGTTAGTAGTCGATCCGCCACAAATTCAATGTACTGTGCCATCAATGCATCATTCATACCCACTAAATGACACGGCAATGATTCTGTAATAAATTTCTTTTCAATGACGACTGCTTCACGAACAAGATTGTGCACCTTTTCTTTTGATACTTTGTGCACGATTTCCTCGTACAGGGCACACGCAAAGTTCGTATGAAGACCTTCATCACGAGCAATAAACTCATTCGAAGTCGTTAGACCAGGCATTAGACCGCGTTCCTTTAACCAGTAAATCGCACAGAAAGAACCCGAGAAGAAGATTCCCTCTACCACTGCAAACGCAATCAGACGCGTCGCAAAGTTTTCTTCCTTTGACTCGATCCACTTCTTCGCCCAATCCGCCTTTTGCTTGACACACGGAATCGTTTCAATAGCGTGGAACAATCTCATCTTTTCTTCCTTCTCTTCAATGTACGTATCGATAAGTAGGGAATACGTCTCGGAATGGATGGCTTCTATCAACAACTGCACAGAATAGAACTGACGAGCCTCGGCCAGTTGAATTTCATTCATAAAACGAGCGGCCAGATTTTCCTGAACAATGCCATCTGAACCCGCAAAGAATGCAAGAATGTTCTTGATAAAGAAGCGCTCGTTGTCACTCAGCTTGTTCCAATCTTTCATATCCTTCGTAATATCAATCTCCTCGGTAATCCAAAAGACGGATAGATGATTTTTGTAGTGCTGATAAAGCTTGGGCTTCATGATAGGAAATAGAGTGAAACGCGTGGGATTTTCTTGGAGGATAGGTTCGAGTTCTTTTTCTTTTTCTTGTTCGCTTTTCTTGCTCTCACTCTCCATTTTTGTAGTTAATAAAGCAGAGTCAGAGAGAGTAGCGAACGTATCAGGAGTAGTACGCGTAGTATTCATTCGAATTTGATATTCAAACCGGAGAAATAATTCCTGTCAATTTTACATTACAATATAATACATGTTTTATTATATTTACGTATAAAAGTAACGTTGAATACCTGAAAAATAAGGCGGCATAGGATATGGATGGATCGGATTATTACACTTTCTACGAATATTTATATGGTTTACGATAGAATTGTATTATGTTTTTTGTTTTTTTGTAAATATGTATACGGGCCGGCGACTATGCGCATAGGTCTAAAAAATCCAGAGTAGATAGATGGCCGTCTTTAATGATCCTCCTCCTGGAAAAAAACCTACCGTTCGTCTGGAATACGGAACGGCCAACAAAGCCCGACGCTCCGTGAAGCGTTTACAAAAACAACCCCTCGCGTATCAAACACAAGCCGCACATACTTTGTATTACCGAGCCAAATACCACAAGTATCAAACGAAAGGAATGAAACAAGCTATGAAAATATATGGACGATTTTTACAGACATTGCGAAAAACATCGACTGCAAGACGGCCTAAGGCAAAACGACCTAAGGCAAAACGACCTAAGGCAACACAGTCACATAAAAAATAGAATGTTTCCAGCAATTCAACTCCATCGATTTTATTCCATTGGTTTTTCAAAAGATACTTGTATCCTCTTTGAAGATTTATCCTTGATTGCTGTCCAATCCCTTCAGAATGTGTTGGCTTCTAAACAACTTGGTGTAATCGAAGTTGTTCCTGATTTATTCTATATCAATACCTCCACCAAAACCATTAGTATCGTTGCACATGCACTCCATGACTCTACCTACTTTATTACAAAACATGGCACAGGATCCAATATTCAGCTTCCATGTCCTTATTCCAACGAATACATTCGCACTACACTCGAATGTCTGGTACGCATTTATGAAAATCATTGTAGTGGTTAGAACCACTCCACTGGCTCCTTTTGTAGCTCTGTTAACCATTGATTGATTGTGGAAAATGGCTTGGAACCAAAGAATCCCCTGTACGCAGAGAGAGGGGAAGGATGGGAGGATTCAAAGACACGATGTTTATTTTTTTGTAGATAAAGATCGAGTACTTTCTTTTTGACTTGTGCGGACTTTCCCCAGAGCACAAAGATCGTGCCTTCTGTTTGTGCAGCAATGCTTCGAATGAGTTGATCCGTCACTTCTTCCCACCCTATTTTGGAATGGGATTGAGGAGAACCTGATTCTACTGTAAGTACTGTGTTTAACAGAAGAACACCCTGTTTGGCCCAGGATTCTAAATTGCCATGAACAGGTGGGTCCTTACCCAGATCCTGTGACAGTTCTTTGTAGATGTTTTTAAGAGAGGCAGGTAACGGGTTCGTATTAGAGGATACAGAAAAGGCAAGTCCATTCGCATGTCCTGGAGTGGGATAAGGATCCTGTCCCAAAATAACGACTTTGATCGAATGAAACGGAGTCAACGCAAGTGCCGCCCAAACATGATCTTTGCTGGGAAGAAATTCTTTTGTGGAAAGGACGTTGGATAGCTCGAGGAGTTTTTCTTGACAGACGAGTAGAATATTTTTCCAATCATCAGGGACAGAGTCATACAACCAATTAGCACATTGCTGGATTGTATCGGGTTCCAATGGATCCATTTGCTCATTAGACGATCCACTTTTAATGACATGTACACGTTGCATTGCTTTAGATGGGGTTATTTCTATAGAACGGATGTCTTCCATTTGCATCTGTTGTATCTGTTGCATCTGTGGCTCCATTGGCTCCAGTTGTATCTGTTGTATTTCTGGTTCCAATAACAGATGTTTGTAAAATTCTACCACTTTCGGATGAACTCGAAAGGACCTCGGATCAAAATCATACATGTACAGCGCATCCAACGAACGAACCCTTGACATCGCTACATATGCCTGTCCATATTCAAAGATATCAGGTCCAACATCAATAAGAGCCGCATCTAAGGTGGATCCTTGTACTTTGTGCATCGTTGCCGCATATCCAAGACGCAAGGGTATCTGGGATCGAGATACGAATTCATACTCTTCGATCGGCCATGCATGTGTACCCATGACCCGTTTCACTCCATTCATGAATTCTACAATCGGTAACTCGGTGTGTGGACAGAAATCTACGATAACACCACGAGACCCATTTACCAATCCCATCTCAGGAAGTACATTTGCAATCAACATGACTTGTGCATTCAGTGCCAATTCCAAATCCGTAGCATACGATGCATTGGAATCAAAGTTATGAAGAGCGTGTTGAAAGCCATCCTCTTTTTCCGTAAACCCTTCAGGTATTTTTCCGTCATACGACAATTTGGCCTTGTAATGATACCTTCGCCCCTTCAAGGCCCTCAAATTCGACTCATTGATCCTGTCCACCTCTGCTCGTCGAGGAAAGATAAGTGTAGGACGAATTTTATGAGTTTTCCAGTCCAGACCTTGCCGTTCTTGAAGAATTTCACATGATCTCTTACTCAGTGAACCGACACGTGCTTCTTTTAAAATAGACTGAAATACTTCGTCTTTTTGACGGTGAATCTGTGTTAGTTCCACCGTTGCATGTACAATCTCCTTCCAAGCATCGGATTCAAATGCAAACTTGGTGGATTCCTCTCCTTTATGTACAGGTGGCAATTGATAAAAGTCACCCACTAACATCACTTGCATCCCTCCAAAAGGTTGTTTGTTGGATCGAATCTTTTTAGCAAGTTCATTGAGTTTGTCCAACAGATCGGCGGTTAGCATCGACACCTCATCAATGATAAGTAGATCGGTACACAACCAATTTCGCCTGGATTTCGTATTTCGTCGTATCTTGTTATACAGCTCGGATACCGTCCCCTTTCCAATTCCAATCCCTGCCCAACTATGCAATGTTTTTGCGTTATGACCCAGTAACAATGCCGCGCATCCTGTCATCGCACAAATCTGGATACGAGGAGTGGTTGCGTGTGGTGTATGCCGTTTTTTTAGACCTGGAAACTCGGTAGACACGACCGATAATAAGAAGCTTTTACCACATCCTGCTGCACCCAAGAGCGCTATATTCTTGTTCTGTAGTAAATAGTGTAGTACCTGTTTTTGTTCTTGTGTCAACCTATCGAAGTCGGTGACGACGACAGTATCTTCCATTGCGGATACTGCAGTGGATTCAGTCGTGGATGCAGTGGATACAGACGCGGATGCAGCGGATTCCACCATCTGTTCCCTATACTGTGTAGCCTGTTCGTAGGTAGTTTGCATACTTATTCTTATATTTCTTATATAAAAATAAATAGGTCAATTTTTGTATTACTCTTTCATACGATACGCATCTACTACTTCTATCAGTCTTGTAGCAAACGACACTTCTTTTCCTTGTTCGATTGCTTGCAATATCTCCACATGAAGCTCTTCGATGGCTACATGGAATCCCATCCCAGGCTGGACTGTTAGTGTACGTCGAAGAGATGTCAATGATTCCACGATCGTATCATGCAGAAGAGGAATACTTTCCCATTGTTCTATCAGATCCTTCATGTCTTCACAGATAGAGTGATCATAATTGGAAGACTCGGATTCAGACATGAAACATACTCTACATATAGAATATCTCTTTATTTTAGGCTGTAGTATAGGCTATACGTCTGCTTGTACAATAAAAAAGGTTGTTATACCTTTTCTCTTTTTTCTTTTGTTATTTTTAGGCTGAAGTGTAGGCTATTGGTAACAGGTTAAGGTCTTGGTTTATGTCCATCGTTGTATCCTCGAATGCAAATGGTAGGTCGGGTTTGAATGCACTCGTTGTCACACGGAATGATATCTGAACGACGTTTCATGGGCCAAATATGTCTCATCTCGTGCCGACTTCTGTAATACAGCATATGGCGTAGGGAGTTAGCCTTTGAAACGGGAGGTTGATCAGGACAATCGTTGCACCATTTACACGTTTCTTGGTCATGTCCTTCATACCCACCGTCGCCATATGCGTCCCAGCACCTTCTTTCACAGTGCTGGCCGACATACCCAAAGAAGGATACTTTGTACTCTATGCCGCATGAATGGCAACGTGTCACAAGGAGAAGGTCTTGGAGAACTTCCTCGAAACGAGATCGGTGCTCCTTCTTGAAACAAGAACGGAGAATTTCGTAGAGAACGTCCTCGAAACGAGATCGGTGCTCCTTCTTGAAACAAGAACGGAGAATTTCGTAGAGAACGTCGTCGATACGCACTCGGTGCTTCTCGGAGGGAGATAGGGGGTTCTCCGCAGAGGGAGATAGGGGGTTCTCCGCAGAGGGAGATAGGGGGTTCTCCACGGAGGGAGATAGGGGGTTCTCCACGGAGGGAGATAGGGAAACGTCTTGGAGAAATGCTTGGTGCGTCATAGTTGTCGTGGATGTCGTGGAATCGTGGTTACCCCTTTATTTTCTATTCGTGTGTTCAATTTTTTTATTTTTCTTCTCTTTTTTATTTTGTATAGGGCGAAGCATGGAACGCAAGTAGACTAATCGGTGTATGATACGAAATGGTACATGTCATAGGTGTTTTCTTGGATTGTTCCGTTGCTGTCCAGGAAACAAACCAATGCGGCGGCATAAACAAACAATTTCCTGGTCGTAGAATGATATCCATAAACTTCAAATCGGATACAAACGGTGTATCCTTTGATGTAAGAGTAGCAGGAAAACAGCCAGACCAATTGGCGGGTAAAGATGATTCTACATATTCTGGCATAATCGTCACTGCAATCTCTCCATCCACTGGGAACAAACATGTCCAGGTAGCATACGTTCTACGAAGTCCTATATTGCCTGCCCAACAGTGATATTTTGGTGTGATCCACCACTTTAACAATGGATGAATAATCGTAGAGTTGACCCATTTTTGAGCCCAAATAGCAAGACCACATGTATTGGCAATCGTTTCTGCTTGAGCATACTTCCATGGACAACTCGAATCGGGAGTAGAAGAGGAAACCCATTCGACCAACGATGTTTCTCGAAAGATCGGAATCTGCTGGAAACAAGATCGAGCCATCACATCGGTATGTGTCCAAAAGGTTGTCGAAGGCAAGGTTCGGATCACCAATGGAATTTTCTCACCTAACAAATCGGATATCTTGTCCTTCTGCGACCACTCGATCTGATTGATTCGGAACTCACATATCGCCTGTTTGTAAAAAAAAGTAAGAATCAAAAATAGAATACATATTATTAAAATTATTTCAAGCATTTGACCTAATGTATTCCAGTAACAAAAATAACAATTTATGACACACTTCATAAATCAGGTACACGTATGCTTCATACGAAATCAAAGGATACCGTTAGATTCGACAGGATCGTCGTGTACTGGACAGATTCTTTTTAGACGGAATATCTTTGCGTTGACGTCTTGTTTTATGTAAGCCGCTTCCTTGTCTGTTTTTTACTGGCTTTTCTATATGAGCACGACTTACACCCGTTGTCGGCTGCTCTTCCTCTTCTTCCTTTTTGACAGGAGACTCTGCGGATTGGACGGAGGATTGGACGGAGGATTGGACGGAGACCTCTGCGGATTGCTTTCGTCCCTTGATCAGTTTAATAAACCTATCCTGCCATCCTCTGGATAACGTACCTGTTTCCAGTGCACTCATCAAAAAGGCATCTTCCTCCTTCACATTCTTTTGTAACAACGCAAGAACAGCATCCTCTACACGTTCTACTACCGTCATGTCGTGCGAGTCATTCAAATGACGAAACAATTCCATCCATTTCTTCTTGTATTCTTCCTGGTAATTTGTTAGATCCAATGAAGTATCCATCAAAAATCCATAACGTATTCCTATCTCTGAAAACTGCGTATCTATATCAAATGTATATCCATCATTCGTAATGGTGGTACCAGATAGAGTAATAGTTGACTCTACAATGTCCTCCATTAGAATAAAACATCCGTAGACATGATTTTGTAACAGTAAAGAGTCTAAACCATGCGTACCATGTAATTCTGTAAGAACAACCGATTCTATCTCTTTCTCCATCTTCTAATAGAATTTCGAGTTGTATTCAAGATAATAAACCGCACCATGACGGATTACGTACTTGAGTTTTCAAATGGTTCTGTAACATTGAACGAAGAACAGTACAAAGTGGTAACCAGTCCTCGACTGGAAAATCAACGAATTTTAGCATCCGCTGGTTCTGGAAAAACGACCACCATTACTGCACGAATTGCCTATTTAATTGAAGAATACAATATAGATCCAAGCTGCATTATATTAGTAACGTTTAGTCGTTCCGCTGCAGAGGAAATGATTCAACGTGTACATCGATTGATTGGGCCTGTGCCTATTTATGCAGGAACGTTTCACTCGTTGTCTGCACAGATTCTTCGAGAAATGGCGCCCACTATGCTGGCGGATCAGCCCTTTATTGATGAAATACCCTATCGATTCGTCAAATGGTTAGAAACCGACCGAGCCAAAAAATGGATCAAACGATTTCAAACCATCATTGTCGATGAATTCCAAGATATTAACGATATTCAGTGGAAACTCATTCAAGGATTCTATCATGAATGGGCCACTATGACGATTGTGGGAGATGATGCACAAAATATTTATACATGGCGTGGATCTTCTGTGGACTATATTCTTACCTTTGATAAATTCGTCCCACGTGTCAAAGATTACCAACTTTGCATGAATTATCGCTCCACCGAAGCTATCGTGACTGCTGCCAATTCTACCATGCGTTTCATTCCCACACTGTCTTTCAAACAAAAAATGATTGCATACACACCAGGCGGTAGAAAACCTGAAGTTCATTTCTTCTTTCGATCGTCCGATGAATTCGATTGGATTGTGAACTCTTTGGAAAAAATGCTACTATTGTATACAGGTCCTGGAACACCTAATTTTAACTTTGCAGTCATTTCCCGCTATAATCACGATCTGTTTAAAATCGAAGAACGACTTCATCTGAAACATATCCCCTATCATTTATGTACCAATTATGATCCAGAACGACCCAAAGTACACAATAAGAAAATTACTCTTGCTACCATTCATGCAAGTAAGGGTCTTGAATGGGACATTGTCTTTTTTATGAATTTACATGATGATATGTTTCCTTCTCGAAAAAGCGACGAAGACATTATATGTGAACGCCGACTTTTCTATGTAGCCATTACTCGTGCCAAAAAAGGTCTCTACATGACATATTCCAGACAAGAACAATCTCTTTCTCGTTTTGTACGTGAAATTCCACGCCCTTTCTTACAATTTCATAATATCAGCTCCTTTAAAATAAGCACCCATGAAGCTGTCTCCTCCATACGTAGCATCGAAGATATGATTTGTGGATTGGATGGTGCCGATTGGAATGATCTACGCGATAAAGGTCATGTTCCTGTTCTTCTTTCTTCCAAAACAGAAAGTATCTATCCATTTGGTCAGTCGTTTGCCGTTCCTGAATGGGTAAAACAAATGGATGTTCGAGAAACATGGTTTGAAATGATTCGGTGGATTGCCCTTCGAGAATGTGCCCTTCGTCATAAGATGGAAGAATTGATTACTCCTGCCATAAACGAGGCACTCCTAACACTACGTATCTATAGGGAAAACATTGAGTTCTGGGAAGAACACGAAGCAGAAATGGAGCAACTGGTACATCATTTTTTGAAACATAGTTTTCAAATGCCTGCCATTGAATACCATGAACTGGATGCATATGTCAAATCAAAACTACGACACTTACACTGGACTGTACAAGATACCTCCCATGCCTCCGTTATTCTCAGTAAAATACGCGGACAGCTACGACCCCTTCGACATCGCGGATTTGATCTCCATGAGTTCAGCTTTGGCGTCGTTCGTAATTCAGTGCCTACCGAATTACGTCCTGATGTCTTGTCCAGCTGGCATAACCTGTTAGACCGCAACATACCCACCCATACGATTCTGGGCGATCTTTGGAGAATTGCATCGATTCAATCCGTAATAGAAGGACGAAATATACCATTGTACCAATACGATCGAGTCTTGCCCTATTTACAATATTCGGAACAACAATCCATGGTGTGTGCAATCGAACGAGCCATTCCCTCATGGATTGCATCCGAACGATCGCCCTCCTTTCATGTAGTATGCGAAGCAGAAGGAATTCGCCCTATTGATTTTGACATATTGACGGAAACATGTAGCTATTCTATCTTTTTTGATGCACACTACGTACCTACCATGGAAGATAAGATACTGCTTTTACTAAAACAGTATGCTTATGAAGAAATGTATGATCGATCCTTGGAATCGATTGGTTTCTTAAATATTGCAACAGGAATCGTTACTAAATACGATATTTCGTCTACCATACGGGAGCAGATGAGCCACATGTGGCAACACCTACAAAAGAAGTACAATCTGTACCAGGAGTAAGGGACACACCGAGAAGTCCTCGTCTGGTTGCTGAATTGACACAGACGAAATGCTTGATTGTATTCTGTTGTCTTGCATTCTTTTTAGCAGTACGATGTATCACTATGGATTATACTTTCTTTCTAAATGATGGTGTAGGATTCTCTAACGTGGTGCGGCTGCGCTTTTGCTTCGATTGGTTGTTCGATTGGTTGTTCGATTGGTTCAGTGAATTGTTCGGTGAACCCTGATTTCTCAAACCCTGATTTCTCAAACGCTGGCTGCGACGCAGTGATGCGGTTTTTATCGCAAGTGGAGGCTCACTCATTAATTGCTTAGGTGGAGTTCTTTTTCGTTTTTTAGTTTTTTTCGACATGTTACCAGATTTTGGCATATTGGGCGGTACACCCAGATTCAGTGATGGGGTTATTCTCGCAAGTGGAGGCTCACTCATTGATTGGTTCTGTGAATTATTTTGAAACCAATTTGGTATAGGCGTATTAGTGTTTTGTCGTGTACTTTCCAGGATTTTGTCTATTTCTTGTAATACGTTTGCCGGCATGTTACCAGATGTTGGCATATTGGGTGTATCTAATACAACATGATATACCTTTTCAGTATAATCACGTATTTGTTCGTCTTTAAATCGTTTGAATTGTTTACCGTCCAGTAGTTCGATCATCATAACTGAAATATCTTGATGTGAAGTAGCTTGATATGAATTAGGTTGATATGATTTAGCTTGTAATTTAGCTTGTAATTTCTCTTTTACATAATCTCTAAAATAATCATATATAGAAGTTATTGTATATATAGGTATAAGCTGTGTAGTCAATGCTTGATACCTGCTCCATATCTTGGTTTCCCTTTCGCGTTCGTTTTTGATGGAAGCATACTTTCGTTGTAGATATGTCAAAAGATTAATTCCAAATGTAGGGAGCATTCTCATAAATTTTTCCTTGATAGGGTTTTTAAATTCAGATTCCATTTCAGTAATAGATTGTGAAATAAGAAGCCTTTGTTTGGCACGTATTCTATTTGACTTAAGTATAGGATATAACATAGCATGATATGTACCGAACCATATATTGCTACACCTATAAAAATACATATTGAATAATGCTATACTTAAGTCTGGTGTGATTCGAGATAAAGGTCCACGTGTTCCTACAGTTGGTATGATGGGTACAACATTGTTTTGCACGGGTAAACTGGCAACCATACCACCGCATTGAGGATCTTTTGCGATATACTGTTGAACATAAATTATAGTTGATTGAGCATGTTGTGTTGCAGATAATCCAAGATCCTTAACTATTTTTATAATAGGTGTACATACGGATGCGATCTCATTTACACGTTTTTCCAATAATGCCTTCCCCTTCTTATAGTTCGACTCTCCCCCCTTCTTATAGTTCGACTTTCCTAAAAATATACACAACTTCTCCCCTGTCCCATAGCTCTTAGTATCTATTAGTTTATTAATAAAATCTTTTATTTTTTCCCTATCTATAACGAAGTCATTATCTTTATAATCAATAAAGTGAGTATCGTTTTTCACTTGATTACAAATTCGGTGTGCCCATCTATATTCTAATTGTAGTCCTGTTTTGTATGCATCCTTATACTTATCGGAAAGTGTCTCAAACAACGCATGCTCGTAAAGTCCTGTAAATACCAACGCTTGTGCTATTGGAAAAACATGTTCACATTCGGGGCCCAAATTCTTATGGTTAAGAATAATTTCTCCGCCGCAAATCCAACAGTTATCTGGTTCACCAATAATATTATTACATTGTGTTGTTGGCTTAGAATGTTCAACAGACGCACGGAGAGTGTTATAATGTATCTTAAGACATTCTATAGTGTCTTTTCCAACACAATGTGTTAGCATCGATGTAAGATTTTGTAATAAAGATAGTGGTTGTGCGGTACTTGCATTTAATATACATTTTTTTGATTCTTGTCTACATGTAAGTGGTAACAGTATATCTTTAGCAAAGGCTGCGCCCATAGTCTGCTCAAAACCTCGTTCCTCCATCGTCGTAGGTATCCACATCGTCGTAGGTATCTCTTCCTCTATGTTCGTATCCATCGCAGCTGCCGCCATCTATCTATACGATACATATCCGCACAGAGGATTACTCCATCCCAGAATACTATATAGGATAGATTTTGCCCACCATGGAAGATAAGATATTGCTTGTACGAAAACAGTATCTTATAAAGAAAGGTAGGATCGATCCTTGGAATCGATTGGTTTCTTACATATTGCAACAGGAATCGTTACCAAATACGATATTTCCTCTACCATACGGGAGCAGATGAGCCACATGTGGCAACACCTACAAAAGAAGTACAATCTGTTCCAGGAGACTGTGTGCTGCCAAACCCGCGAAGAGGGCGTTGCGTATCCTGGCCTTGCATGTGCTGCGGCAAGGCCCCACCAGGTTGCTCGATCGGCCAAGAAGAAATGCGTGCCTGACGCGTAGGCGGAACTTCATTGACACCACCATGCGGCATCGGCTGACCCTGTGCTTCACCACCTGGAAGAGCATAAAATTTTCCTGCACCATACCGATCTTGCTTGGTGGGATTATTAAAGAGACGGCCCGATCGTTCAAAGTACTTTGTATCATTCTCCGAACGACAGGTATAGATATCCGTTCGAAGCAATGCCTTTGGCATCGTTAATTCCGATACAAATGCATCCGATACAGGGCGTCGGTCGGGAACCGTAGATCCTGCTACAAACATATTACTTGTTTCCTTCGGAATGTATTGAGTAGCAGGACACCATTTATCAAGAGGGTGATTCAGTGTCCGTAATACGGATTCCTTATCAATATTGGCAGCATAACGACCGGGTGGATAGAACTCCCCACCCATTGGAAATACCATGTTCTTCGGTGGCATAGGAGACGGAATGATGGGACCGCTTGTAACATAGTTTTTACATACCTTTACCCATGGACGGAAATCTTGTGGAAGACCAACCTTCTGCTGAGGAATAATATGTCGTAACATCTCGGTTGGATCCCAGTGTGTTCGAAGACAAACAGGTGTAAATAAATTACCTTCTACATTTTCAAATGGATAGTCTCCCACAAATGGAGAGGGTGTATGTACTTGACTCATTACTACATCCACCTATTTTATTTCAAACGGAATTATTTCGAATTCGGATTATCTGCGCTGGTAAGACCAAGATAAGGCATAGCATCTGGATTGGATGGAATCGTGATCGTTGGCTTTTCGCCAAATCCTGTGTTTCGATCCGCAAACCCAATCGATTCCTCTATTTGAAACGTCGCCTCCCACTCATTAAACGCCAAATCTCCATAAGGAATCTGTAACCAAACGGGTGTCAACTGTGCATCGTTGTAATAAATCTTAAACGATAGTTTGTCCAGTCTGCCAAGATAGTTCTGAAACATAATCGGATTCTGAACCACCGTTTGGGACAATTCACCCGCTCCAAGACCCCCTGTTAAAATCTTGGCGGACATTAACTTCACTTGACCAACCGTGTCATTGGTAATGTTATAATTCTCATCCATTGCAACATCCATATTATTAAATCCTTGTTCTTCATTGATTTGCATAAAATAGTCGATATTCGATGATATCGTAGAAAACACACTTAATCCAAATGTATAATGATTCAAATCGAGTTTATTAATGCCCAGACGATACGCCAATGATCCAATTTCGGTATTGACAGGTAAACACCCATACCAGCTGGCGAGAAGTTGTTTAATCGCAATATTACATGCTGTAGAACAAGTCGATGTATTACATGGATCTGCGCTATCACCATAATTGTACGCTTCCATACCGTGTGGCTGAAGTGTTGCATTGTTTATCACTTGATTCGATACCACACTGTTCAACTGAATAGGGTCTCCTGGAACATACATCGGTCGACTCTCTACATACCGAAACGGTAACGCTTGACCATTGTTATATGTTTTCGTTTCAATCATACTGTCAGGCAATACACTCTTGTATTTTTTAGACACATACTGATGATGTCTTGTATAGGCCGCTTCTTGTATACCTGTCGTTGTACTATTCAAATCCGTTATTTTCTGATAGTAACTTGAAATAGTGCTATGATAATCCGCAAACGTGCTAAATGTACATTTTATACCAGGCATGTTATTGTATTGATTTCCAAATATCGATGTATAGCAAAACATATCGGTAAACGTACTATCCTGTAGCAAATCTTCCACATGAAACGTGGATTCTACTGTACTATGATACTCGCCACCCCTATAGTGATAATCGGATACGAAATGGTATCCTGCTAAAATCGTACTTAGATTGGACTCCAAGTGTTTGAAAATAGCATTGGATGCACAGTACTCACTTTTCATGTTTGTATACGCAAATTTCGATAGTCCATTATACATTAGTTCATATTCAATACACTTGCTTAGAGATCCCTGAATATCACGTTGAATCGATGGGTGCAATTGACTATTCAAACAAGAAAAACTGCTGGCTTTTTCATCCCATGACCAAATATATTTATTAACGTTTTTGTAACGGAACGTTCGAAAGGTTCTAAAATTATCCAGTACATCTCGGTTCGATTGACAAATCTCGTAATAAAAATCACTATCTAATCCATTAAATTGGTTCATTGCCATGTCATAAATATGATCAAAGGTGTAAGGACCTGTTTGAATAAACGGAACGGCCGTATGCGTACCCAGCAATTCCTTTAACACGGGATAGTAGTACGCATTAAATGCAATTTTATCCGTGATTTCTATAAAGGAATCGATGTGTTGTTGTGTATAATAACAGTTCATAATCGTATCTTTTTGAAAATGAATGTATCGCTTGGTGGTAAGATTGGAGTGAAACAGGTCACCTGGCTCATTAAATAACAGCGATATGTCTCGTGTCGTTTGAAAAGCGTCTTTGAAATCTTCATAGGAAATCAAATTGAATGGAGGCGTATTATTGGATTGTTCCGTTAACTCCTTGGCCAGTTGTGGGTTGGAATAGGTTGCACTCGGAACCGTGAGCGTCACCAACATCGGTTGATCATTCTCATTGACTCGATTTAGCTCGGACAATGCGACTGTATTGGATCCTGCCGATGCCAACGATTCCGAAACACATGTCGCTAAACAGCAAGGAGCGATTCCCAAATTAAGTAACTGTATTACCACCGAACTAATAATTGTACTTTGGGTTCCTACTGCACTGTTGTTGTTCGGAAAGGAAATTTGTACAATTTGGAATTTTGTTAGATTTTTGTACGTGCGGGGTGTTTTAATCGTGAAATTAAACGGACTGGGATACACTTTTTTGTCTCGATTACTCGATTTCATACAAAACAAACTGGTAACCGTTGTTTTCGGTGCATTCAAATACACGAGACCGTTCAAGGATGTAATGTTGTTGGCGGGATTGTACTCTCCTCCCATAGGAGATTCCATGTATTTCAATTGCTGGTCATAGGTATCAAAATTGGGACCTGCCGTTTTATAAATAGCATATCGTGGATCTTCTTGTTTTCGGATACGAGGATCTTCAAAATCGGAAACATCGGATTCTTCCTCCTCCTCTGCATCCGTATCCACATCCGTATCTTGTCCTGAGTCATACGGCATATAATACCTTGGTACATCGTCTTCTCGCTGACTCATTCTAATAGACTGTCGAGTAATTTTTCTTTATATTACATACATGTGATATAAAGAAAATGATAAGAATCATAAGAAAGGAGAATAGATGGACAATACGGATCCCAACAAACCAAAGAAAAAACAAGATGACAGTGCACTCTTCCGCGAACGGATGAATGCGACGGCATCTAATGCCAATCTATTTCTTTCCAACAATAGTAATCCCTTTTTAGTATCTCCTTTTACTCCTATTGGCAATTTATCTCTCAAATTAAACGCATTGGTCGATGTGTCTGCCGAAGTTTCCTCGATTGCTGGCAATTTGTCCACTGTATTTGATTTCAACACCGAAACACTCTATATTTGTACCATTCAACCTCTTCGATCGGATCCCGCACAAACACTCCATATTTATGGTAGTACCATCGATATCGCAGGTGCACCTGGATCTGTTCTAAACGTATATTCCAGTTCCTTTTTTAATTACATTAGTACGAGTAATCTACAAGCAGATACGGTCAACTTCTCCACGATTGTTACAAACATCGTTAGCACGAACCAGATTAGTTCAAACACCATTACGACCAGTACCATGAATGCCAGTGCGATTAGCAGTAATTATATATCGGTTCAATCCACGTTACAGGCATCTACCATCAATACGACTTCCTTGAATTATAGCATCATGACGGGTAGTACCATAACAGCAAGTACATTAACCGTTAACTCTACAATGAATGCAAGCACAATTCAGTATACAACCATTACAGGAAGTACTCTTTTCGCCAGTAGTATCTTCACAAGTAATGTGATTTCTTCACCACTTATTACATTTAGTACACTGACAGGTACATCAACCATTTTCAGTACATGTACCGTGAATAGCATTCTGTTTGCTTCTGTTATGAGTACTAATTATGTTAGTTCTATTTACTTACGAACAAGTACACTTACCACCAGTACTGTCATTGCATTTATCAGTATGATTACAGATGATTTTACAGCATCTACTATCAATTATAGGATTTTAGAGGGATCCACTATTTCTTCCAATACAATTCAGGCACTCCAAAGAATCAGTACCAATGTACTTAGTACAAATAGCTTGATTGTAAGAACAACTATTGATACAAGTACCATTCGAACCAGTACGATCCTAACCAGTTCCCTAACCGCCAGTAGCATTACCTTTAGCTCGATCTTTATGAATCCAGGTACGTTGTCTGGAGTAACTGTCGTTCCAGATGACAGTATTTATATTGATATTGGTGGAGTGTTGTATTATATTCCTGTTAAAAGCGTATAAATGTATAATGAAAGACATTTGTATTATATTGTAATCAAGTTGATCACACTATAATATAGTATTGCTTACATCGGTATCACTTCTTTATAATGCTTGCGAGGCAACGGATACCGCAAAATTGGTGTAACCAAAATTCGCATAAATATCGCATTCATAATATGTTACATACATTATGTAACCCATTATGGATTGTTTTCACTCTATTACCTTATATCCATCGGTAAGGTCCATTGCCTTTGATGTTCACATCCTTCTTACGTGGCTCGACCTCCACCTCATTCCGCTTTGCATAGACATGCCAGTAGAATTTGCCTGGATTGCCAAAGACTGTAAATTGTCCATTCACCACTTCCGTTACCTTGTAGACACTGTTAAAATCGCCATCGTGGTTGTAGATTGGTGTTGTTTGAATTGTATAATCGTAGGCGAGATCCTTGACATAAGGAGGCAAGGAAACGACCGTCGAAGTCTGACCTGCGACAATCTCGGACTTTCCTCGATAATATACACCTGTCTCTGGGCCCTCCAAACAGGCGTGCACCAGGTACCGCTCCCTGTCTGTGGGATGATCGATCACGAAGGTCTTGCTCGTCGCAGAGGTAGCCGCCGAACTGTACCATACTTCACCTGACGTCGTATTATACATCAAGAGGTTTGATGTTGTTGTTGCTGTACGCAATGGTTTTATACAAAACGAATTGGCATTGGTATTATTCAACGCAGATGTTGTTGCATTGATGACAATGGAATTTACTGCCTGGTTATCCTGACCTGCCTGGAAACCAATGGCAATGCCCTGTGTTCCTTGTGCATTCTGACCTGCTTGAGGTCCAATGGCAATCGCATTCTGACCTTGTAATGAATTACCTGCTATTCCACCAATGGCAATGCCCTGGAATCCTTGCGCTGATGCTCCTGCAGATGATCCAATTGCCACCCCACCAGGTCCTTGCGAGAATGATCCTGCATTGATACCAATTGCTGTAGCAAAAAATTGTTGGTTCGACTGTCCTGCCTTATATCCAATGGCCACAGAGCTGGACCCTTGCGTATTCTGACCTGCCAGATATCCAATGGCAACTCCATAGTCTCCTTGTGCTGTTTGTCCTGCCTGGTAGCCAACCGCCACTGCGGATTGCCCTTGGTTCGTCTGACCTGACTGGTAGCCAACTGCCACTGCATAGATACCTGTAGCGCCGAAGGCTTGTTGCGCTTGGTATCCGATTGCGATAGCTCCTGTTGCTTGTGAGTTCTGACCTGCCTGAACACCGATAGAAACTGCATTTGCAAGTTGGCCAGTGGATCCTGCCTGGTACCCAATCGCAATCGACGCGGAACCTTGGTTTGTTCTACCTGCGAAAGCACCCACTGCCACTGCACCTGTGCCTTGAAACGTCTGACCTGCTGCATTACCGATTGCAACTGCATTGGTGCTTTGACTCACTGATCCTGCGAGTCCACCAATTGCAATGGCACTTGTGCCTTGATTCACTGATCCTGCGAGTCCACCAATTGCAATGGCACTTGTGCCTTGATTGGTCTGACCTGCTTGTATACCGATTGCAACTGTATTAGTAGCTTGACTCACTGATCCTGCATTTTGACCCATTGCAATTGCACCCCCAGCCTGACTGGCTTGTCCTGCTTGGAAACCGATTGCGATAGAGGCAGATCCCTGCGTATTTTGACCTGCTTGAACACCAATCGCAATTGCATTCACAAGTTGATTCGTAGCTCCAGCATTTGAACCAATGGCAATTGAATTGGTTCCTTGTTGTGTCATACCCGCTTGGAATCCGATTGCGACCGAGCCCGATCCTTGCGTATTCTCGCCTGCTTGCATACCAATCGCCGTCGCATTCGCTCCTTGCGTAATTTGTCCTGCCTGATAGCCAATGGCAATCGAGGCAGATCCTTGCGTATTCTGTCCTGCCTGGTAGCCAACCGCAACTGCATAGAAACCTGAGGGACCTATGGCTTGTTGTGCTTGGAAACCGATCGCAACCGCTCCTGATGCTTGTGTGGTCTGACCTGCCTGGGCACCGATGGCGATTGCGTTCCCGCCTTGGGTATTTTGTCCTGCTTGGAAACCGATTGCGATAGAGGCAGTTCCCTGCGTATTCTGACCTGCTTGAACACCAATGGCAATCGCATTTGTAGTTTGACTCGTTTGTCCTGCATTTTGACCAATATGAACCTTTGTACTATCCACTGCCCAGGTAGATGTTAGAGAGTTCCAGTATAGATAATCGGACCAATTTGTTCCAGTGGGGCCAAATGTACCCGTTGCGCCTGTTGCGCCTTGGGCTCCCGTTGCGCCTTGTGTTCCCGTGGGTCCTGTGGGTCCTGTGGGCCCTGTCGTTCCTGTGGGCCCTGTCGTTCCTGTGGGCCCTGTCGTTCCTGTCGTTCCCGTGGGTCCTGTCGTTCCCGTGGGCCCTGTCGTTCCAGTGGGCCCTGTCGTTCCCGTTACACCACCACTTCCTGTCGTACCTGTTCCATATACAATTTCATTCGTAGTTGTATCATACATAAGAACATAGGCAGCACCTGTTGGGCCTCGAATCGGATTCACATAGAATGCCCCTGTCGTTCCACTGTTGAGTACTGATCCAGACGCATTCAGAATAATCGTATTTGCATTCTGATTCGTCTGACCTGCCTGTGCGCCAATGGCAACTGCATTTGATCCCTGATTCAACTGGCCTGCGCTACTACCGATGGCAACCGCATTTGATCCCTGATTCGACCGGCCCGCGGAGGCACCCATTGCGATCGCTCCTGATCCTTGAGATACCCCACCTGCTAACTCACCAATGGCCACTGCATTCGTTCCTTGTGCTATATATCCTGCTTGGACACCAATGGCCAGTGCATTCAGACCCTGTGTCACGTTTCCTGCTAACGCACCCATGGCAATGGCTCCTGATCCTTGTGAAGCTTGACCTGCTTGGACACCAATGGCGACTGCATTCGCTCCTTGTGTAATTTGACCTGCCTGGCCTCCAATGGCAATTGCATATTGCCCTTGTGTATTCTGACCTGCTAAACTACCAATAGCCACTGCACCTATTCCTTGAGTCGTCTGTCCTGCACTGGAACCAATGGCCACTGCAATTCCGCCTTGTGTATTCTGGCCTGCGCTACTACCGATGGCAACCGCATTTGCTCCCTGATTCGAGAGACCCGCGGAGGTACCCATCGCAATCGCTCCTGTGGTTTGACTATATTGGCCTGCGCCACTACCAATCGCAATCGCATTCGTTCCTTGTGTTGACTCACCCGCGGAGGTACCCATCGCAATCGCTCCTGTGGCTTGTGCAATCGCGCCTGCTTGGAAGCCCATCGCAATCGCATTCGTGCCTTGATTGGATTGACCTGCAAAGTAGCCCATTGCAACCGCTTGGAATCCCTGACCCGTTTGTCCTGCTAAGTATCCTACCGCAATGGCACTCAACTGTTGATTCACATATCCTGCACCTGAACCAATCGCAACCGCATTTACATTTTGGTTGAATTGTCCTGCACCTGAACCAATCGCAACCGCATTTATACCTTGGGTGAATTGTCCTGCACTTGAACCAACAGAGACTGCACCCGCTCCTTGTGCAGTCGCACCTGCATTACTACCTAAATGAACTTCCGTGGCACCTACTGCCCACGCAGCTGTATTTGAATTCCAATACACATAATCGGACCAATTTGTTCCATTTGGACCAAATGTACCTGTTGCGCCTGTTGCACCGGTTGTGCCTTGAGAACCTGTTGCGCCTTGTGTTCCCGTTACGCCTGTTTCGCCTTGAGCGCCTGTTGGGCCTGTTGGGCCTTGCGCACCTGCCCCCGTTGGACCTGTTCCACTACTACTACTTCCTCCTGTTACACCTGTACCATACACAATTTCTCGATTCAGTGCGTCATATAATAAAACATAGGTAGCACCTGTCGGTCCACGAATCGGATTGATATACAGTCCACCTGACTGATTGGAGTTCAGTGCGGATCCAGATGCATTTAGAATAATGGAATTTGGATGCTGACCTGATGTTCCTGCTTGGTTTCCAATTGCAATGGAATCTTGTCCTTGCTGCGTAACAGAACCCTGACCAGCCAAATAGCCTATCGCAATCGCGGCCGAACCCTGAGAATTCGATCCAGCCTGATTGCCTATCGCAACCGCATGCCTGCCTTGTGCCAATGCCGCAGCTTGATTGCCTATCGCAACGGCCGCTATACCTTGTTGAAAAGATGCCGTATCGTATCCAATTGCAACAGCACCTGATTGTTGTTGAATCGATCCAGCCTCGAATCCGATCGCTACCGAGCCCAATCCTTGCGTGTCTCGACCTGCTGAATTTCCAATCGCAACTGCATTCATACCTTGCGTGCCCTGTGCAGCTAATTCACCCACCGCAACCGAACCAATTCCTTGTAGTATCTGACCTGCTCCATTACCCACTGCAACCGTATTTTGCCCTTGTGTTACTCCACCCGCGGAAGTACCGATTGCGATCGCATTGGATCCCTGACTGCTCAATCCTGCATTGATGCCAAGATGGACCTCACTGGAACCAACATTCCAAGATTGTGATTGATTGTTCCAAAACAAATAATCCGACCAATTGACTCCATTCGGTACGAATGCACCCGTTGAACCCGAAATAGAAGAGGCCTGAATGGTAGACACAACAATCGTATTCGCATTTATCGTGGAAATAGACGCATAAGGTGTACTAAGACTCGAAGTAGTAATGCTACTAATCAGTAGAGAGTTCGTCCAATTCGCACTGCCATTGGTACTTGTTACAAACACTCGATTGGAAGACACATAGGATCCATCCAAATTGTATGCCTTCACATTTCGGAGTGTTAGGTAATCAAAATCTCTGGATGTCATCTAATACAAAATATATATTTTATTTTGATATATAAAATACACAATGATAGGATTCTTTATACATTATTCTTTCTGAAACGATACTTGATTGAACTCTCCAATTCATCCATGATTTTATTTTGTTGAAGAAGCGTACTCTGTTGTTCCTTCAGTACCTGATCGATTTCTTTGATCGCTGCCACCCCTACACTAAAAATGGCATGCTTGTCCAAGATGTGAAGATCGGGTACCTTTTTTCCATATACAAATACTGTGTTTTCTTGAATATTGTTTTGTATGTCTTCTGGTCTTCGTTCTGATAGATGATCCATTACCTTTCCCTCGACAACCATCGAACTCACTCCCTTTTCTAAAACATGATAGGTAAGAGGATGCTGGTTGAAATCGAATATTTTTACGATATCAGTAGGCTCTATGTCGGTTAGTACTGTATTTCGTAACGTGAGAAGAGAAGTGGATTCCGTATGTGCCGTTATATCTGCAAGATCATAGACATTGGGGACGAAATCGGGCTCGGATCGGATAGCGTAAGGTAACACGGATTGTACATCTTGTGCAATGAATCCATATTCTATTTCATTGTGGCGATTCATTTGATCAATGTATTGATAGGTAACAGGTTGAATCTGTCGAACGACTTGCAATGCTTGCTCCTCTTCCAATGATTGTATATTCTTCTTGATACGCTGGTCCGAGGTGGCATAAAAGATACTCGCCCAGATACCCCAGTCCGTTTTTACACTGATAGCATCGGTTGAACTTCCATTCGTACTAATGCTGGAAGCATTTGTATATTTATAACCAGTTGTGAATAATGTACTTACTCCTCCACCATTAATTTCCATAGGATACGTCAGTACGCCTGTACCCAGTAAAATTTTCCCTGCAGCACTCGATACCAGACTGGAAACTTGAATCGTAGATGTATTTAGTGTAGACGTAGTTGTGATCGAACTTGCTGTTACCGTGCTTGCGTTCAACCTATTGCTTATAAAAATAGAATTCGTATACAACAAACTTCTACCGCTGATGTCTTGATTCACGAATACAGAATAATTCAGTAATGTAATTTGTACATAACCCGACTGATTGCCTCGACCATACCCTGGTAGGACGCCTGCTGGAACATTGTTTCCAGAATAGGACGTCAATACAGTGGTGTATCCCGTGTCAATATAGGAACTTCCACCACCCCCATTCTGAAAACTATTACCTCCTCCACCTCCTGCATATCCACTGCCACCTGATCCAGTTGGTCCAACACCTCCTAATGATTCTTCAAAATTACCTGCGTAACTTGCACCATTATAGGATGGTTCGTTAATGCAATTTAGGCTGAAATCAATAGTATACCCTGACCCACCCGCTGTTAGGCTAATCCGCGAACCACCTGAATTGGAACAAAATGCATTCCCTCCTGGAGCAACGCCTGATGTAAATACTCCTCCACCTCCTTCACCTCCTGCACCAAACGTTGCACCACCTCCTGCACCTGCTATCACAAACAATGGGCCGATAGTGGGTATATTTATATACGATGCGCCTGATGGGGTTCCTGTTGCACCTACCTTCACTTTGATCGTAGAGGTATTGGATGGAAACGAAACTACACCACGAATATAACCACCTGTAGCTCCTCCAGTACTTAATGATACACCTCCTGCCCCAATCATCTCGAAATACAGCCCCGCTGTACCCGTTGGAAGAGAGAGAGTGTAACTACCTGCTGTGGAAAAGGTAGAAGTAGTTCCATTTGACGAAATAATTGCGTTTGACGATATATTGATGTTTCCTGTAGGAATCGTAAGACTTGAAACAGGTGTACTGGTATATACGCCCATACTCGACGTCAATATCGTAGAAAATACGGTTTGTGTCACACTCAGAGGAGTAGATACAAGTAAAGTGGATACACTGCCTACATTCGTAAGTATACTCGAATTTTGTAAGGATGATGCATATAAAGATGTTATATTTATAAGTGTATTGGATGATATATTGGACAATATAGTACTACTTGCATGGAGTGTAGAAACGATAACGGATGACGTATTCATACTGCTTGTCAGAATGGTTGAAACGACAAGTTGTGTCATCTGAGAAGATGTTGCACGCATTGTCGACGCTATTAACGAGGAGGGAGTAAGGGAAAGGATAGTCAACGTAGAACCCGTCAACGTTGAAGTCCCAAACATGGGTGTTGTAACAGAAGATGCTGTTAATGATGACAATTGTATGCTACTTGTTAAAAGTGTACTCACTGCAGAAGAGGAGGCGGCAAGAGAAGATACATTCACAACATTTAGAATGACGGTAGAACCAACAAGAGAGGAAAGATCGAAAGAACTCACGTTGAAAGTCGATCCCGTCAACGAGGAGATTCCAAGTTGGGGAGCAGTGATCGACGATGCAACCAACGATGATACGGATACACTGCTTGTTGCTATTATGGTACTTGCTATTAAAGAAGATATACCCAATTGTGCAATGTAACCCGTATCAGCAGCGATAGACGATGCTGTCAAGGAAGATACTTGAATATTATTTGTGTTCAATGTACTTATCGTAAACGTAGATCGATTCAAGAATACGGTATTTCCTACATTCGTCGTCATCGACGAGCCTGTTACAGAAGAAAGAGTCATGGAGGATGTTCCTAGGGTGGAAAGAGTCATCGAGGATGTTCCCATTGCACGTGTTGTTATCGATGACGCGATAAGCGATGAAAGCTGCACAGAACCTGCTGTAAGTCTACTTGTGCTTAAAGACGATACCGTTAGAAAAGATATATTTCCTGTATTGGAGATAATGGAGGAGCCCGTATAGAAAGACGTTTGTGCAGAGCTCAGTACTACCGTCGATCCTGTCAAGGAGGAGAATCCAATCATGGGTGCAACAATAGAGGAGGGGGATACAGTCGATATAGTCGATACCGTACCTGTACTTGTATTGATTTGTCGAATGGAAATCGTCGTTGCATTCAATAGGGTTGTATTTGTGGAATCCTGTGTCATAATAGATCCCTGTAAGGATGCGAAATCGCCAGAACGAAATATCATGCTGGATCCTGTAAGAACACTGGGATTCATGGTTTGGGTTAATAAAGATGATGTAGTGATCGAAGATACATTGGCCTGATTCGTGGATAACGTGGATACTTGTAATGTGGACAAAAATAAATTACTTGCAACTAAACTGGATGCAACAAGACTGTCTGTACGAAAGTTATTGATCACCGTATTAAAGGTAACAAAGGAGGATGCTATTATTCCAGTAATAACAACAGAGGAAGCCGTTATTGCATTGGAAGCAATCGTGCGTCCTACACCACTCGATATATACATCGTAGAGGCTGTTACAGAACTGGTAAGAATTGTCGATCCAAAAAAAGTGGATGCATATGTATTACTTGAAAGAATACTGGATGTTATAAACTCTTGCGAATGAATAATGGATGCGTCGATACTGGATGTATTCAACGTCTGTACATTCACAACATTGGTTGTAATAAAAGATGAAATAATGATGTCATCGGAAGGAACTACTATGCCATTCGTAGATGTGGTTAACATATAATTGATAGGAACGGGAACTTCCTCATTTTGTAACAAACACGTAATATTCGTGGAGTTGTTCGTATAGGTTCGTATTATTAGAGGTCCGCTATTGATAGCGTAGATTCCTGAGGAACTCATCTATCATCCACCAAGAATGGAAATCGGTCAAACATACGATCATATCCGAAGTTCGTTTTGTAATTCTGCAATTCGTTTACCTTGATCGGCAATCATCCTTCTTTGCTCGAGAACCAAACGATCGATTTCTTTAATCGCTGCAATTCCTACACTGAAAATGGCGTTCTTTTCTAATATGTGTACGTCGCCTACCTTTTTACCATATACAAATACAGTATGTGCGTGAATATTGTTTTTTCGATCCTCCTCGGTTGGACTGTATTCCGATACACGAACCAGTAGATTGGTATCGACCACGATTGAAGTATGACATGTATTCAATACGTTTACAATAAGGGGGGTTTCGTGCAGGTCCAAGATTTTAAGAATGTCCCCCTGTCCCAGATCGTCCGTATTTTTCGTACGTAATGTGACAATTGAAGTGGATTCTGTATGTGCCGTTATATCTGCCAGATCATAGATATTGGGTATGAAATCGGATTCGGATCGGACAGCGTAAGGTAATACGGGTTTCACATCTTGTGCAATGAATCCATATTCTATTTGATTATGATGGTGTTGTTGATCAATGTATTGATACGTGACAGGTCGGATCTGACGAACCACTTGTAATGCCTGCTCCTCTTCCAATTGTTGGATATTCTTTTTAATGCGTTGGTCCGAGGTGGCATAAAATATACTGGCCCAGATACCCAGGTCCGTTTTCATGCTGATAAAATCTGGGATTGGACCAGGAACATTGGTTGCCCCACCTCCATAGCCATATCTCCATCCAGTGGTAAAGGAAGTCGCCACGCTTCCACCATTAATTTCGAATCGATACGTGGGTGTTCCTGTTCCTAATAAGATCTTTCCCGTGGCACTGGATAGAATCGTAACAAAATTTACATTTTGAGTACTGGTCGTGGAGGTTGTCAATAAGGACGATACCGATACTGTGCTGGCACTAAAGGTGCTAAGATTCAAAGAACTGGTTAGATAGATACTCCTGCACGATATATCACCCGTTGCCACGATAGAGAACCCAGAAGAAGAGGATACATTGATACCTCCATTACGAATATCCAGAGCGCTCGTTGGCCCATTTGTATTGATACCAATACTGGACGCTGTTAATGTAGAAAGACCGACGGATGCGAGATTAAAAGTAGACACGTTTAACGTAGATGCATACACATATCCTGAGATCATGCTGGAATTTTGTATCGAAGACAAACTGACTGTATTCGAAGACAGACTCGAGATAGACATTGTACTTGCAGTAATAGAGGATGCAACTAAGGACGAAACCGTCACGGTGCTTGCAACAATAGAGGACGTGGTTAACTGTGACAGTTGTGAAGATAGAGAGATCATACTGGATGCAGTCAAGGAAGACGTATTCATGGAACTGCATAGTATCGTAGAACCTGTCAACGTCGAAATACCTACCACAAGTGCAATGATAGAAGACCCTACTACAGATGACACGAATATGCTACTTGCCAAAATTGTACTTGCTGCAAAGGTAGATGCACTCAGAGAAGATATATTTGCAATGTTTGTTGTCATTGTAGAACCAACAAGCGAGGAAAGGTTTACAGAACTCACGGTGATTGTAGATCCTGTAAGTGAGGATATTCCAAGTTGAGAGGTTCGTATAGAGGATGCGACCAGGGAGGATACCGATATACTGCTTATCGTTATGGTACTTGCGGTTAACGAGGATGTACCCAATTGTGTAATAGAACCCGTATTTGCAGTGATCGAGGAGGCGGTTAACGATGACACAAGTATACTACTTGTAACGATTGTACTTGAATTAAAGGTCGACACGTTTAACGAGGACACGTTGAGTGTACTCGTAGTTATGGAGGACGCTGTTAAGGAAGATAAACTAACCGAACTAACAATAATCATCGTAGAACCCGTGAGTGAAGACAAACTCAGGTCACGGGTTGTGATAGAGGACGCGGTAAGCGAAGATAATTGGATACTACTGGTCAATATCGTACTTATTTCGAAGGTGGATACACCCAATGACGAAATTGATCCTTGATTGGATACTATACTGGATGCAGTCAGCGAGGACAATCGTAATGAACTTGCGATCATGGTCGATCCCGAAAGACTCGATGTATCCAATGTAGCAATGAAAAGATACGATCCAACCAGGGAGGATACTTGCAGAGTACTGGCAACTATCGTACTCCCTGTTAGGGTGGATCCTGTCAATGAACTTGTCGTCAACGTAGAGAGGGACATCGTGGATCCAGAGATCGAAGAGATCGATCCTGTGGAAAACGAAAGAGTGGATCCAATCATAGAAGATAGATTTACCACATTCGATGTAATAGAAGATACCGCAAGGGAGGATAGACTGACGATTGTTCCAAATAGAGTCGATACATTCATAGTCGATACACTTGCTGTACTGGCAGTGAGACTGGACGTAGTTGCGTTGGAAGCAGTAATATTTTGTGTAAAAAAACTCGATAACACGAAGGTGGATGCAGTAATGGTACATCCATATAACGAGGAGGCAATAAGAGAAGATGCCGTTAATCCATTGGACACTACCATACTGGACGTTGTTACCGTGGAAGTACGAATGGTATTTGCAGCAATCGTAGACGTAACCAACGTCGAAATTTTAATCACATCCGCCGAAATACTGGAAGTGATCAGTTGTAACGAACGAACGGATACTGCATTTATAGTGGATGCGTTTACGGTAGACGCGCGAACACTACTTGTAGTCACACTCGAGGTATATATAGCATCGGAAGCGACCAATCGACCATTCGTTGATGTAATTAATACACGGTTACTCGATACGGGTTGTTCATTGTCTTGTAATACGTAGGTAGTATTGGCAGAACTATTTGAATAGACACGTATAATTAACGGTCCACTGTTAATGGGTATAATCCCTGTAGAACTCATCTATACTCTCAGGAGATTCAAAATCATATTGTTTTCATACAATATCCAGTTACATTTTATTGTGAAACGTTTTGTATGACTCCTATTTCGATGATTTGTATCGTTAATGAGACGGGTATGCGAATTCCTATGAAATCTTAATTATCCGGAACATTAACAGGATGCCAGCAGGAGGTGGATTATTACAACTTGTTGCGACAGGAAAACAAGACCTTTTTTTAACGGGAAACCCACAAATTAGTTTTTTTAAAACGGTGTATAGGCGTCATACGAACTTTGCAACCGAGGCACAGCCCATGTACTTTGACGGTACCGCCAATTTTGGACAACGCATCACATGTCTCATTCCTCGAAGAGGTGATCTACTGGGCCGTGTCCATTTAGATATAACCTTACCCAGAATATACGATACCAGTGGAAATGTTCTCTCTTATACTAACTCGATCGGTCATGCACTCATTGCTGAAATTACCTTTGAAGTAGGTGAACAAGAAATCGACCGTCAAACAGGTGAATGGATGGAGATTTGGACACAGTTAACGACCCCCGCAGGACAACGGGACGCTCTGAATGAAATGATCGGCCGTTTCGAGCCTTACTATCCACCCAATCTTGTACCAGGTGAGAATTCCGAAGGAATACGACTCTTGATTCCCCTTCAATTCTATTTCTGCCGAAACCCTGGACTCTATTTACCCTTGTTAGCGTTACAGTATCACCCTGTTCGTATTAATATCACACTCCGACCCTTACAACAGCTGTTTTGGATACCTCCTCCACTCACAGTCGATCAAGAAAACTGGAAACCGGCCTGTCAAAATAATGTGGACTGCACCGCACAAATTGTAAATATGATGTTATGGGGCGAATACGTATATTTAGACGTGGAGGAACGTCGCATGTTTGTTAGTACCTCCCATGAATATTTAATTGAACAAGTACAACATACACCTCCCTACAGCCTTACCTCCCAACAGAATACGGCAACCATTTCGGTTGAATTCAACCATCCCATGAAAGAATTCATGTTTGTGGTGCAACGTGATGAAATGATCAATCGAAATGAATGGTTTAATTACAGCAATCGTGCCATTGACGAACCTATTCCCGCCTATGTTGCTACCTACATGAACTCCAATGCGCCAGCCGGTCGTATGGATATGATCGATTCTGCCAAATTACAATTGGATGGATATGATCGATTTATGGCGCGCATTCCTCAATACTTCCGATTGGAGCAACCCTACGATCATCACACTACCACTCCGGTTCAGTCGTTCATTTACAATTATTGCTTTGCCTTACGACCTGAAGATATACAGCCCACAGGAACCATGAATGCAAGCCGTATTGATAGCATTGTTTGGCAAATTCAAATGAATCCTATTCTTACCAATCCACAAATCCCTGCCTGGCAACAACGGGGCAATTGTCACATCGTCGTGTACGGGCATAATTATAATGTCTTCCGTGTGATCAATGGGTTTGGAGGTCTATTATTTACCATTTAAACAGGAACTATATATTGTACGTTGTACGTTGTATTTGATTTTAATTGAGTCAAATACGACCTAAAAAAGTCCTATTACACAGTAATGAGCGCGAGTGTATCCCAAATTGATTATTGGAGAGGAGCCACCTCGAATGCAAACAATGCAGACGGTAGTTCGGGTGCCGTATTTTTATCCTATGACATGTTCTTGGGTCTTTCGGTGCTCGGTGGGTTTTTGGCGTTGGACCATTTGTACCTACGCTCTCCGCTCACCTTTCTGGCCAAACTGTTTGTCAATATCTTCTTTTTTGGTGTATGGTGGTTATACGATGCTTCCCAAGCTATTTTTAATACAGATGTGATAAAAGTGTTTGGAGTAGGTATACCTGGACTCGGCCCAAAAGGTATTGCGGCAGGTGTATTGGCAAATGATGTTCCCGATAAAAAGCATGCCTCCTTTTTCTTCTATGCAGTTGCCTTGATCTTCGGTGGACTCTTTGGCTTAGATTCCTTTCTCGTCGGTGACAAAGAATCCGGTTTTATTCGCCTTGTGAGTCTCCTCACCGTTATTTTTGCAGTGGTGTCTGTCTTCTGGTGGATATATAATATGGTTTTATTCTTCTTCAAGACCAAGGATGTAACGAATGCCTATCCAGAGTATTTCGGATCTCCTTCCACCAGCGCCTATTCCTCCTTTTTTAGGAAATATATATTGCCTCGTATTCCCATTTTAGGGCCGATTCTTAGTACGATTCGGACTGGCCAAACCTCCGTACCTGGCCTACAACCTGTTGCAGGCGCCGTCCAAGCCGTGTCTAAAACCGCAGATACGGCCCTTTCTACCGTCAAACAAGGATTTGAACTTGGTAAAACGGTTGTAGAATCGGGTACCGCATTAGCTGGCCAGGCATTGACAACGGTAGATGAAACCGCAAAAGCTGCCGCTTCTGCCTTCGCACTTGTTCCTTCTGCTGCTTCCTTAAGTGACGGTGTCACCACCGCTGCCCTACAAAAAGCCATGACACAAAAAGGTGGAGGCGTACAGGAAAACAATGATCTCCTCAGCTATGTACTGATGGGTACACTTGGATTCATTGCCGTGTCTGGATTCCTTGGAACATACCTTCGATCTAACAAGAATGGCACACCCTCACGCGATGACTCCCCTCCCGAACCAAGAGTTCTTCGAAAGCCTGATCAAGAAAAACCCACCCGTTCCACATGATCCCATTGTAATTATTAAATTTAGTGCAACTTGGTGTGGCCCTTGTAAACGAATTGATATGAATCTTCTACTTGGACTAAGTGACAAAATTAAATGGTATAGCTGTGATATCGACGAGAATGATTACACTCCAGGATATTGTGGTGTCCGTTCCATTCCCGCCTTTTTAGCCATTGTGAATGGTGCTCCTCAACCGTTGTTTGGTTCTTCAGATACGATGAAGGTAGCCGAGTGGATCAAGGGTGGATTCAAAGCCTAAATGGTTACGATACATCCTCATAAAAATGGGTTTCCTTTTTTATGACGATTTCATTATGACGATTTCATTATGACGATATCCATATAACCTCTGTGTTCTTAGGAAAAGAAGTAACAATGCAAGTTCTTGTGCTCTGGATATTGGACACATCGATGTGCCTGCACCGTTCCGCGTACAAACGGAATCCCCTTACATACATGCTTATTCTTTTTCAATTCCGACACAAAAAAATCCACAAATTGTCCCGTTGTATTCTGACGCTCAGGATGCCACTGTACACCATACACTGGATAGTATATACCTTCTATCGTGGATACATATTCCTGTCCGTTTTCATCGATCGATGTCGTTACCACATGAAAAAAACGTCGCAGATGCGGATTGTCTTCGAATTCCCTTGGTGAAATACCATATTCGTTATTATTGGAGGTCGAAGGATACGCTTCCAAATAATGAAGATACCGTTTCGTAAACGATGCAAACATCCTGGAGTGTCTTCCCTCCTTTGTAATACGTAAGGGCGTGACTCCATGATTTGGATGTCTTTGAAAGGACGGAATGTCACCTATCACATGTAACAGGGATTGAAATCCAAAGCATGTGCCCCAAATAGGAAAATACTCCCCCTTTTGAAAAGACAGCTCTACAAATCGCGTTACCGAGTCAACAAAGGTTTCGTTTTTCAATATATACACGGTTTCTCCTCCTGGAATAAATAGACCATTGATCTGATAAAAGTATACCTCGTGCTCCTTTGTATCATAGGGAATAGGAAGAACACGAACACCACGCTCCTCAAACCAGTCGACATACGCCTTCATGATATGAGAGGTTCCTTGCTTGACCTTTTTTGAATGGGGAATCGTAAGGATACCCACACAGCAGAACGACTGCTTTTTTCTGGTTGACCGTATCACAGACCGCATACTACCTATCCTTCCTCTTTTTAATTAGCAAACAAAAGTCGACCGCGACCTTCTCTTATATCGTACGTGGCCCATCCTTCCGTACATACGAGGAACTCCGATTTTCGTTGTGCTAAAAACGGGTTCGTATCTACATTCGCCAATTCCAGATACAATGTGGGACGATACGCCGTTGACATATTAATGGTTCCTTCAGGCTGTCTGGGAGCAGGATACGTAACACCATATTGTTCTCCTATACTCCATTTCATTTCACCAATGTTCTTTCCACTCGCCTTCTCGTCTTTGACTAACTGACATATCTGTTCCCAAACAAGTGGCTCATGCAAGTTCTCTCGGTCTCTGCCTGCAATGATTAACTTCATAGTATAATAAAAGGACCCATAAGGTGTTGTATAGGGTTGTGTGTCAGAAGGAGGATGGGACTCAAAATAATTATTCGTAAAATCGTCCAAACGGTTTTTGTCGATCGCATTCTGGGTTCGGAAAAACCAAAATACCTTTTCAGTTGGATGTCTTCCATCCAGCCATCGTGTGACCGCTGCCTTTCCTCCTTTGTCCAACGGAATGTAATCCAATTCCCCAAACGTAAAATTGTTTTCAAACTGTTTTCTGAATGGAATCTGAATCACTTTCGATCGTAGTTCTTGTTGTACCTTTGGCGGAACATAATGTTGAAGGGTCGACAGCAAAATAGTAGGCTGACCTATTTCCGACAAAGGCCTGGGCGCAAACGTAATCGTATTTCCATTTTGGTCGACATATTCAAACTGTGGCACATTCCATGGAGCCGGTCGAAATACCGTGGAGTCACTGCATACGACCAAATCTTCCAGTTTTCGTAACGTAATCTTCAATCGATACGTTTGCCAGGGTGTTGCCACTAAAGGAAACCCCGCATCTCCTGGACATTGCATTCCTGGTAAGGGAAGTTTGACACGTAAATGCGCAGGCGTGGCACGAAGTTGAATTCCTCTTGTAGGATTCGCAACGGTTTCCACTAATCCACCCACCGTTTGCTGTAAAAAGGAACTATTGTACGATCCCTCGGATAGTGTCTTCGCCAATAATGCATCCCCACTCCATTCCTGAATTAAAAACTGATCTTGATAAAACTGTATTTTCTCAAATAAAAAATAGCCTACATAATTTACATATCCATACGATATATTTGCCCCTGATGTTGTAATCTCATACAATCCGTTAATAATGTGAGGATCGTACAGCGCTCCTCCCTGTACAAGATATAACTGAGGATACCAGACAGGTAAATCTACCTCTAAGGCACATTCTGTCATAATATCACCATATGGATCAATCTCTACTTCAAAGGTATTTCCAAACTTGGTTTGATTGATCGGTACAATTGTTTTTCGTTCGTATACATGATGCGCCGAAGAATCATATCGAGCGTCATAGGGAAATACACTTTCTTTAGAATCCTTGACAAAATAGGCGTCTTTGACACCTCGGGCAACCAATTCAAAGAGCGCCCCCTGTCCACTGGATGGATTGATGCTCGTCATTCTATCTTATAGCAATGTTTGTAATCCTATTTACGCTCTGTTCTCTCGATAGGCTATGGAGAAAGATAATCAATGGATCCATGTCTGCAATCGATGTATCCATCGTGTACTGCACATATTCGTTACACATTTTATAGGTATTTTTATTCATAGTGGATACTTTTGCAATATCGTTCCATTCGAGAAATTCTACCATATGCAGAAATACATCCCTGTGAAGAGAATGAAAAGGCATTACCTATCTTTCTCTTTCTCTTTTTTCTTTTTTATGTTCTCTGTTCTCTGTTCTCTGTTCTCTGTTCTCTGTTCTCTGTTCTCTGTTCTCTGTTCTCTGTTCTCTGTTCTCTGTTCTCTTTTTTTAAAATTTGATATTTTCTTTGCATTCTATATGATTCAACAATCATGAAGCTACTCATTATCGAAAGTCCAGGAAAACAGAAAACGATTCAAAAGTATCTGGGGGCCGACTGGAAAGTCGTGGCTTCCTTAGGACACATTCGCGGATTGGAACAAAACTTGGATTTTATTCCACGTGATTTTGAACCTCGCTACGAATATCTACAAGAAAAGGCAAAAGCCATTCAAGATCTCAAACAAGCCGCCAAAGGCGCCGATGATGTTTATTTGGCCGCCGACAAAGACTTCGAAGGAGAACAAATCGCGTATTCGGTGTGTTTGTTACTGAAGATGAATCCCTTGACTGCCAAACGTGTTACATTTACTGAAATTACTCAAAAAGCCATTACGCATGCCATTGATCATCCTGGAATCATTGATATGCATAAAGTGAATACGCAACAAACGCGAGCCATTCTGGACATGCTCCTTGGGTTTACAATGAGCCCTTTGCTATGGCGTTATGTAGCACCTTCCCTTTCTGCAGGACGGTGTCAAACCCCCGCTCTTCGTTTGGTGGTAGAAAGAGAACAGCACATCGAATCCTTTCAGCCTACTTCCAGCTGGCGTATTCGCGGCGACTGGCAACATACCCGTGACGTTTCGTTCTCGGCTGTTATGGAAGATGAAGTAGAAGACGACGAGTCTGCCCTACACTATCTGGAAAACATTCACCAGACTACCGATGCCACCCTTCTCTCGAAACAGATTCGTCCCTGGTCCGAGAAAGCACCTGATCCGTTGATTACCAGCACCCTTCAACAACAAGCCAGTGCGCTCTTTCATAGTAATCCGAAAAATACAATGAAAGTTGCACAACGACTGTATGAAGCGGGTCATATTACCTATATGCGAACGGATCAACCTGTTCTGTCCGAAGATGCCGTGAAAGCGGTGAAAGAATGGGTTGCGGAACAATATGGCGACGACTTTGTAGGTGTTGTGAAAGGAAACGCGAAGCGGGCCAAAGAGGCGCCTGAAGGGAAGGCACAAGAAGCCCATGAAGCCATTCGTCCGACTCATATGGAACAGGTGGAACTTCCTGAGGGCGAATGGACAACACTGGATCGAAAGATGTATCACCTGATTTGGCAACGAGCGATTCAATCCGTTATGTCTCCTGCACACGGCGAAGTATGTACGATAAAATTTCAAATCAAGGAGGATGAGTTCCTATGGTCTTCTTCTTGGAAACGTACGCTGTTTGAAGGATGGAAACGAGCGGGAAAAGTCGTGTCGATTGACGAAGAGGCGGATGGGTCCTCGGACCAGGACGAATCGAAAGACGATTGGAATGCTATGATGCGTATGGAAGTAGGAGACGAGGTTCAGTGGAAAGAGATACAAGCGGAACCGAAAGAAACCAAGGCACATGGGCGTTTTACAGAAGCAACCTTAGTACGAGAATTGGAGAAGTTTGGCATTGGTCGTCCTTCTACCTTTGCGTCTCTTCTGTCCGTCCTTCAAGAAAAGGGATACGTCGAAATCCGAGACATTCCTCCAAAGGAAGTGAGTATCAAGGAATATTCATTGAAACCACGTACATGGCCTGCTCAGGAGAAGGTCTATAAAAAGAAGGTGGGAGCGGAAAAGAGTAAGCTGGTACCCACGGATCTGGGTCGGTCCGTTCTGGAATTTATGTTGAAGCACTTTCAAGATCTATTTGAGTATCGATTCACCGCACAGATGGAACAGAGGCTGGACAGAATTGCAGAGGGACAAGAACCATGGAAGAACGTACTGCGCGATATATGGCAATCCTATAAAGATCGATACGAAGACTTACTGTCCAAACCATCCAATGGCATGGGAGGATCCCATCCCAAAGTCAAGGAATTTTCAGGAGGATTAAAAGCCGTTCAATCCAAAAAGGGCCCGCTCCTTCTCATCGAAGGAGACAAGAAAGAAGACACGGTGTTCCTGGGATGGCCCCATGGTGTTTCGTTTGATGCTATCACAGAAGAAGTCGCACGGGCGTTTGAACATGAAGCGACAAAGAAGAAAGAGGGATCGAGGATGGGGGAATGGAAGGGTACACCCATTGTAAAGAAAACAGGGAAGTTTGGAGACTATCTTCAGTGTGGTGATGTACGTATTCCCTTCCAGGAAGGGGAGGACATCGAAAAAACCATGGAACGATTGGAAGCGAAAACGAAGGGAGAGTCAGGAGTCGTGAAACAATTCAAAGAATTCGTGATTCGTACGGGACCGTATGGACCTTATATTATGAAAACATCGTTGAAGAAGGCGTCGTTTGTTTCGTTGCCAAAAGGAGTGGATGCTCAAAAACTAACCGAAAAAGATGTCGATGCCTTGTACAAATCAGGGTTGGAAGCAAAAAAGAAATGGAAGTCGGATAAAAAATAGACAACGTACAGGGGTGGTTATGTATTTTTTAAGGGGCTGGTCATTTAAAACGCTCACATTAAAATGTAAATGCCTTTATTCCATATTCTATTTCATCACATTTATTATAATATTTATAATATACTTTTAATCCATCTTCTATATTATATATGGTAGGAAGGCATAATTCTAATGTTTCCTTTTCTAAATATTGTTGAAAATTATCATAATACGATATATGTTTGATTTTAATTTTTAATTTGCGTTCAAATCCTAACTCATTATTTGTAAATATAATAAAATCCCCTATATTCATATTCGCAAAATCGCCCTTATTTAATCTTCCTTCTACCTTTTTAACTCCACAATGAATAAGAGAAAACCAAGGCTCAGATACGTTTTTTTCATAAATAGACATTTTATAAACATATAATCGGTTATATTTAAGTAGTTTATTTCAATTTTATAATAAATTGTTGGCATTTTAAATGAGAAAAGGTGTAAAGGGTTGGTCTAAAAATAGTTTAATACTTTTGGGAAAAAGCATACGATTACAATGCAAAGTCCAATAATGACAATATACGTTCTCAATTTGTCCTGTTCTGTATATCGTTTGGTCGCGATGTCAAATATTCCCCAGATGGAAATCCACCACAAGGTTCCCAAGAGAGCAAATAGAATCGACATTCGGAGTCTATTATTCCGTTGTATTTTTACACGATGTATCCTATAGTGAATTGTATTTTCAAAATATTTTTGAAATATTCAAAAAATATGATACGACCAAGGCTGGACTCGAACCAACGACCCAGTACTTAACAGGTACTTGCTCTGCCAACTGAGCCACTCAGTCATAGGAGGCACCCCTCCACCCTTTCCGTAGAAAGATCTTTTCGAAATGGAACGCACCCGTTATCATGGTGAGTCCTATCCGGATTTAGACCTATGCGCATTTAAAATGCGCATAGTCGCCGACCCGTGCAGAATAGATAAATAGACTTTTAGGCACAATTTTACTAAAGGTATAATTTGCCTTGCGCTCATTTACATTCTGCACGGGTCTAAAACGACGGTTCTTTCACCGCTTTTTGATACTGGACATAATACGAATAGTGACCATTTGTGGCAAACGGTACACATCGACCATGTACGGATTCTGTAAAAGTGGAGGAAACGATTCGAAGACTGCTATCTTTCTGAAAAAGAACGCCCTGATAATGAACCATGTCCTCGTAATTCTCCACGATATCCATAATCTTTTCTACACCCTGTTTTTCATCATAACGAATCACAATGTACATGTGTTCTTTTAGTTGTTCTTTTTTTAGGTTCTATAGATAGCTCTTTTTCGTTCCTAATGGATTCTTCTTCGTATGCTTTTAAGAAAATACGCGAAACCAACGGTGTTGCACTCTATTATACAAAACCGTCGAAGATAAATACATACCAAAGCGCAGATGAAGTGTTACAAGATTATACTACCATGTTAGATCGCCTTGGAAACAACAAATGGTCCTGGATTATCGATGCAGATGAGTTTGAACTTATGTCCATGTTTGAAAAGAGTGTAGGGCTTGATTTTGCTAAACTGCTAAAGGGCTCACATGGAGAAAACCTTCAAGAGATTCGAATTATTAATCCTACCCTCGGTATTCGAGTGATACTTAAAATGGTACTCGCTGTATTCGATGAAAAGATGCGTAAAAAAATAAAGGTGTGCAGCGATCGATATTATAGTCTTTTGGAGTTTTTGTAGATCGACATATTTACGCTACCATATTTATAAGAACTTTCCACTCTTCTTTTGCTAATGAACTCCAGTCATCATAGTACATATACAGAACGGATACGAGTCCTTTTGGTAAAGAATGCTTATTCATTTTAATATCACAAATCAAATCGCCGACTAACTTGTACCGTTTTGATAGCTCCTCAGGATTCATTCTATCATTTTCAGGACTGTAATCATCTGGATTCCATCGTATAAAATACACTGGAATCCCGCCGAAACTCTGACCTATATTTACCATACGTACCTGTTCGCACTGGCAATTTCTATCTTGATGTTGATGTTCGTCGCATTCTAATATGACAATCTTGTCCCCTATGTCATATACACGGTCTGGACGCTCCAAACCACAAATGCCATGATCTATGATAATATCTGTGCTATCCCCTTTGAGATCACGAGCGTCTAAATATGCCATAAGAGCATTTTGTTTTGCTAAACGAATCTTTGCGAACGATTCAGGATTACAGCATTCGCATTTGTTCTCCTTGTCTAAGATATACATTAGATTACACGCAGAACACGGTTGTTCTACCAGATTTTGTTCGTCGTCTGTTTTATGTGTTTCACAATGTGTAGGAATCCAGTTGGAACCCCATGTCGCAAGTTCTTTACATGATACGCATTTCGCATTCGGGCGAAGTATCATTCCCTTTTGCCGATGTTGGAAACAATGGCTTGGTTTGAATCCTGGTTTTCCGTAGCTAGCACGGGTATTGCATCCATCTTGTTCGCATTGCGTATGCTTCACATCCACCATGTCTGGCGACTTATGATCGAGACAGAAACGACCTTTTCCTCCTTCCATACCAAAGTTTGGCCGACGATTACATCCTTCCGCTTCACATCGCTTCGATACAACATCCACCATGTCTGGCGACTTATGTTCGACACAGAAACGAGCTTTGCCTCCTTCGATACCAAAGACTGGCCGACGATTACATCCTTCCGCTTCACATCGCTTCGATACAACATCCACCATGTCTGGCGACTTATGTTCGACACAGAAACGAGCTTTGCCTCCTTCGATACCAAAGACTGGCTGACGATCACACCCTTGTGTTTTGCATCGCTTCGATACAACATCCACCATGTCTGGTGACTTATGTTCTTTACAGAAACGACCTTTTCCTCCTTCGATATCAAAGTTTGGATTTACTATATTACACTCTTCCTTTTCGCATCGCTTCGATACAACATTCACCATGTCTGGCGACTTATGATCGAGACAGAAACGAGCTTTGCCTCCTTCGATGCCAAAGACGGGATTTACTCTATCACACCCTTTCGATTCGCATCGCTTCGATACAACATTCACCATCTCTGGCGACTTATGTTCTTTACAGAAACGACCTTTTCCTCCTTCGATACCAAAAGTTGGATTTACTCGATTACATCCTTCCGCT